CTGCAATATTTTAATACCGTCTTCAATTTCTTTGATACATCGCAGGATCCGTTCAATCCTTTGATCAAACGTGAAACCAATATCATCTCGTACATGTAGGACATAAAAATACGCCTCATTACGTTTTTCTTCGCTACCTAAAACATAAGAAGCGTCTCCATATGTACGAATCGTCTTCATTCTACCATTAACATCAGCAATTGAATCATCTACTAAATTTATGGTTTGAGTTACACGCTCTTCGTATCTGGTAAGAATTTTCTTACCTTCCTTACTTAATAAATTCTTGTATGGCATTTTCATTGTATATCTCCTCCTTAAGATAAATTATTGAAACCGTTTACAACAACAGATCACATATTGCTCTGTACTATACCTCAATGCCTCCAGCTTATATAGATCTACAATTTCTTTACTCAAACGATCATATTGAGCCTCTATGGTATCTTCTAGTAAAGGGTCAGCATACATTTGTTCAACGAATGCCTCTTGAAGATCTTTGCAACCTTGAATTGCATTCTCGATTTTTTCTTTCCATGGATCCAGTTTCGCACAAAGAAAATTTTCTAAATGCTTTGCCTCCTTTACAATATCATTCGAAGTTCCATTATCTAAACAAAACTGAAACTCCGGAAGCTGTCTGTCAATCGTACGTCTTACTTTTCGAATCTCCCGATTGACAATTTTTTGAAGTGTTTTCGTCGGTGACTTCTGGGATAATATCATTTTCATTCCTCCTCTTCTTTTAATGCCATTTTTATAAATTCAACAGTGTCGTCACAAAGTGTTAGTAGATAACTCTTCATACCTTGAATCCGGGCATGAAGTTTGAATATGTGATCTGATGATTCCAGGCATTTCTCCAATTCGGAATCCTTTTCACGAGCATCCTTATATGTGGTCCGAAGATCTGCGATGGCATTTCGTATAAGTGGGTACAGATTGTTAACTCCACTGCATATACTTTTTCGAATTTCATCACCATACTCCTCTAAACTTTTTACTACCTTCTCATTAAATGAAAGATTTGAGCTTTCATATTTAGAAAGCATCGTGATGGTAAATCCTTCCGGGTCATCAATCGTTAAGTACATATCCATCATTGTTATGAGAAGTTCTTCTGTCGTGGTAACTAAGTTACCGATTGATTGGTCGACGGTCGTCTCAACCTTCTTGTATTTTTCAATCACTACATTATTCCTCCTTTTCGTATTCATGTGATCAAAGAAATAATATATAGGTATAAATTGGGAAGTAAACCTACTCGGTTTACTTCCCATTTTCTTATTTCTTCGGATAGTCATTACAGATAAGTGCTTTCCAAGTCTTTGTCCCACACTCACCTTTACCCTTGATTCCATAGTAAGACTGTACAAAAGCAACCGCAGTTACCGTATCCTTGTCATAAGAACCAGTAATGCTAATAGTACGTTTGAACTTCGTTACAAGAATTTCCTGTAAAAGTCGTACCAGGGAACCAGATTTACCAGGTTTCAGTTTTACATACGCTTTTTCAGTAGCGTTGTTCCACTTGCCATTTACATCCAATTTTTTATTATTGGATACATTCAGCTGATACTGGTATTTTGCAACCCAGTTGTCTGGAATCTCGTGATAGTCTTCCTTCTTGATTTTCTTACGTGTTGCAGCATTTAACTGACCATTAGCTTCCAATCCATGATAGGTCTGGAAATCTACAACAGCTTCCAAAAGTGCCTGATCAAAGTTTCCAGTAACGGTTACTTTTTCATACTTCCAAGTATTCTTGAGCATCCTCTGATATGCCTTAACAACCTTACTTCCCTTTACCCCATACTTATAGTTGGATGTCGTGGTTTCGGTTGCTGGTTTGTTTGTATCATTTGCCTTTTCGGTTGCTTCTGCAGCAGCTTTCAGTTTTGTCTTTGTGGTACTGTCATATTTACCAGTTACATTTAATCCAGCTTTTTTCTGGAATGCTTTTACTGCTGCTTCCGTACCAGATCCAAAGTCACCGTCCGCTCCAGCTGCGCCTACACTATATCCTGCCTTTAAAAGCAGTAACTGCATCGCACGAACTTCTTCACCACTATCTCCATTCTGTAAATAACCACGATTAAATGGTTTCTCCAGTATTGCTCTGGATACTGGACCATACTCTCCATCTGCAGTAATGTTATGGTTTGCCTGGAACTGTTTCAGAGCTTCATAAGTAGAACTTCCAAAATCTCCATCTGCTCCATAATCACCTAAGTCGTAACCACGAGTGAGAAGAAGCTCCTGCATTTTCTTAACTTCGGCTCCACTATCTCCTCTACGAAGAACGACAGTTCCCGTATTTGCTGGAGCATTTGTGGAACTTCCATCTTCCCAAAGTGGTCTACCATAGCCTGCGATATTATAATAACTTCTGGAATAAGATTTCTGACGAGTACATCCACCATTGGCAATCACACCAGATGCAGAGGATGTGTTTCCTTCAATTGTATAAACCGTGGAAGAAGTTACTCGTAAGACAAGTCCCGTGTGGCAAATTCCAGAAGAGTTCTTGAAGAAAATCTGATCTCCTGGAAGTGGTGTTCCGTTTGGTTCAATCCAATGTCCACTACCAAGCTTCTTATACATGTTTGCAGAACTTGGGGTATATGCACTCATACCACCAAGCGCTTTTGTCGCACGTTTATATGCAGCAGCATCTCCACCCGCACACTCTATGAAGCAGTAGTCTACAAAGCCGTCACACCATGGCTGTGCCTGATAATTACCGTATCCAAGACGGTTTAAGGCTACCCAGAACCAAGTATAGTTGTTGTATCCTGCGTTCCAGGTTTTGTTCTTTAACTGCGCATCTGTACCACCAGAAGCCTTCTCATAATAATTATCCCAAGAAAGTGCAACCTTCAGTACATTTTCAGCTGTTAATTTTGCCATAATACAACCTCCTTTCTAGGTTTATAATATTGTGAAGGAAAATAATTAGGAGATACTCTCATACGGAGTATCTCCTAATTATATAGTATTTATTTGATGTCATAAATGAAATGAGGTGAGAATATGTCTGATTCAGCAACTTTACGACGAATTGGAAACCGGACTATTATTCCGATGGTTCCATTAGTAAGTAGAGAAGCCGAAAGACAAGCTAATGAAATTATTCGGGATTTATTAGCAACTTTGTCAAACGGCAGATCTGCTTACAATCAGTATGTGGAAGATACTCTCTATGATGGAGAGGCATTCTTCACGTACTGAGAAGTATGGGGAGTCATTCTACTCCTCGTATTTTTTTATTCTCACCTCTAGTAAATTGTATTTTCTGTATTGATATATCATTTTCTTGAATTTATAAGAAAGGAGGTGAGAATATGAGTACATACACTTTGCATCAATTACCCATAATACTTCGTTATGTCAACGCAAGCGACGCCCCGAAAGTGTTACGGAAAATTGAGTCTGAATATCGCAAGGGAGTTGATTCTTACAATCAATTCCTAGATAAGTGTCGGAACGCTACTGGCGATGCGTATCCGTCTTACCTAAATTAAGAATATGGGGAGTACAATGACTCCCCATATTTTTTTATTCTCACCTCTAGTAAATTGTATTTTCTGTATTAATATATCATTTCCTTGAATTTATAAGAAAGGAGGTGAGAATATGAGTGTTTCACATAAAGTTCTTATGAATGGGATTCGTAAATCTCTCATGAATAAGAATCCATATAAATGTATGAAAGTCGCGCAACGGCTTTCTCATTCTTGCAAGCAACAAGGGATAAATGAAACGATTCGTTTAGCGGACGAATATCTGGAATCTCATTCATCCGATGCTTGTCTGTCCTATTAATCTCAATATCTCAATATGGGGAGTAGTTATGCTCCCCATATTTTTTTATTCTCACCTCTACTTTTTTGTACCCAAAAAAATAAAAAAGTAAGGGAGGAAATACATCCTCCCTTAACCTTACTGAACTTCTGGGCTTATCAACAAGTTCATTGCTTTTGCAAATCCATTGTCGATAGTAGGATCGCCGACTGTATATGGAATATCGGCAGTTACCCGTTCCAAATCAAAATTTTCTACATCCAATCCATATTTATCCCAGTTGATATTATAATCTTTCTCTGTTAAAAGATCAACACTATCATCGTCACTCATACGATATGGCAATGGAATAATGTTATCCTCTCCCATACAACGTTCCAGAATGTATATCGAACAATTCTTACGTTTCTCCTCTAATTCGGGTATTTCCTGTAACAACTGGTGAACAGCAGGAAGTTCGATCTCCATTTCTTCTGAGGCTAATGTATAGAGGCTTAACGTGTGCATCATACCAGAAAAATTGACATTGGTATGAATCAGACCATCGTTTGGATTTTTCTCTGTTTGAATATCCACTGAGGTGTAATCTACGGTTGGTTCTACCGCATAAGCGTGCACTAGATGATGGATCATCTTACCATTGGTATCGAGTGGAATCATAACCAGTTTTTTCGGACTATCCGTCGGGATCCTAGAAAAATTTCCCAATTTCTTAATATCACGATAGTCATAAATAACTGCATTATTTTCTTTATCATAGTCTCCAAAGATAAAATACGGATAAGGATCTCTTGGAAGATCCTTAATCTCTTGGTAATTGTCATCTGCATACGTAGCGGGATAATATGGAAGATCCATATAGAAATGCTTCTCAAATGGAATCGGAACTTTGATTGGAGCTGCCTGAAGATTATAACGATATATGAAATGAATCTCCATATGACGTTTCATTCGACGTTCCGTTCCTTTGTAATATAGAAGCGCTTCTTCGACAGAACTCTTACTAAATCCGTACTGTCTCCAATAATTCGGAGATTGGTTTAAGATAGCCGATCTAGTTTCATAACGAATCAGCAAATCTCGGTACCGAAGTAAGGTCATAACCATCACCTTTAACTTCCATTTGTATTTGACTGTCGTATCGGCGCATCCTGTCATAATACGTTCCACTTCACGCATTACGTTTAATAAAGCACATTCCACGACTTCTCGGTCAGAATCCAGTTGCCCTTCGTTAAACGCATTATAAAAACAACGATCGATCAAATCAGACGCATGATAGTACAAATCCTTGAGATCTCTGGTTTCTTGGGTATCCTTTAACCCATCCAGTCCAAACCATTTTGGATTTACTTTGTCGGATTTTACGAGTCGATCATCCATCAATAATAAATCTGTCACTTTTTTTACGGTGTTTTCCATCTGTACAGAAAACTGAAAATTGTCTAAATTACCCATGTTTTTATCCTCCTTTTGATCATGGTTTTCTTTACAAGAAAATAATATATATCTGAATGGAAATTCCAGATTCCATTCAGATATATTTAATGTATGAATGTGATGAAGTATTTGTATGTGGTAACAAAAGATGAAGCTCTATTTGTTAGCTAATATGTCCAAAATGTACGAAAGAAGATACATAGTTGTTAAAATTTAAAAAAAAATAACAAAGGAAATACTTCACATCTCATTCTTTGTTATTTTGTTATAGCGGTAATAAAAAAAGAACCGACTACTGCGGGAAAACAGTGTCGGTTCTTTTTATTATTTATACTCCCCTTGATAAATGGTTTTCGTTAGAATAACCTTTTATCGTAAATCATACGTATACACCTGTTTCGAAAGTTTTCGTATAACAGGTTCGATTCGCTCATACATTTGAACACACTTCCGAAATCCAGTATCTACGATATAATAGAAGAGCGTTTCCCGTTCTTTTCCTTCTTCATCAATATATGGACGAAGACGACCCATAACCTGTTCCATGTTGATTGCGGATCCGATTGGTTCTGTCACAATAAGAACTCGTATTCCTTTGATATCAGCTCCAGTACCCATCATTTTATACGTACAAGATATACAATCCGAATCTTCCATTTCTTCATGTGATGCATTGTGTTTCGAGTGCACGACAATGGTGTCCCATTTCGGGTACCAACTCTCTACTTCATCCGCGATCAATTCCGTAGTTTTTTGAAGTCCGGATAACACCAAACGAATTCCATCCACCTCTTTGCATTGTTTTAAAATTCGATGGACCGTATTTAGCATAACATCCTTGTCTTGTAAAAATTCATACGTCATGTAATTTACGGCAGAATATCCATAAGAATTGGAGTATTGTACAAATCGTTTGTCCTTATTCTCTGGATGAGAGTCAATGAAAACGATAAAGGAGATTGTATGTCGATACCGTTCAATCTTATTTCCAAATCGATAAACGGTAGAGTACGCTTTTTTGTAAATAATATTTTGCTGAATATCAGAACGACCGTAGGTTGCAGTTAAATACCAGGTAAAAGGCACATCTGAAAAGAAATCTAATTTTAACGCATTTTCAAAATAAAGATGTGTTTCATCTAAAATTTTTAAGGAAACTCGAAGTTTCTCGAAAAACTTTGTCAACGTCACCCACCCATCAATCGATGCAAACGACGCCAAAGTCTGGTGTGTAGTGATAAAGAAATCATAAGCCACTGGATTTAAGCATCCATCAATCAATGTTTCAATCATTCTTGATCCTGTAATAAATAACACTCGATCCATATCAATGTCTGTAAATTTATCAATCCCAGTCATCCATTGGTTTAAAATCTTTTTCGAATGGCATATAATAATGGATCTCAATTTATTGGTAACCATGGAGTTGATTGAGCAATATGTTTTTCCAGTTCCAGTTGGCATATTTAAACCAAGTTGCGGTGGACATCCCTGTGGATTTTCATACAACCCAGAACCTGTTAGAAATGCGATTGCATCTTCTTGCATTTCATTTCTAGGATCTACTGTCATTGCTACATTCTCTAGCTTCGAAACTGGCTGACGGCATTTCATGTAAATGGCTTGTGATTTCGCATATCGCTCTAATATTGCGATATCGAATCCTCTTGGTAAATATAGCTTATCATATCCTTCATCGATATAGTAACCGATCGGGAGTAAACAATGCCGACTTTTGTCTTTTTTCGACATCATAAGCTCAACTTCTGGCCAATCACCAAACCGATAATTTGTAACTTCAATATGAGTCATATAGACTAATATCTCATGTTTTTCCATTTGGTTCATCCTTTCTCAAAAAATACAGGTGCTAAATTAGCACCTGTATCTTGATTTTGTTATTTAATAGTCTCCTCCACGGAAAGATCCATACACAGAACCCATGGATCCGTAAGCGGGGTTCTTTGAAGTTTTTCCGCTGCCTTTAAAACTTCCAGATTTTCCAGGTTTGGTACTTGCGGATTTCTTCGCAATGTATTCCAAAGCCATTGCGAGAATTTTTACAGTATCCTCTGTAGAAAAATCTTTACACATTTTCATTACCTGTACATGCACATCCAATGAAGCTTCCGGTGTAGTCTGCACATAATCCGCTATTGTTTTCGCAGCCTCAGACAGAAGTTTGTTTTTCTTTGTTGCTAAATCATTGACAATTGTTGTTGCTTCGATACTATTCATAATAGTATACCTCCTTTGTTATTTTTATTTATATGAAAGCGTTACGCTATCATAACTTTTTTAGGAAATCCTAAGGTATCACCCAGCATTTTATGCTGATCGGTGACATTCGAATCCCATTCATTTTCGGAGTCCAGTACTAATTCCAATCCACGCAAACGATATGTCGAAGACGCAGTTAAATCAAAATGAATCTGCTCCTGAATTGCTTCCTCGATACTGGAAATGGATGGGACTTTGATCTCTCGATTAAATAATATATGCATATCTGGATATTCTCGTTTTAAATATGCAAGGGTTACCAGATTACAAATATCCTGTAATTGGGTGTCATAGATCTTAGAAATTGGATCCCCTTCACTCATTACTTTAATTCGTATTGACATCTGTAAACGAAATAGTTTGCGATTCTTTGGAATTAGCATACTATAGTAAGTTTCCATCATACGAGATTGTGGAGACAACTGCGTTCCTCGATGTATGATATCAAGCTGGTTTCCATTTCTGGAAACCAACTCCATGAATTTCTTACTCCTAGATACAAATCCAATTTGAAAGCCAGTAAGTTGGCTTTTCCATTTTGACGCTCCTACAAACTGAACAAGTTCTTCGACTGTTTGTCTGTATGTCGGATCGTCAATGCAAATCCGTGCCATGTTCTTTGGGCCACCATCCGCAATAGATGGTTTGATGTACTTGTCAAGAAGTCCCATCTTATTTCCTCCTTTGTAAAATCCTATTTCTCAGAAGAATTAAATTCCTCAGCTAAATTATCTGGATCGTCTTCCGAAACAGATAAAATCTCAACTGATTTAGAGTCATCATCTTCTTCTGGAGAGATGAGAGCGAGTGCTTTTACACGCTCATCATCTACACATCCTGGTATCAAACCTCGAAATTCCGTATAAATATCATCTGGCATATGCCCGATCATATCTCTGGAATCGGTATAGATTAAGGCATGATAAGAACCATTTGCATCTGGAGTTTTGTTAGCCGTGATGATGTATGCATCTCGATCCATCAATTCTCTCCATTTATGAAAATATGGAACGCTCATCTTGGTATCATTAAGAAGAGCTGATCGCATATTCGCAACTTGATGCTGGGTATCCACAATTGGTAAATTCGAAACGCTCATCATGATTTCGCGAAGTTCTGCTTTTACCATTTTCTTCAAAGCATCATCTTTCACTTTGATGATTGGTAAAACCATAGACGAACCTGCGGAAAGTAATTCTCGAATTCGATCGTTAGCAGGTTCTTGATTATCGCTCACCAGTTTTATCATGGCTCTCAAATTCATATTTCGAATTTGATCCACACTACAGCGGTCCAACATCTCTCGATCAATTGTTGATACCTGTACTCTGGTTCCATCAAACCAAAAGTAAGGATAATGTACTCCTTGAGTTCTCAAAACCGGATCTTCTGAATAAATCCAAACAGCATTGGTACTAAGATCAATATATCCTTTCTCTTTCTGATAGTAATCTTCTCCTAATGCTAACATATCTGCAGGTCTATTAAAATCCACAACTCCTACAACACTGAGTGTACGAATGGAATCCAGCCGCAGATTCATGTCTTTTAAGATTTCTCCAAATGTGTACGTCATTTCGTTATCCTCTCTTTCATATAAATAATATATTAACTCAAACCCTCTTTGATTCAGTCGTAGACCAAAATCGATTTAGGTTGAATTGTCTACAAATATCTATAACCGTTGCCGGAATATATGTTGTGATCGATTCCGTTTCTAAAATATCCTCACTCGTATAACGGATGTTTCGGTCGCTTGCGAACGTATGAAATTCTTCTTCACTAATGTTAAATGATTTTAACGCCTGTAAAAACACGGGTCTTTCCCAATACTCAAACTGAACTTCCCGGTTTACTCTTCCGCTACGAATAAGTGCTGGGTCTAAGTGTTCTAAGTGATTCGTTGTCATGATGACAATGCTACCGTCACCTATATTATCCAAGAAATCTAAAATCATTGGAAGAATGATACGTTCATCTTTTTTCCCTTCTCGTTTGTCTCGGTTATATGTATACATATCGATTTCATCAATCAGAAAAATACGACCACCTAATCCATTTCTGGAAATATCTAGGAGGGGCAACCCTCGTTCCGTATATGTGGTAAAGAAGCTTGGATCAATGCGAACCACTCCAATCTCTAATTCTGTTGCAAGTGCTGCTACCAATGAATTTTTACCAGTCCCGGGTTTTCCATGTAATAGCATATTATAATGATACACTTCCCCGATAGATTGATAAAATTCTTTTGTAGCGGGATCTCTAAATTTTTGCAAAGTTTCTAAAATATCATTTCCCATCTGTTTCTTTAAAAAGACACTGGATATTTTCCGCCCTGTCATCACACGACTCTCATCATCTGCACCATTTCCTCGTATGGTAGTCATATAGTACACATACTTACTTGGACGAAATCCACAACTATAAATGGACTTTCTACTTAATTCACAAATCTTATCGTTAAACTTTCTAGCAAACACATCATGTTTGCGCCCAATAAATACGACACGATAATGTCGATTCATAGAATTTGAATCCAGTTTATCTTCGACTTCAATACAAGCGAATAGCCCCTTTATATATTTTACCGGCACACAGAAAGTAGTACCGCTGATATTATAATAGGTAATATTCGAAACATCGCTATCAATTCCATGGAATTGATAGACGGATTCTGGATAATACTTTTCAATTAATTTTCCAATCATTAAATCATAAACTGCTTGCTGAGAATTTCGATAAAAATTTGTCAATGTAGCAAAGCAGGTATAATTTAATTCGGTATAATAATGCTGTAACAATGAATTCCATAAAAAGTGTGGAATGTTTCCAAGTGACAGTGGTAAGGATTTAAATTTCGGATCTCGTTTTTCAGAATCCTCTGGTACCGCATCACAAGTATCTGGTCTGAATTCATAACCATTATTCATAGTAAGTAACTCTCCTTTGTGTTAAATATTTGGAATCTCCTGATTTCCAGTTACCGGCTTTGTCCCACTATCTGGTGACACATCGGCTGGTTGTTGAATTGGAGTTCCAAAACTAATCTCTTCTCCTCGTCCAGATTCTTTAAATGTCGAATAGAAACTTTCGGTTTCCATAAGATGGAATGCTAAGTCAATTAGATTGATATGTTGTAAGGTATCCAAGAAAAATTCCATCTCTTCATAAGTAAGATACGTAAAATATTCTGGACGATTAAATGCCATATAGCAGCCTTCATAAAACTGCATACGATTTTCTTCATCTTGTACCACACAAGGATGAAGAATAATAATCTTGTCATTCCCAATTGGAATAATCTTCTCATGGTTCTGTGCGAGCACACGGTCAACAACGAGTTCCCCATTCTCATATTGATAAAACAACTTTTTCTCGCTTTGAAATTCTAATAATAATGCCCGCAAATTTTTCTTTAATAAAAAGAGTCCTTTTTGATTCATGGACATCTGATAATTGGCATCATAAACATCACTTTTTCTCCTTTCCTTTCGATTTGAGATGTCAAGCGTCAAAAAGGGGCGTGGATTCATGCGAATATATTGATTTCCATGATAGGAAAACTTTCGCACTACTTCATCCGCGCCCCATTTCATATTTTTATTTTGAAGCTTTTCATAACTATTTTCTTCTAACACGATCCCCATTTTGATCGATAGTGAGTGATGAATACGGACCAACTCTACGGTTGCCTTATACATAAAGATCACCACCTTTAATATCTTTGTGAATGAAATATTAGTATCTTACCGGAGAGATAATATATCCTTTCCGGTAAGATACCAATTAGGATTTAGTCATCCACATCATTTTGATGACTGGATAAAACTGTCATGAGCAAATTTAAAAATGGGGAAGACTCGATCTTTATTTCCCGAGATGGTGTTTCTTGTTTCTCTTGTTTATCCGAATCTTGTTTTCGGGTATGTTCTTGAATACTCTTACTTAACGCTTCCCAACTTTCTGGAATTTCTGTTGGTTCTATTGATACCGGCAGAATTCGAACAGTTTCTTTATCAGAGCCATTTCCGACATCCATTCCCAACAGTTCTTTTGGAAAATCCATGTTTTTAGTAAAGCGTTTTAAAAGTTCGTCAATTGTTAATTTCCCTGATTTTTCTTCTTTCTCACTAGACGCTTCTTTTGGAATTTTGGTATTCTTGACGGCGGTTTTATCTACCATAAGTTCGGAGTTTTGATCCAGATCTGCTTCGCTTGCAACATCTAAAATCAAGGGACCCCGGCAATACGCCTTTTGAATATTTTTAACAATTTCACTCCATACCTGGGTAATCCGTTCATCTGAAACCTTCTTCTCTAAAAGTTTCATCTCCAAAGTATTCATTGCATCATACACAGACTCCAAACAATCATCGAGATCCGTATCTTTTTGTAAATCCCGATAATCGTTTAAAGCATTTTTAATTGCAGCTTCTGAATGCTCTAATAAGAATTGCTGATACCCGGCGAAATAGTCCTCTGTATTGTGTGACGTATCCTCATCCTTGTCAGTTTGAGGTAAGCGTACAAATTCAGTAGTATTTTTTATAGTAAATGGAATCTTCATTCCATTTACACGCAGTGGTTCATATGTATCTGTACCAGACACTGACTCATAGATCTGTGGATACACTATCGTAATACCCTTATCGACGATTCGAATTTCTTTACAGGGAATCAGATTAAATTGAATCACGATAAACATAAATTCATTGAAATCTTCATAATATGGATAAATGTATTGATATTTGTTTCGAGCAATCGCGGAAACTCCATACTGTAACATCGTTTCTATCAGCTCTTCTTTATGCTTAATGCCCCAGGAGATGGTTGCAGTTACCAATGCTTCTTCTGCTTTTTGGATAACCGGTTCCATATTGGATTCCTTTGCGGGATGTCCATTTGTGTAATACAGAGTCTCATCCCCACTTATCATATAATAACTTTCCATCATCATTCTTCCTCCTCTTCATCATCTATATCCTTAGACGTGTTTCGTTCATATGATTTATTCTGTATTTCCGTACTTACAAAATTCATTACAAGTCGAATCATATCTTCCGGAATCCGATTGTCTTCCAAATCGGTTATCAACGTCTGGAAATCTTCTCGAATTCTATACATCAGTTCATCGGACCGATATGTCAAACAGCGTAACACCGTTTCGTTATATTTTCTTTCAAACACCTCTAAAAGTTCATTTTCTAATTCTGGTATGTAAAAATTTCCCATAATCGTAGCTGCTAAATCACGTTCCTCTTTATTCACATGAACGCCAGTTACATGATGAAATCCATCATTCTCATAAGAAGTAAACTCCAGTGCTTCAAAAGCCCGAAGTTTTTTCCAGTCTCGAGTTTGATCCGTTATCGTATCTGAACTAACGTCTTTGCTACTCCTAGTATACGGTCTCCCGATATTCAAGAAACCGGTTTCCGTAATATAGATTCCTTCAAACGGCTTCCAATGAAACTGCATATAGAGAATTCCTTTCTCTCGAAGAATATCAAGAGACGTTGGGACTCCATAATACGTATATTGTACCATTCCAAGATATTCCATTCCAGTAATCGCGGACTGACAAATATGCGTAATTTGATAAACTTCTTGCAGTTCTACCCTTTGAATGATCTGAATCAGCTGCTTTGCCTGATTCTCCAGTTCTTTAATATAATTGATACCTAAACTGGTTTTGTTATCTTCACACTCTACACGATAATTAAAGTAGGTGTTGTGAAATAGTAATTTGCTATAATCAGTACCTTTACTCATGGCAGTATTCCCCTTTCTTTTAAAAACGGCGTTAAATACACAGTCGCAAATGCCCGTACCGGAAATCTCTCATCTCCACTCATAGGAGCACTCTCATACCAGGTCATATAAATTCCCTTTTCAAAAACTTCCTCAAAAATATTTATAAGTACTGGTTTACACGACTCCAACACCATGGTACGAAAACCTGTATAAATTCCCATTTCATTCCAGCGCCTCTGAAAACACAATACATGGTATTCTTCCTGGCTGGTTACTTTGTAATTATCCAACCGATTGAAGAGCAGAAACTCATTCATTGATCTCGCTGTTTTATAATCTGATTTCTCATGATATAACGCATCTTCAAAATCAACATCTGACATTCGAGATGGATAATCATCTCGATACATCACATGTGCATCAATATATTTTCGAAGTGCCAGTTTGTTTAAATATTTCCCAATCATTTCCTTTCTCCTTTGAAAAAGACAAGCAGATTACTCTGCTTGTCTTGCTTTAGCAGCTTCTTTGGTTGCCTTTCTTGATTTCTTTCTTGCTTCTTCGGCTTCCCCATTGTCATCGTCGTTGTAATAATCCATAGTATCGACAACCAGTCCAAGTTGTCCTTCTTTGGAAGTGCCGTAACAATGAACCAATTCATTTGCCTGCTGAAGCTGATAAAGAGCATTGTAATAATCCTCTTCTTTCTCAAACTGCATCATAATATAAATTTTGCCTTTTGATGCATAATACTCCTGTAAATCATGCTGTAAATTCCAGAAGAAATTACCAGTCTCCATAGAATCATCAAAGTACAATCCTTTGATTTTACCCCACGGGGAAAGTAATCCATTACGTCCCGGATCTGAATTACCACACACTAAAATATCAATGTTCCCAATAAATGATGGATGAATAGAACGATAACGAACACCAACGTTATTGCCATTCTTATTGCCTAGCGATTGGGGACCTTTGGTGGTAAACTTAAACTTCTTAAAGAAATTTAAATCATTTACGGAATCATCGAAACTCAGAAGTCCGGACTGGAATAATTTTGTAATCAGCATATCTCCAGGCCACTTAAACATTTCTTTGAAATTTTCAATGCTTGCTTTATCTCCAAGAGACATCAATCGACTCAGTCTCTTAGAAAACTCTAAGGTTAATAAAGAAGAGCACGTCTCATTGCAACGCAATCTCTTATTATCCAAAGAGAGATTGTCCTTCAGTCGAAGTGTCGTATATTCCTGACAAATCCAACGAAGAACGGTATAAATATCTTTCTTGTGATATTCATACAAATACAAAATACGAGCGGTTGTATCATCCAGAAGACGATTAAAGAATTTTAACGTATCTTTTCCTTTGTCATAGTTTGGTGGATTGGAAATACGTTTTACCCACTGCTTTCCATCCTCCAATTGACCAATGGATGTACGGTTGGTAGCAACGGTCATAATACCACCAACAACCGACTGTATGTAAGGATACTTTTCAAACGTAAACTTTAAGACTTTCAAGTAACAATGACTGGAAATCTTAAAGTACAGATAATCGGGATCTGGATCTTCCGGATATGATTCGATTGCTTCAATGGTATCTTGCACCTGTAATTCATTTAACGCAACATCAAATCCTTTACTCATATAGAATAAAATGACTGGAATTTCTTTTTTGAAAACATAGATGTAGTATACCGGGACATGATAACTCTGTCCTTCGACATCTGCCATTAACTGCTCTTTTTTCACTGCCGCTGCGCCTGGATCTTCCTCTACAAGAGGTTCCAGAGCATCTGTAATTTCAACTGGAACTTCCAGATTCATTACAGGAGAAATGTTAACAGGTGTTCGTTTCACCGATACTGGCATTAAGCTTTTCAAAGTAACAGACTGACTAGACGTATAGGTAGATTTTTCTACCATCTGGTAAATCAGATAGTATTTCTTTCCTTTAATATACAAATACCCATCTTCATCTTGTAACGGGATTAGCATGGCTTTGGTAAACGGATAGACATGCTCAAACGTTTCTCCCGTGTCTGGATTTTTCTCTTTTACCGTGATCTCAATCTTGGTTGTCAGCTTGCCATATCGATCATCATTTACGTATTTATAATCAAAGCGCTCATTTTTCTTACGCTTCTTTTCACGCTTAAAGATATGCTTGTTGATCTCAATTGCAGATTCTTCTTCGGTATAATCAAAACCTACAATCTTAATATTTGGAATAACTTCCAAGGATCTCCAAGATTCTTTCACAAACTCCACAAGAGGTAAGTCTGCCGATTTTGTCATTAACGCGTGATTCAAGTTTTCCTCAAATACACAATCCTTTGTGTATTCAGGTAAATATTTTCTCATAGCATCATTCTCCTTCAGTTTTCATGGTTTCCAAAGATGAACATACCATCTTCATACTCGTCCCAGTCCAGTGCAATCGTTCCAAGATAATGTGGGTATTTTCGAAGCATCGTACTGACGTCTGCATATAAATTATGAAGTTTTTGTAAGTAAACCTGATATTCCGTTCTATTTACAGCTGGTAAAGTTTTATAAGAGGGAAACTTGGTATAGGTACAAACCAAAGACTCATAAATCCGATGAGACTGATGACACATTTTCTCATACTCTAAAAACGTATCCATAGGAACTAGGAATCGATCTTTTGCGGAATAGGTTCCATATGGAGCAATTTCTATATGTTTCGTTGGGGCGAGTTCTTTCCACCCATCATCTGGGCGATAATAACGTGCGTCACCGATGTGGTCAGTGACTTTTAAAATTTCTTTATTTGGATTTTCCTCCAGCAAGTTACGCAATTTGTTAGCAATCTCAATTGCATCTTTCAATTGCTTTTCATCCAAATAATGCTCCCTATTCAATTCATTTTCTCGTACTTTTAGATCCTGGTAGGTATACCATTGAATTGGAACAAGAAGTTCTGGGATACTTCGATCATTTTGTAGGACCAAACCTACACGAATCGCATAATCTAACGTATTATAGATGCGATATTGTTTTGTATTACCATCGTGATCGTTGCTCGTAAGATCTAAGTACGGCAACTCGATGCAGGTAGCTTCATTCATTTTGATACCTCCTTTTTTATAATTTTTTGTCCTTTATAAAATGATACCTTATCCCTTCAGAAAAATAATATATGGTTAAAGAAGAAAACCAAGTTTCCCTGGTTTTCTTCTTTCAAGATTAAAGTTCGCTCATAATATAAGAGACAAATAAAATTGCAGATGGATCGACGTCTTTCGTACGAGTCATTGCGACAGAATATCCATCAATAGATTTCATCATTCCAACCTGTTTAATAAAGATATACTTATCAATACTAAACAAAGCTTCTTTAAACGTTTCACTACTTTGAGCTAATTTTTTGATATATGGTGCTAACAGTTTACAGTTTTCAAGATTCAACGACCGGGTTTTGATATAGGAATTATAGGTATTCATCGTTGCCTTTACGCTATCCGGAATAGTATTCGTATACTGAGTAAGAATTCCACAGATTTCATTGGAAGTTGGAATCTCCAGGTAAACTTTCGGATTTGCTGGATTAATAGATAATTTATATACTTCTTCAACTGGTTGAAAATTAGGTTTTATCACATCTATTATATCATACTGCGTTGTAGTGATCGGTTTATTATCATCGCTGCAAATGCTATAAAGTAATGCTACCAACATTCGATCATAATTTGGTTCCGTTGATACTCGATGCCCAATAAACGTCTTCACATAATGTTCGTTGATGGTTGGAAAATCTTTTAAGGTGTGCCCCATACAATATTCACCACCACATAGATGATACTTATGAAGATACTCTGCAAATTTCTTACTTGGGATTACCTTAGTGATATCTTCAAATGGGTTACTCTTGGTATTATAACGGTAAAGAAATAATTCATAAATTAATTCAACCGCAACTCGTTCACAGGGAACAACCGTTACTGGATTCCAGCGAACACTAGAAGTCTGAATCTTGTGGATCACAGAAATATTTCCCCAGTATAACCGTAGCAGTACAAAAAATGAGAATTCTTGAAGTTCTGTCACGTAACGTTTCTTTGTTTCCGGATTTTCCAATAGTAATGCATATAGATAATCTTCCAATCGTTGGGTTTCAGAAACAAGATATCCATACTCTTTCGCATATTTCATCTGCAGTTCTGTTTTTAACCAAGGGGACATCTCCTCTTTATTCATATTTATGATATCATCCATATGGTCCATAAAGGATTTATGTGGACTCTCAAAATAAACGATTTTACTGCCTTCGGTTTCCTCTGTTCTCGTGTGAAGTGCTAATCCATATCGTTCTAAGACCGTCCGAATCATAAATCCATTGTCTACCGTAAACGTATCATCCAACCAGCACCCTCCTATGTACATATCGGCAACGTCATTGATCCAACTGATCATATGTTTTCCAATAGGATCTGAGACATACCCTGCGTTTATAATATCAAAGAAGGTTGGCTGATGGTTGTCTATCGTTGGAAACCTCCATATTTCATCAGCATACAGTCCAATCAAATTGATCTTATCTGCGAACTGATTAAAAAACACATAGCGGCGCTCAAGTATTTGATTGATTTCCTCTGGTTTCATGGATTGTAGATTGCTTATACTAATATCGCAACATCGGGAATCCTGTACGATATTGAAGAATTTTTGTAAATAATGATATCTACGATTGGTCAAATTTCTAAAAATTTGAATTTCTTTATTTGGACCTTTTGCCAACTTCCTCTCCAAGCACTGTCGCAATCCCTGGCAAATTTCATCCGAAGTTGGAATCATCATCATCTCATCTGCGATATTTTTTAAACATTCCCATCCGTATCGTTTCATCGCAGCAGTGTCATTTAAATCGTCATTGATGTGGTCGAGTGTGTTTTTTAAAGCAACGACTGCCGGACTACAACAACAAATCGAACTATGATTGATACTCTCATCTTCGAATGGGTTTCGTAAAAAAATATAGGTGTCTTGCTGTTCTGGAGATTTCTTAGCTTGTGGAATTCTTCTTATCGGAATCAAATCCTTGTTTTCCGAAAGCATCGAATTAAAAGACTTGATTTCTTCTCGGTAGAGCTCCATTAAAAACCATAAGTCAAAATCGGTAGTCTTATTTGTAATTCTGTAATCTGCTGGGCAGCTCTCTTCTTGTGAAAAATACTTCTCGATACTAACCCTATCATTACAATAGTGATAATGCAGGTACTGGTAAAGATAATAACTATTGACAAATAATACCGTTACCTTGTGATATTGTGGTGCTCCATCGTTGGAATAGTATTCGATGGTCATATCTTTTTCCATAAATTCACAGGACTTTCCTGCTTTAAATTTTTGCCATTCTCGGTCAATGTAATTTTTAACTAGACCATGTAAATTTTCGATTTTACTACTTTTTACTCTCATATTTTGTGCCATATTTATCTCCTTTCTATAAAAAAATACCGGAGTGGAGGAATCACTCCGGTATTTATTATACTACTTAGCAGGTTTGTTCCAAAAGCTTTGCTTTTAGAAGATCTGATAAGTCTTTGTTTCTACAACCAGATGCCTGTGGATGACCTCCTCCTCCATAACGTTTTGCAATATCATCCACTCTGCAAGTATTTGAAGTCTCTGTGGTGCGGAAAGATACTGTACTACTATAAAGATCCAGCATAATAATTCCACAGCTACTCACGGTATTACGAGCTTTGTAGTTTTCTGATTGCGCAATGTAATGACAAATCATAGAAGCAATGCCAATCGTTGGAAATCCAACAACAAACCAATTTTCAATTTCAGGTAATTCTGGTATCGTCATCCATTTACCTTTTCCAAGGCACTGGCTAGTTACAGCTTTGTTAACTACTTTAGCTGTTTTCATATCATCTATTATAGAATCTGGGAAAACACGCAGATACTGTAAAGCACAATCTGCCTGGTACCAGATACATTTTATGACATCATTGAAACAAAGTACAGGGCTTTTCGTAAATCCAAGATTTCCGATATCAGTCGGTTCAAATTCATCATAAATTTCAGATGGATGATCCCTCCACTCAAATGTATCCCAGTCTGAAATTGCACGGATCAATGCGCAAAAACGATCCATTACCTGATTGGTAATGCGCGATGCCGTCGTTTCTCTTGCAGGCGTTATTGAATCCCACACCACATCTTCTAAGATATCCATCATAAGTAAACCCATGATGTAAGTTGCGGAGATTTTTGTATCTTCTTTGTAGATTAAATATTCACTCGACTTGTATTTCGGAGTGACATGATATTTATTGAAATCTTTTAAAGTCGGAGCTACAAAAATGCCAGTGCAATCAACAGTCGTTGATGCAATCCATGGATTTGTCGTATGATGATCTACATACACAAAATCAAATTCATCACTTGATACATCAAAGTAATGTGATTTATCGATTTTATCAACACCCTGCAGATTTGGATACAGTTTGCAAAGATCTTGATAGGTGGATAAATCCATTGCAATATCTGTAATGAAGAATCTTGCAGGATCCTGATCAAAGATCATTTTAAAGAGTATTGCATTCAGTAAAATCAAAATATTACTCTTATATTCCGCACATGCGGATACTAAGGTAAATGAATTTGGAATCGTCTCATCCCAATAGGTTATCATGTCCACAAGTGTTCCTGGTAAGAATCCTCCAAGCCCATCTGCATCTGTGTGAGTACAATGAAGACCGATTAAGAACGCATAATCTGGAAACATGGTACTGGATACGGTAGATCCATCAATCATAAGTGTTTCCATTAAATTTTCAACCTGGGTATTCCAATTTTTGAGAATCAGGTAGATGTCTTTTACATTTTCCATTGCCAATTCAAAGTCAATGGAAGATACTTTTTGAATACGGGTTTTCCAAGATTCAAATAAATCAGGCGTAACTTCCATATCTTCAAGGGATTCAAATACTTTCAGTTCTTTCTGAAGTATCTCGTGTACAGTATTGATATTCATCATTTTTTTCATGATAGATTCCTCCGTTTCATTAAACTTGTACTATATTTTCTTGTCTTAATTAAAATTGCAATTTATTTTTCTTGTCATAGATGCTCATTATAGAGTTTTTCATTTCTGGATCATACAGCTCTATCGTTGACCAGTTAAGACTTGAATGATAGTTATATTGCTTTGCAATACTAGTCATTACTTCGTCCCCGTCTATGTCTTCGTTCCTGTAAAAGAATATTAGGATACGATTACTTCGACGTTCGAAATAGATAATACCATTAAAGTCAGCGCCCTTTACATCTACTACTTCTTTACCGGATGCATCGACTAATGTTCTTTCATCAGGGTTTTGATATAAAATATTATGCATAATATCATATCCAACCCAAATAGGATTTCCGATTGGGGGTAACTCACAAATCAACCAAGGATGCTTATCTTCTATATTTAGTGTGCTTTCTCCTCTTGGAATATTCTCTATTGCTACAACGTTATGAGTATATGCACGTGCAATACAGTCTTCAGATTCATCGATCGTATCAAAACTACACAAATACTCTTTCGGAATGCAAGTCATCTTCTCGTCCATGATATGTCTATATGCATAATCAACGATCGTATTTATGCTAGATAAATGATGGAAACTTACCATATTGATATTAGTCATGACACTATACTTTTTCCATGCTTCATAACGACATCCTTCATAATCACATTCCATCCCGGATATTCCTCGACATATATCCAGAAGCTGCAATTTTATGGCAATTTGACGATATGGTTCAATCCAGTTTTCTTTTTCTCCATTTGATAGTAACTGATCGATCAATTTAATAAAAACTGCAAATGTGATATATGTGGATGAGATTGGTACTCCATAGCACCAATCTTCTTCATCTAATTTACGGAATCGATCTTCTAAGGTTTCAAAAGAGTCAGCGACACCCAATACCTTTTTATCAACTTCAAGTCCGCATTCAATCAAATCTTGTATACCAGAAACACGCACTTCTCCTTTCGTTGAGATAACAGCTTCTTCAGAGACAAATGATCTATGATGATCAATATTGGTGTATAGAATCTCTCCATTAACGTTGAAATACTCATCCATCGTTAAGGAAGAAGATAGGCATACATCATCGTTCGGATATAAATCTTCGTGGATGGAATTGTAGACCCATAAGGTATCCGGAATTCCAGTTACAAAGATATGGGTTGCACGCTGACTATCCATGATTCGATCAAATATTATAATCGCCTCACTTAATAAAGATCCTGCCTCTTCTTTGAGTGAATAGTCATATGGAAGAAACAGGGTCAGATACCCAACTTCATCGATCTTGGATGCTAAGATATCCGTCAGTATCGTCGGAAACATGCATCCAATGCCATCTATTGTACTAGATGTCATTTGGATGCCTATTTTAAGCTGACAGCGATCGTCTGGAATCGTATTTAGTTTCTTGCCATTCGCTACCAGTTTTAATCTATTTTTAATTTGTGTTCTCCATGTCTTTAAGACATATAAGAACGTCTGAATCTCTTCAGGATGTATTACATGAGAACAGCTGGCCAGTTCCTCTTCTAAATAATCGGTTTTGTACTCCTCATCGTTTTCTGATGTTAAAACCTCTATCATTTTTTCAATATTCGCATCCACTTTTCGAATATCAACCGCGAAGTTCTTTTTATTAATCTCATTCATTGGATTTTCCTCCTTATTTGTATTCTACTAGATTTTTCTCTTCTCCGTATTTTACTTCTTGCTTTACAACCACTGGAATGCCAGCCCAGTGGGTAAAGCAAAGTAATTGATGATGGAGCGTTTCTCCGCAATGTTCTTCTATTTCCACATTATCCATCACGATGCCTTGAATATTAATCCCTTTCTTCTTATACATACGAAACTGATTATACAGCTCATCCACATATACGGGTGTAACGTGCCTCTTTATACGTACATTATAGGATTGCTCAGATAATTTCTCATGCGAATTCATGATATCATATAATTTAACTTCGTCCCATGGGGATACATAGAAGAGAATTGTCGGGACGTCGGAACTCTTCTCGATTTTTTTATCTCGTCGTTGAGATCCAAGCTCTGTGGTAATCTCATAAAGTTCCCGAATATAATCACTTCCAACAGGTGACTGATAAATGTAAAGTGCTGGTTCAAATATCATGGTAATTTCCTCCTAAACTCCTAGAATGTAAACCGATATCCATGTTTTACGGTGTTAGATCCACCTTCTTGTAAAATACCTTCATCAACAAGTTCTTCCAAAATACACTTTACGTCTCCCTTTTTATACCCAAGCATATTAGCAATTTGGTCTGGATCAACTTTCTTAAAGTTATTGGGATCATTCTCATTTCCCGTTTTTTCTTCTCGCCATCCATCTAATTCAGACATCAAGAATAACGTAACGCGAAGCTGTTTTTTATCTAACTTCGTGTTATAGACGACCCGTTCCAAGAATCCTTCTCTTGGAACGGTGAATGTCTTAATCTGTTGATATACACTGTATCTAGCCATTAGTAATCCTCCTCTTGTTTATCTCCTCGAATCACACTACCAATTTTTCGCATTTGGTGTTCTAGGTCCTCAAACATGTAGTAGTTTTGGTCTTCATCATACTTTAACAGATTCCTTTTATGCTCTGGAACCTGTTTGTAGTATTCCCCAGCAATTACCTGACGAGCATCAAGCCTTGTATTCACAAAGAACAAATTCCACTTCCACGTCCAAGTATTCCCATATTGATTGGGTGTGAACTTATCCAGATATTCGAAATCTTTTAGAAGTTTCAAGCAATCTTGAAGTTCCTCATTTAGCATACGAAGCATCTCTGGACGAAACTCTTTATTGAGATTCGTCATGAATGGATAATGCTCATTACTGTGCTCACACACATACCCAATCTCATTTACACAAGCCCACATATAATCAATCGTCATGAGTGGATGGTATGTGTTTATATTTCGAAGCATATTCCAAGTTTGTCGATGCATATTGAGAGGACGTGCGAAACACCATTCACGTACATCTGGCTCGTATGGTTCGTACGCAAATGCTTCCAGTTCTCGTTCTACGTATTCCTTATCTGGAACAATGGTTAGTCTTGAGGGTCTCAAGGTTCGAAGAGCGTTTTCATATCCAATTACAACGCTTTTGTACATTCGTACAAATCCCTTCATTGGAATGAGCTGAACGGCATAGTTTCCATAATAAGTAAAACCTCTGACCGCACTCATTCCATCATAAACCCAATCATAAAAGCTAACCCCCATCAGTTCCATACATTCGATCAAATTTTTTCGTATGTATGGTATGAACTCAGCTTGCCATGGGAAAAACTCCGTTTGGTTTTTGTAGTGCATATGCAAAGAATTACGGAAGGTATCCGTCCAGTGATCAAATAAGATATTATCGGTCCATCGTTCGTCAGACATCTCCATTTGCATAAATCGATATAGTGATTTTGGATCTTTACGTACCTTTTCATGAATACGGAGAGCATATTCTACTCGCATCAAACGACGTAGAATCGCATCCATGAAATGCTGTTTCTTCCAGAACTTGATAGGTTCTTTGTATATCGTGGATTTCCTATCGGATGACCGATAATCTATGATATCCCAGATTCTGGGCTTATAAAAATCTGGATACCCTTCAATCGTAATCCCTCCACATCGTCCGTTCTGATTACTCAGATTTTCACTGATGTAATTCTTAACAGAGCCAAAATTAGACTCTGCATATTTAGTTCTTAGAGGCTCTTCAAAAATCCATTTTTCAACAGACGGTGTATAGAACGCTTTTTCATCCGTTCCGGTTTTTCTGCTTTCTTCTTTTGCTGCTTCATATATTATAGACATAAGTCCGAGCATTGCAGCGTTCATATCAATCACTCCTTTCACAAAGATAATATATGGATAAAAAAGGGGATGAATACCCTCCGATACTCATCCTCTTATAATTTCTAATATTCATCTCCATCTTTCATTGGGTCGATGGATAACGGTGGTACCTCCAGTACTTTAATTTGACTTGTCGGTACCCGAATAATCTCTCCAGATTCTAAAATGACAATTCCATACATCGTTCCAAACCGAATCACAACATCATATAGATATCCATGTTTCGGCTTGGTATATCCACAAGTATCGCAATTAGTACCCCAATCCTCATCAGCTTCAATCGCATAATCAAAACAGGAATGACATACACGAAGGGACATTTGAGATACGATTACTGGAATTTGATATGGATGTTTTCGATCCACTTTAAATCCTGGTTTAATGTCACATAATTGAATATTCATTTGGATTTATATACTCCTTCCATTCTCCACTATTTTTATCATAGTAGATTTCTTTTTTACATCGTTTGCATTTACTTCGAAGAATCCACTCTCCATCTTGCATACAATTATACATCTTCGAAGAATCGTATCGATGGCCTACCCAAAAACAGAGAATTCCTTTTCCACCATCCCACAAATAAATACAAACGTAAATTGGAATTACTAGTACAATCATTACTCCATAGATCATAACCAATAATAAAAATGCGACTGGTATCGAAATTATGCCAATGAGACTAATAATTCCCCATACTAGAAATTTGATAATATCTGTAATGATCTTGTACAGATCATCAAAAAATCGCTTCATCCTATACTCCTTTCCCTTCTAATGATTTAAAACATAGGTAACCTGGTCAATCGCTCGTGTAACTGCTGTATAATGAATCTTTTTTCGCATATCAGCAGACCATACATTTCGGTCATCCTCTAAAAATACCACATTGGGATACTGAGATCCTTGAGAGGAATGACAGGTGATCGCATAAGCAAATTCAATTTTATCAAGATAACGTTCCCCAGCCCGTTCTGAATCACTTAACTCATCTTCTAAGTTAAAAAGATGATGGTACGAAACTGGAACGCTATTAAACGTCTTATCAATAAAGTCTGGCATAAAATTCACTTTAATCGTTTTTCCATTAAACGAAGCCATATTGATATCCGTTAAAGTACCCGTAAGACCATTGGTAAAATAGATTCCTTTTCCAACTGACAAGTCCCAGTTGTTCTTTCGACAAATCACTTTTTCTCTTACATAAGGACGAAGAGGGTTTGTGAAACGATATAGCTGTTCTCGATAGTATCGATTGACAGAATTTCGAATATTATTGCGCTCTGTAATCACAATATCTGTATTTTTAAATAAGTAATCATTTAGGTCATTTCGTTCAATGACTGCCGATTTCCCATACACACCAGCCTTTAAATAATTACCTTGTAAGATTTGTTGAGAAAGCCAGACAATAGGATTTCCTTCACTTTGTCGCATAATTTTACGTAAAATCGAATCTGGTTTTTGTAAAAAATAAGCTTCCCCAAATACCGGTGGAAGCTGATTCAGATCTCCTAAGGCAATAACCGGTAATTCATAACTTAGAATATCTTTTGCAATATTCACGGGAACCATACCGCATTCATCGATGACAATGAGTTTGTATTTCTTCTTTAAATGATCTTTTAAAATAAATTCTCCTTTAGTCTTTACCCTTCCATCTGGTAAAAACACACGATGTCCATTCTCATCTCGTACTGGGACGGTTTCATAATTATAAATTGCAGAATGGATCGTTTTTGCAGGAAGCCCATGTCTTGCGAGCTGTGTAGCAGCTTTTCCCATATAGGCAACAAATAAAACCTCATTTAAAGATAACCCTAAACGATCAATCAAATATAACACAAGCGTAGTCTTACCGGTTCCGGCTGCTCCTGAAATTTCATACGTTTGTTTTGTAGATGAGGAATGATACCAGTGTTCCATATCCATGGCCGTATATAATTGATCTGTATTTAATTCAATACCCATATTCTGTCACACCTTTCTGTTAGCTTAATCCACTGTCTAAGAAATACAGAATTAACAAAAAAAAAGAACGCCGAAACGTTCTTTTTTAAACTTTTAACGAGGCATAACAAGCTGGTCATCGTCTTTGATGGATGACCACTTGTCATAATAATCTTTGATTTTGGAATTCTGTGAAGAATCTGAAGGGGAAGAAGATTCCTCTACCGTACGAAATGGTCCCCAGACTGATTCGTGTTTCTCTACCAGTATGTCAACCACTTCGTGGATGGTTCCTATGAGGAATCTAAATGCACACCAGGTATAGAAGATATCTACACCTAATGTAACTACAATGAACCAGGCTTTCTTCCATCCACTAGCTTCATTTATCTGAGGAAGAGCCTGGTTTGTTGCTTTTTTAATAGTATGGATAGAGTTCCAGAATCCCCATCCGTTTGCAGCAACGATTACAGTTGTCTCAAGATTTTTCTTTGTTGTTCTTTTCATGGTATCTCCATGTACGGCTCTTGGTATATTAACCTCCACCTGATCATACATTTTTGTCTATTGACGGGGATGATCATTTGACCCTTTTGAGTCTATTTCAGCTCTATTCATTTTTCAGATCAGAGATGATGTTTTATGTATTTTATTTCTCTGATTCACCGAATTAATATATCAATAAGGGGGGGGGCTTTACGGATAAGTTTTAATAGAACTATCTCCCCGGAAAAAGGAGTTTATTGACTGGTGCTAATTTTTTATTCGTTTCGTTCGTATCATCATACCATAATGAGCCATAATACATATTGACAACACGGGTTAACGATTCCAATCTTGTCTTATACTTAGCACCATGCTGATTACACAGATCTTCATACTGTTTTAAGATACCAGCAACTACCCAATCGGTCATCTTCTTGTCGATCTTTTTTACCGATCTTGAATCGGTGATACCTACAACCAGATTATTCAATCTTGAAAGAAGCTTGGAATATTTGAAAATAACCAGGTCGACGCATCGATTCATCGGATTATCGACTATTCCGATGATTGTGTAAAACTCGTTCTCAATCACATGGATTTCTTTTTTATCAATTCTTTTTTCTTCCAATCTTTTCTGGATTTCATTAATTGCTTTTCTTTCTTTGTTTTTCATAGTAATTCCTTTCTTACGACTCCCTTATAGCCGGTATCATACATTTTAACTCTTAAGAGTAAGGAGATTCATTACCTTTGTGCGACCATTTGTTTCATCGCTATTCAATTAGGAATTCATATTAAGGGATTTGGTGTATTTATGAATTCATATAAATATTGCATAAACATCAAAAAGAAGATTTACAGTTACAGTTCATCGTTTTCATAAATCTCAACACCTTTTTAATTAGAAGGGAGGAGAAGTTATGTTATCAAAACTTGTCCCTCCAGTTACGATTCACGATACGTCGTATACTGGAAGATTGACTGATGATATGCGATCCCCATCTCCAGGAGATCCAATGAAAATCTTTATTCCAGATCTCATGAGTAAAATGAGTCCTACCGCTCCTTCAATTACAACTGAGACAGTTCGAGGTGGTACCCTTTTTGTAAATGACCCTGACTGCAAACCAGTTACTAAGAGAACTTTAAAATCTCAGAACTATATTACCATTACGTGTGGGAAAAACGTAAATTGGGATGGGATTGATAAGATCCAAAAAGATGATTCTGGAAGAATTCTTCTTCGAGAACTTCAAAAAGGAACTGTTTTTAATTGCAATTTCATAGGAGGTTTATTATCTCACGGTATCATCGAAACTGATCGAGATGATGCGACATATGATACCCGGTATAATACATCTTCTATTTATTCTGGTGATATGGATAAAGTTGATGTGAGTAATCCAGAAGACATTGGAAAACTTTCCGATCAGGTTAATGATCTTATTGATCGTCTCCAAGATTCCAAAATTCTTGGTAAAAAGATAAAAAAACCTTGATCAAGGGAGTTGAGCTCCCTATTAAATGCAGGATCTCGAACTTCCTGAATTCCATGAAAATATTATATTACTGGAATTAGTAGGTTTGCGAATCAAAAAGAAAGGAGAAATGAAATGATTCCTGTTACGTTAGCAGATCAATTAGCAGAGATTCAAAAACGTGATTTGAGTTATCGGATGTTGCATCCAGCTGCAATTATTTATAATGAAGAAACCGATGTGACCATTGAAGCTCCGTTTTCTTCCATTACTGCAAAATTTCATGATTATCTTAGTAATTATATCGTGGAAGCGAATTTAACTTCCATCGATTGTGATAATTATCGGTTTCGACCAAAATCATTATCTTATATGATTTATGGTACTACTGAGTTCTGGTCCGATATCTTGATTTTAAATCATTGCGCATCGATTCGAGAATTTCAACCAACTGTGGATAAACCGGTTCGTTACTATGATCCGAGGGCGTTAAAACGTCTTTTAAATGAAATTATGATTATTGAGGGAATCCTGTAAGATAGATATACGTGAAGTATCTATTACTTATTCTTTAAAGAATCTATATGTATAAAGATCTTTTCTTCTTTTATATGTATAGATTCTTTTTATTCTTTTTATTCTTTTATAATAATTTATTAGAGTATTGACATACCTGTAATAGGTCGAAGACTTTATACGGGGACGAAGGTCACCGTTGTAATTCCTATATATAAGGGAAAAAAGTGTAATAAAAAGAATAGATAGAGATAGTGAAGGTATTAGAGAAGTGATATTATGCGCGGACGGATCGGAAACGGTTTCGTCCGTTTATTTTTTTTAGTATCATCCAAACTATTTAGTAAGCGTATAAAGATACGCTACATATGATGGCTACATATTTTTTTGTTTGCTACCTTTAATATCTTTAGCTATTTTTTACTTTTCGACATAGCTAAATTCGTTATCCGCTACTGCGATGAAGTAGCTCTTTTTCATACTAATGAATCCTTTATTTTTTTATTTGAGAATGATACTTATCTACATACACCACTAAGATGCAGTGGTAACTTCCTCTAAACTGACATGAGTTGGTTTAGAGGAATATTTTTCTTCTACAATAGGTTAGAGAATAGAGATTGTTTATGCTCGTTCTCTTTTTGTCATTAAACAAGATTTCGTAATTACATACAACCGGAGTGAAGGTTACCGATTATCCTTTCAGTGAAGAGATCCAGGAGTTATTTCCTGGATCTCTTATTTTATTTTTTAATATCAGAGTAACTATCAGGTAAGGATGATATTAGGTTATCCTTACCATACTGAGTTCCTAACAAAGTTAGTATGTTTTTGAAAAATTTTTTCTATCCATAATTACGTTCGCTTAGATGAGGCGAGCTCACCTTCCAACAAACCAAAAAGTTTTTTTTGGAAAATTTACTATTATTTATCCTCTGTAGACCGATACACTGAATGGTGTATCGGTCTACTACTGTTTAACGATATATTATTTCTATAGTAAAATGAAAGGAGACAGATATGCATCCAATTATAGACGAAATTAAACAAAGGTACAACAAAGCACTTCAAGATCCTACAAAAATAGAGGAATTACAAAAATTCTTTGTAAAAGAAGTAAAACCATTTGTAGTATATTTTAAAGACATTCAACTTGATGTACTTCGAGATGATAAGGATCTTGAAATGGAACTGATCACCATTATCAATGCTGCCCAATTAATCTATACCGTTGGTGGTATGGATACTGGCATTGATGATACTACCTATGATATTTTGTGGGAATTGGCTGGAACCTTGGAAGATATGCAAGGAGAAATTTCCATTACACAACCCGTTGTCACAACCAAACAAAAAGGATATCATCTATATCCATCTCTTCGTGGAACGTTGGATAAGATTTATTATCTAACAGATGCAAGTAAGAAGAAAGACCATCGAAAGAGTTTGAAAGATTGGGTAAACACATGTGAACGAAAACTCCAAAGTTCTGGAGAGTCCATAAATTTATGGGAAGAGTATATCTATGTTTTTCCAAAGTGGGATGGGGTTTCTGTTGTGATGGAGTATGATGCGGACGGGAATTTACAGCGTGCTCTTACAAGAGGATATACGCAGTTGAATGAAGCCATTCTCGTCACTCCCATTTTTAAAGAACTTGGGAAAACGCGAAAAAACATCACGGTTCGGATGAATCCGTATCCGGATAAAGTTCCTTTTGGAACCAAGTATGAGATTATGACTTCGGAGGAAGATTTAACGAAATACAATCTGGAACATCCAAAGAAGCCATATAAAAATACGAGAGCATTTGCATCTGGAATTATGAATGGAGAGGTGACTGATGACTTATCTGAAGTCATTCCATATTTAAGACCAATTGCACTTCGAACCGATTATGAGCATGGAGACGATATCTGGCAAGCTCTTGATTCCGAGGCATTTCAATATCCCCATATCTATTGTAAATTAAAGGAAATTGATAAAATTGAAGAATTTGCACAGGATCATCATTATGTGAATGGGCTTCGCTGTGATGGTGCTGTCATCTATCTCACAAATCCAAAAGTTCAAAAAATACTAGGAAGAGAGCATGAGAAACAAAAATTTGAAGTCGCTTATAAGTTCACAGAAGAATATGGGTATTCCAATGTCACTGGGATTACTTGGTCCGTTGGAATGTATGGAAACATCACTCCTGTCGTAGAATTTGATCCGATTAAATTAAAAGGGAATAAGGTAAAACGTGTCTCTCTTGGTAGCATTGGGAAGTTAAAAGAATTGGATTTGGGAATGGGTGACATTATCAAGATTGGCTATGATATCATCCCAGTTGCAGAATTTGATTCTAATGATGAAGCATGTAAGCATTCCATGTTACCAAGATTTCAAATTCCACAAAAATGTGCATTGTGTGAGGGACCATTAACGATTACAGAAGTAACCGCAACTTGTGAAAACCCGAAGTGTCCAGCTCGTATTATGGGACGAATCAAATCTCACATTGAACGTATGAATATTGCATATATTGGCGATAGCCTGATTGAACAGATGTATCAAAGCGGGATTGTCACGAAGATTGAAGATCTCTATAAATTAGAGAAAAAGAAATCGGATCTCTTGGCACTAGATAACTTTGGAAAGAAGAAGTTTGAACGTCTTGCTGCGTCTGTATTTGAAGTAAAGAATACGACAATTGACGAAGCGCAGTTATTCGGATCTCTTAGCATTAAATACGTTTCGGTTACAACGTTTCGGAAGATCTTTTCCAGATTAACGGTTGAGGAACTACTAGATGCGGTAGACAATGAAGACTATGGTCCACTTAAGAGTATTTCTGGAATTGGCGAAACAACAGCCCGTTGGATCGTCGAAGGATTAAAAGACAAAGATGTACGAAAAACGTTAGAGTACCTACAAAAATATTTGAAAGTGGAACGGTTTACCAATACGGCTCCAAAATTTGAATTGGTATTTTCCTCTTTTGGAAAAGAGGATCCAAGAAAAGAAAAGGTAAAAGAAATTGTAAAAGAGTTAAATGGAGCAGTTCGAGATACAATTTCAAGTTCTACAAATTTCTTAGTCGTTCCAGATAAAACAATCAACAGTCGAAAAGTCTTATATGCTAAAAATCACCTGATTCCGATTTATACAGCGGAAGAATTTGTGCAACGCATTAAACCAAGACCATAAAGATAAGAGAAGAGTATAGAAATATACTCTTCTCGTTACTAGCATTTAAGCTATTAAAAAGTTATATATTATTTTACTGATAAATACATATCAGACGATATGTCTTTATAAAAATAACAAAGGAGGATAACACTATGAAATGTTATCGGGTAACACCATGGACAAAAGATTCTTACAAAGAAGCAGAACAGCGTACGAAAGCGTACAAGAAGCAGTGTGAAAACTCTATTGAACACCTCAAGAAAGGGACAAAAACATCATATGATATGAATATGACGTTATACAGCACCTTAGAGCATCCATTAGAGCCATATCGTGTGTTAAATTCTGACATATTTGAAGTAATCCCAGATGCGAACGAAAGCTTTAATATGATGACGGCAGCAATGACAAACTATTTTAAAGAAGATAGTTTATTTCCACTTCATCGGGGAAGTGCTCATAGTTCCTATATGGTAGTCATATATCGTGTTCTTCCATTGGCGGTTAATACTGGAACTCCAACAATCGATGAAAGTTCTCCAGCACAAATCTTCACCTTTTCCATAACGGAAGAGGCTGAGACCATCGAGTATTTCTTAAATTCATGGTTGGCTTCTAATGCAAAGTATTTTACAATGAAGAAAAAACTGGATATGTACTTCGGTGCCATCGTTCATGTAATTCCGTTAGATGGTGACGAGGCACGTGAATATACAATCAAGCATTCTGATATGAAAGAAGCAATTAAGTCAGCAAATGCATACATCGACCATTGGTTATCCATATACAATAAGAATGCCGCAATACAGGCTAAAGCAAAAGCGGTTATTCGAAAAGCAATTCAGCCGGACGATGTTAAAAAAGAAAAAGAGTCTTTAAAACAGGCAGCTGCATATAAATTAAGTTATGCTGATACTGATAAGATGGCTACAGCATTCACAATGAAACCTGAATTTGAGAAAAACGCCTCAAAGAAAACAGATAAAAAAGCAAAGAAAAATAAGAAGGAAGAGAAATAAGGAGGATACGATCATGAAGAAAAAAGAAATGGTGAAAGTAAATGAGAGTGTAGAAAAAGCGGTAAAACGCTTTCTCAGACATACAAAGTTTTACGAATATGCAGATGACATGGTCGTTGGAGTATATTCTACCCGGAACGGACTTTTAGTTCGTATGAAAACGTCTCAGGCAAACCTGAATGATATATCAGAAAATCCACTTTCCGAATTGGAGTTATCTGGATATGATCTTCTTGGCATTACTGGAAATCTGAAGCATCATATCGTAGTAAAAGAGCACGATGTGAATAATGGTAAGAAACTTTCTGTTACATTTTACGATATCTCTCATCCGGGAAATACAGAAGCAAAAGATAGCAATAAAGGAACTTCTTTATATGCAAATATGCAAAAGGAATTAATCGAGGATGTTGAAGAGGATATACCTACAGATACTACCCACAACGGTATTGTGCTTACAGAGTCCGATCTCGATCAGGAGATCGAGGGATATCTTGATACGTTCCACAAAGGAACTACACAGAAGATCACCGATATGGATCTTAGCGAACAATCTAATTTATTGCGCACAGCAACCATGGATACGATTGCAAAACTAATCATGCGGGATTACGAAGATCATGGTATGTACTATGATGAGTCCATGATAAAGAATCCTGCTAAGTTCGGTCTTTATGAAATCTTGGTAGAAATGGCATATTGTAGTAGTGCATTGAAAAATTATTTAGTCACGATGGCAGAAGAATCGAAGAAGAATTTCAAGATGTATATGGAAACAATGGAAACCGTGAAGACAAAGCAGGATGAAATCTTTGCACTGAAACGTGAAAATGCGGAGCTTAAAGATCGAATTGGAGATATGCAGAAGAAGTTGGATGGTGAGACTACCCCTCAAGAATCTTCCAATACTACTAATGATGGGACTCCAGAGCTTACAAGCAAAGAATTTTTAAGAATGAATTATTTAAATGCATACATTGCAACCGCTGGAAGTAAACCAGGATCCATTATTACCCTTAGTACCTTGATGACATTCGTTCAAGGTATTTTAAAGGAAGAACATGGAAGATATCCATTTGTATCTTCTCTGAAAAAACAGGGTGTGAGTCGCCGTGAGTATGAATTGTTGAGAGATGATAAAGTGAACGATACTACATTCAAGTTGAATCAATTAAGAGCAATTTTGAATCTGTATGCAGATGGGAAACCCGAAACGATACTGCAACTGCAAAATATCTTATGGAAAGCACCTTTCCGTCTGTATAAGAATGCAACGGAAGAAGAAACCCATAAAGTACTGAATGAGCTTCGTGCGGATATCATTAAAGGACAGGATGCAGCTCAGGGTACCGAGAAGAACGAAGACCAAAATCGTTCTGAAGCATGATAAGTTAATTCATGCAATACAATAGTAATAACTAAAAAAATTCCAGGAGGATAATACTATGGGTAAAATGAAAAAACCACCTAAGAAACCAGTTGGCACGAAATGGGCGAATCGTCCCGTGACAGTATCACCAGGTAATAATGGTGGTAAAAAACCCTTTGATCGATCAGCTTCTGGAGAGGGACGCACTTCAAGTCGTCCTTCTTCTTATTCCGATCGAAAAGATGGAAAGATTCCATATAAGAAACCGGAAATTTACGATGGTCGACCAACAAACAACAGATCAAAGTTTGTCGGTAAAGGTGGTAAACGACCATTTAAGAAACCACTGCCACCAGGTGATGAACATGCACTTTCTACATTTGTAAAGAAAGTTGCAGATGCGGCGGAAAAGTATTTAAAAGATACATACGCTGAGAAAGCTTCCACTAAACTGGAAGTTATTGTAAACATCAATACCCTTCAGGAGAAGTATGGTCTTGTAACGGCACGTATCCATATCATGGATGATCGCTACAAAGATCTTCTCATTACAGCGTTCTGCGATAAGAATCGACGTCATGGAACGTTAGCAATTGCAAGTGATCCTTGTGAGGGATTCCGTCCGTTGTATAATGCGAACGATGGATTGGATAAGTTCGATAAGTTATTTGAAACCTACTTACCTCACATTCTAGATTCCACTTGGAAGAAGATTCAGCAGCTGAATGTAAAGCATGCGAAAGACAAAGACAAAGTCACGGAAGCATGTGAAGAAACAAAATAATTTAAATTACGGATTGTGCCATCAGAGATATATTATCTCTATGGTACAATCCAATGTAAACTGGAGGAACCAAATAAAATAACAAAGGAGATTTTTTTATTATGGCTGAAAGGAAAAAAGCAACAATTACTGATGCAAAGACATCACAGAACGAAAGTACTACAGTAGATGAAATGGCGGAGGAACTGGAAAAACGAAAAAATGAGAAGATCCCGGAGGATTGGAAAGATCTAGTAGATGCATTCGATGAATATGTATATGAAGATGTTCCGGATATTGCATTGATTTGCAAAACCGCAGGAAACATGTTATACGATCGGTTCCGGATTAATATCACACGTCCAGAAGATCCATTCTTCCATTATTATAAGATGACCGCCATGATCTTCATCTATACTTATCAGGCAATTGTAAATTATCTGATGGAAAAACGTGAGAAAAACGCAAGCTATCAGATCAATATTGCAAATCGACTCAGTATCGGATTTACCAATTCCGATTGTGATGAGGATGAGAAAAATGGAAACTTCATGATCTTCATAAGAGACATTCCAAATTATGTTGTAAAGGAAGATGATGGTCCAAAGTCTCAGTCCCATAGTAGAGAGTACATTCGAAATTGGAACCAGGAAAATATGATTGAGAATCCGCAGGATACCATGGAGATTGCAACAAAAGCATTGAAGATGTTAAATAATATCAAGATTCGAATTGGATCTGCAGAACTGATCTTCCCGGTATTTGTGACAATTTATGAATCTGCATTAAACTACATGAAGACAATTCGTAGGGAACGAGAAGAGACAGAGTTTGAAATCAATTTCTGTAATTGCTTCTTCTTAAAATGTGTAGAGCAGGATGACGGAGTGGATAAAGTGATCATTCGTCCAGCAATCGAAGGAAAGATGGCTCTTAAGTCAGATAAAATTGGAACCAGTATTTATGAATAATATGGAAGGGTTGAGATGTTTTCTCAACCCTTCTTTTTTGAGGTATACTTATGAAAAAGGAAAAGAAATCAGAAAAGCATGAGATTATTTTATACTATCGGATCGGAACTCCTCTTAGAGCTTATGAGGTCCCAAGATTATACGCTAGTACGGATGATGCAAAACTAGCTAAAAAATTCGAGCAACAGCGGGATATGAATTTCTTTATCCGAAAAGATACGTACGTTGATTCTGTGTTACAATTTCAAGACCGATATAAATCTACCATTTTACGAATGTGCACGTTTGAGACATCGAATCCGGAACTTTTAATGAAACGCCAATTGGATGTTACGATCCCCTGTACGTATCAAGAAGAAGAGAAAGTCTTCTTACAAACCGATCATGTCTTTCATGAACTTGGAAAAGAAGGGGTGAAATTCTATCCGTTATATAAGTGCCTAAATCCACTTGTAAAACTAAGTTTAAAAGTTCTTCATTATGAAGACATTATGAATTTTTACAAAGGGATGTTTCGAGATCCGAATATGACAGTCGAAGAACACCTATTTTCAGGATTTGACGGATTTGGAGTATTAGAAGACTATTCCATAAAGGTTGATCAACTTGGATTATTTCTTTATTACTATGGGGATACATTTAAAAGTAAAATTGGGGATACCTAATATCCCCAATTTTTTTATCTCCTTTACGACAATTAATTACACACTTAGAAAGGAGGAGAACCTATGAGCGAAGAAAATACTGGACTTAGTAGTCCTTATAGTTTGGCAGACAAACTAATTACACGAGGTCCGATTAGTAAAGACAAACCCTATCGAATCGATGAAAATGGATGTGAAGTTCCCAATCGAATCTTCGACAATCCAAATTCAAAAGAAGAACCAAAAAAAGAAGAGCTGAATATGAGACAGGTAAACGAACTCTACGACGCTCTTCATAATATCTTAGATCATCCAATGGATTCAAAATACACGACGACATTAATGTCAAAAGAGCTTCTTACTAATATGCAGATTCCAGAAGAAATGGAGAAGTTGGCGTTTCCGGATGCAACCACAACGTCTGATACGGAAGAAACCGAATCCGTAGAGGATGGTGCAAAACTAATTCAAACATCGAAATGGGGTAGTCGGCGCTTGTATCTGGAGGAAGATCAACCAAGCATTACGAGCTCTAGTTTATATCCAGATAAATCATATGGAACTGGTACGGTAGAGTCTGTTTCTTCTCTCGCACAACATACAAAAGAAGAGCTGAAAGAAGCCATTCAAGAGAAGCAACAAAAACAACTAGACAGTATCAATGATCCAGGTTTATTGTATCAACGCTTTGACGATACATTCACAAAATTATTTGAAGAATTGAAGAATAACGATGTATTATCTTCTGGACAGAAATCAGCACTATTCATGAAATGTCTGATGATGTCCAAAAATATACTGAAAGAGAGGTTTGATGTAACGATATGAGAAATGCAATTGTACAAGCTTTAATTGAAGCAAACCCAAAAGATGCCCGTTTATACCTACCAGATTCCACGTCCTATTCGTATAAAACAGGAAACCCGGTTATTGATTATTCCTTAGGGTATCGAGTTAATGTCTTTGATGATAATGATGAGGTTACTGACACATATGCGTCTCTTGGAATTGCTGCAGGTAAACAGGTTTGTTGCATTGGAAAACCATCTACCGGAAAAACAACTTGGGCGGTTCAAACAGCTGCTGCAATCGTACGTGGAGTTCCGAATGCAAATGTTTATCACTTTGATCTTGAGCAAGCACAGAACTACACCCGTATTATTACCTTAACTCGGTTTAAAATGTCCGAAATCAAAAATGATGGAAAGTACATCTTAAAACAAGGTAGCTATTCCATTTCGGATATCAAAAAAGTTATCATGCAGATTTACATGGAAAAAGTGTCCGATCCAAATAAGTATCGTTATGATACTGGAAAATTGGATGAGTTTGGAAACCCGATCTTATTATACGTTCCAACTGTAGTTATCATCGATAGTATTCCACAGCTTTCTACCGATGTGAATCTTGGGGAAAAGAAAGATCGTGCAAAAGTCGAGGATGTTTCTTCTCAGGCAGATCGTATGCGAGTAACCGGTGAGATTTCCAGATTCTATGGTGAGATTGGACCTTACCAACAGGAAGCCAATATCATAGTCATCTCTATCAACCAGATTAAGAAACGTGGTAATATGGGCGTAATCCCATCCCCAGCCGAGATGATGTACTTAGGTCAGGACGAAACAGCTCCTGGAGGACTTGCTCCTCAATTCCTTGCAAATCAGCTTCTGAAGTTCATTGCGATTGGTGGTGAGAAGAAGACGGTAGAAGAGGATGGTTTTGATGGATTTGGTGCAAAGATCCGTGTCATCAAATCTCGTACCTCTGTAAACGGTCAGGATATTCATGTTATCTATGACAAAGTACATGGATTTGATTCTCTTCGTACTTCAGTAGAGTTTGCAAGAGAAAATGGACTGCTTGGAGGTAACCGTGGCGGTTACTACTTCCCAAATCTGGAAAATGGGAAAGAGCATAAGTTTACGTTAAAGAATATGAATGAAGATTTTCGTAATGACCGAGAACTTTATCATATGCTTTATAGTCAAATTATTCCAATTCTGGATGCCAGAATTCCTACCATCAATCCAGATGATAATGATATTCCAGAAGAAGAGTTGGACTATTAACATATAACTAAAGCCGTCTTTGTAGCTATTGGGGAATGGTTTTTATAAGAACGGTGGTCTACCTTGTACTATCTAAATGGGATGGTACTTGGTAGACCTTATTTTACCGATTAGAAAAATATTCTAATTGTAACAGAGTTATTAATGAGGTAATTACTTAGGAATTCGAATGATCATACTTCCTTCTAATACCAATTATGCGGAATAGACTGTTAATCTATGAATATCAGTGTGATCGCGGGAATGACCTATGACAGCATGTCCTCATTCATAATAGTTGCGTATGAGTACGGTTCCTTCTATATATAACCTATTTTATAAGAAAATAACACAAATGACCTATCTAGTTTCTTCAGTGTAAATTAGTAGGCTCATTTGATATAAACCGAACTCGCTTGCAACACTTACATCTGGTAGTCTTGACGTATGAAGTCTCTTCCTTCTATGGACGCCAATCCACAGTTCTGCAAAAACTGTTTACCTTAGAGACTTTGCTTGTCAGAAAAGAACTACCAAAAACCTTGAGAAAAGAACGATCCATTGAGCGTATTTAACTTCTTCCTTCTACAAAATTGAACCATAATGAAGAGTATTTAGAGGTTATGCTTGCTCAATGGGTTCTTTTTTCTCCGATCTAAAAAAAATAAATAAAAAAAGGAGAACTCAACATGATACCAACTTATTCAACAACAGAAAAATTTCGAAACATTGTAAAAATTAATAACGTACTTTCCATTACCTATCGAAATGCCATTGAGATAGATAATGGAAGTTTTACATCCAAACCTTATGAACCTTATGAAACGTCTGAGACAAGCGAGATTAATCCAAAGTTATTTTTCCGTTTCATAGAGTTTTTAATGAATATTCGGGATTTGGGATATTATATTCCTGCATCTCAATCCCTTAAGTTACTAGCTTCTTTCCAGACCTCTCCAGACTATACGGATGCATCAAGATTTTCCTACAAAGAGATCGAAATCATTTTAACAGAAATTGAAACGATCTTAGGAAGTCAGGAAGCAAAATATACATATAAGACATTATTCGGAAATGGTATTTTTGCAGATACCATCCAAAATATGGGTGGTGATCCTTATGTGTATCAGCTGATGCATTATATGCACGTATATGATGGAGTCGATACACCGGTACTGGATACGATCCATGCACATGCGAAAGACGTGTATGAACCGAAAAAATCATTTATTACTCTAATGGCAGATTGTGCCAAACGTTCTGAAGAAGATATTTTAAAGATGGTGTTACAGATTTTTCCAGAAGAACTTCCAGACTGGAATGGTCAGAGTCTTGACAACTATCAGAGACTCGACATTGTATCTCGCAATCAGCATGTACCAATGGATATTTTCATGGAATTAATCGAAAGTAACAATCCCATGAGTAATCAGATGAAATCACAGGTTCGTGAATTTATCTCCGTTTGTTTAACGGATTTAGGTTCACAAGCAATTGCAGATTCCTGGCAGTTTACCGTTCCGTGTAAAGAAACTCTTGCTTTCTTGATTACGGAATTTATTAAAAATGGTTATCCGGCAACCCCGCTTGTGAATAATATCAACAACGCAACCGATGTTCTTCGTGCATTTGCCATTTATTCGGATCCGGAGTATGATGGTTCTTTATCAAAGGCTCCAAAATTTAAGAATCATTTAAATACTGCTGAGACAAAATTCTTTATGAATTTACTTTGTCATGCACCGCACGTAGAAACCGATATCTTCATATATCCAGAAATTTGGAAACGTGCGTTTGAACGAATAAAACCACAGCGTTGCCTTGGAAAGAAATACAAAAAGATTCGTCAAGCTGCAGATAATCTTTATAAAGGTAACAAACCACAGACAACAAATGCATTAGTGGAAAAGATTTTAGCACATGGTGGAGATTCGTTGTCTAGTTTTGAGCAGGGGCTTAAGAAACTTGAAAATTTCCCAGGTATGTATTTACGACATTTTGACAAATACGTACGTTCTTATGGAAGTAAAATCAGCGATGACTCAAGAGAAAATAGGCATTTTCAGTACATGGTTTGTCAATCCCTACATCGGGTTGTTCCACATGCGGAGTCCACAAAAATGCTTTGCCAGTTAATGACGCTTTATTATAAGAGGCTTCATAACTTGGAAAATCATAAAAAGGATATCCGTTATGCGAAACCAAAAGGACAAAGTGCATATGTTCCGCTTCTTCCGATTCCGGATAGTCTGTGTGATAAGACTTACTTAAAGAATTTCTATGTTGAAATTTTAAATATTTTAACACAGGAGATTACCTATCGCTTTAAGGAACTTCCATATCTTGGAAAAGTATATATCGATCCTACCGCATGCGGGATTGTCGTACCGACAGAACTCAGAGAAGCAAACGACAGTGGATTACATATCATTGGTCGTGGGTCTTACTTTAAAATGATTTCTGCAAATGAAGTTGCAAAGGCATCTGGAGATGGCATGTATGAAGATGTATATGTCCCATATATTCACTGGTCTGGCTCATATGATCTGGATCTTTCTGCCGTTTTTATGGATGAAAAGCTTCATGTCCTGGATAGATGTTATTATTGTAACATGACGGTATGTGATACGAAACACCAGAGACGTATGTATGCAACGCATTCAGGAGATTGGACCGATGGAGGACCCGTTGATGGAGAAGGCGTGTCCGAATTTGTTATGATCCGTCGTCAATCTGCTTTACAGCGTGGTGCCCATTATGCTGTAATTACAGTCCATTGTTATAGTGGTCAGCCATTCTCTATTGCAAACACATTCTTTGGATTTGAAACGTTAGCAGAACCGGTTGGTGCTACCAAGATGGAAGATATTACTAGAATGATCGATACGGGAACACAACGTAGCGATGCTATGCATGCCGTCGTAAAACCTGAGCGTACACTTTTTACTTCTAATATAGCATCCAATGATACCTCCATCTTAGTTGCGGTAATAAATTTGGATGATGGAGTGGTGTATTATTCCGATATCCCTATGAAACAGATGAATCTTTCTTGCGCGGCTCTTGGAGCAGCAGCGCTTGATATCTATGCGGAGAACGCAGATAAGAGCCCATGCAAAGCATTTATTAATCCTCGTGGTAACAACGTAAACGAAACTGAACTTTCTATGGGAACTCAAATTCGGGCACTGTTTGAGAAACCAAGATTTTACTGTGGAGATCTGATTTGGCTTCATGCACAGGTTCGTGGTATGATCGTAAAGAACGCAGAGGATGCTGACGTTGTATATACACTTCCAGATTCTGCAATTGCAAAAAATCTGGAAGATGATCAGGAGTTAATTTCTCCATTTATGGTTGATCGTATGGTAAATGAATTCATGCCTACGAAGTAACCCACTCAAAAGAACCCATCTCAATATTGAGATGGGTTCTTTTTTTATATCCGAATGAATGCCATATCAAACTTATGTAATATCTCTTTGATATGGGAATATCAATAAAATATTTACAAAGGAGGTAATAATTATGCCGAGGTGGAATTATTACAAGAAAGAACAACCAGCTCCAATCACAGATTTGGAGCAGAGGCTTCATAAGATTGAAGCCGTAGTAGAGGAAGGAGAAATGGACACCGAAGATGTTCTGTTTCTCTTACAGGAGATTGAGAAGTGGGAGGACTCATTCCCGTGTGACGTACCTATCAAACAGCAAACTCCAGATCAGTTAAAAATTCAGAAGATCAAAGCTGATACACAGGAAGCAGTATCTACATATGTCCATCGTATTTACGATTGGGTTAAGACGTCATATGAAGTTCATGATGAAATCCAGTATGATACGATTGATGAAACTGAAGAGTGGATTCGTCAGCTCCCAAAAGATCTGGATTATGATTTTGGTTTTCCAGGAATTCCTGAATTTGAGGACTTGAAACGAAAGTTTCAATCTCTTAACTCCGGTGATTTCAATCGTATGAAAGATGACTGGGACAAAAGCGAGTGGGAATAAAGTATATAAGATAGGAGGACATCTATTATGACCAAGGATAGTCGTATTAATGATTACAATTACATTATCAGCCTTTTTAAGAAGGCAGAAAATAATTTAAATAATGAGGGGTGATTTGTAAAAAAGACATGGCATGATTTGTGTTTTTGCTTTGAGTCATATAAAGCAAACATAACTGATACAAATAGTCTGGATAAGATGATATTAGATAATGTGGTGGTCCAGACATTGTCTAATATCTATTTAAAGATCCGAGCTCGTAAAAAGAATACAGAAATTGCAGATACCGATGACATTTTCTATCTGGTAGCTGCGGGAAAGATACAGATGTATCTTGGTAAAATTAAGCTCAGTAGTCCAGTTATCGACAAAATTTATGAAGATCTGGAAAACTACTTTAGTGATCCGGAATTTTTCGGTTGTTTAGCTGAAGGAGTTTTAGATCAAGTAAATCAGAATAGAAGATCTATTACTGATTCCAATATTGTACAAACCCCCGTGAAGAAGGAAGGTAAAAATAAACCGAAAAAACAGAGAAAGAAGGCACAGCCGTTGGTAAGAGATGAACAGAATCCGTTCTATATCATGTCCAGATATTGCATGAGAGGCATGAATTTGTCGGAGGGAGCACTCGATAAACTTTTAGGCTCTAAGAACACCGGATGTCTAAAATCTTATGTTTGTTCCCAGTTCTCTTGGACGAGATGGACCATGCAACGATTAGTACTCATCTATCTGTATGGAGGTGAAAAGATCACCGCAAGAGCGTTTCGTGACTCCATCATTAAACTTATTAATGATGAGTTCAAGAAAGCAGGTGGCATAATTCGTGTAACCAAACGACAGTATGCGCCAAAAGTCGATGCAATAAATGCGCTCGATAATATGTTTCCGATTAAAGAGTTGCGTTTCATTATCGATTATGGAAACCAGTTGGTTAAAGATCGATATAAGAAATTTTTAGAAACGGGTGAAGCGCTTACTGCGGAGCAGAAAGAATTCTTCAGTAAATTCCCATCTGTAACTGCTCCAAAACCAGAACCTGTTGTAGCTGATACAACTGAAAATCGAATTACCACAACCTACACATCTGGTGAAGGAAAGAAGGTAATTGCAGATCCCGTATCAGTTAATCCGCATCGAACCGTGTCGCTGGCTAGAGCTGATTAATAATAAGAACCCCTCTTTAGTAATGGGAGGGGTTCTTTTTTTTGTTCTTATAGCGTGAAAAGCCCTCCTAAAAACAGTCCTATAAACTTGAAACGCTTGTAGAAAGGAGGAAATATGTTTTGACGGATACCGAAACTCTACAAAAACAGCTTCGAGAAGCGCTTTTAAATAACACTTATGATCATGCGTCCACCCATCTTGCTCTTCATAAAGCGTGGGAAAACTCATTTTCATATCTCTATCGGTTACAGATTGAAAAGATCTTATATGACGAATATCATTACTATTCCAATGATGAAACTGGTAAAACAGCAACAAAGATTGGACACTTATATTTAGATAAGAATATCCGTGCTTGTTTTGATATCGACAAAGACATTATTCATGTATGCGATCGAGAAGAGTTTAAGCGTTCCAATTATTATTTACGGTATTTTACATTGGAAGATATGATTAACGATGGACACATTTTTCAATGGATACCGATTGTAATCATAGATGATCAGGTGGTTTGGGATTGGGAAATTAAAGTAATTTCTAAAGATGCGATTCAATTTCGTATGCCAAAGCCTTTCCGTAGACAATATGTTTTGAAAAACGAACGTGATCCAGTTACGGATGAGATTATCTATATTGATCATAAAGTACAACTCTTTGTCGTACAGAATGATTATTACGAACGAGTGGTATTGAATCGTATGAACTTGTATATGGATAATGCAAGCCATCGTATCAATATCCCAAAAGAATATTTAAAGAAACAACTTCCTGGTGAAAATAAAGAAGGTACTTTTTTTGTAACATTCTCATTTCCGGGAGATGGAGCACAGGCGACCTATTTATGTACCCAGCTTGTAGATCTTTATGAGTATGAAACCTACTTTACCACAATTTTACCAGATAGTCTTTTCAAAAAGATCCAATCTTATACAAAAGAAATCTGGACAACGGTTGTTTACGTAAACGAACTGCATCGAAAAATTTGGTATACAGGTTCTGATACTACAACGGTCTCTGGTCATGAAGCGAACTTGATGATCTTAAATCGCGGGGATGATTTTGAACCCTATGCGTCTCCAATTCCAGTGGAAAACTTTATGGTGTTCCGTACTAGAAAAGGAGAAGACGTTCCTTCTATTATTCCAAACCATGAGACAATCAAACTTTATTATCCGAATATTTATCGTATTTGTAATCGCGGTATTCAAGATGGGGATTCCTATAAAATATTTTATTTTTACCACTACAACACGTACCTGAAATACACTTGCATTCATGATTTTTGGTATCGCTTCCTGAAGATTCATTTCTTAAACGAAGGATCAACCATGGAAGAAATTGTAGATAAAATTTGGCGTGGTAAAATGAAGTATGATGGAATGACAGAGATTCAAAAACAAGATTTCATCAAAACCTTTGAGCAGATCCTGTTATACCTGTATAAGCATTACAAATACGCCGAAACAGATTTCTTATACAACCATCTGGATTATGAATCTCATCCTTACGACCTCGATCACTTAACTGGGGAACCTTTTATGTACAAAGAAGGTCGCTTAAAAGAATGGATTCGAGATGATCCATGGTTACTTAGAGATTATGTATTGGAACAAAAACGGGTTGGGATGAGCTATCATCTGTTTACCAACCAAATTGATTTAAAAAGTCGGTATCGAACAAATACCAATACAGAATTGCATTACGACTATGAGTTCGATGAACCCATGTACGTTTTCGCTATGAATAATACACGGGAATATCCAGTTTATATGGATATTCGTTTTTTTGTTGATGGAATATTTGCAGAGAAAATGTATCAAGATCGTTACTTGTTTATGGATTATCTGTATATTCCAGTTTCCATGGTAACAGAAGATAGTTATCTGGAAATGGAAGTGTTCCCAAGGTACGATTTTAAAGAACCTATGCGGTTTACATCCATGAATGATGTACATGAAGTTACGATCGTAGAACCCGATGAAGGGGATATTTGGCCGACTTATGCAGATGCTTATGTCATGACTAAGGATATTGAGGGAGATGATTATCAGCACCTCTACGAAAACTCGTTATCTGAATTCTTTAAGATCACTTCCGTATATAAAGAAGGAGAATGGGACGTTGTAACTACGAAAGAAGATGATGCTGCAGGGAAACCGTTACGCTTTACGCGTCTTCGTAAGTTTAAAGTACAACCGACCGATGAAAGCATCTTAAATAAAGATTTAAATCTTTGCATCAATAAGCATCCAATGGGACTTCCGTTCCAGATCACAACGGCTGGTTATCCGTATTTGCAGCTTGTTGGAGCGGAAAATAAATTTCATTATAGTGCTGAATATATTCGAGTATTCCGTAACGGAAGACTTCTTCCAAATGTAAAATGGGCATTTTATTCTTCTTTTGAATGTCCACGTATTCAGTTAATGGAATATTTTGAGGTCGGAGATACTATTTATTTTGACATTACTCCGTTCCGGTATAAAATGATCTATCATAAGGAACGAATCGATCAAAATGAGTTGATGCATGACCTTCGAGATATTGTCACAAAACCATTTGATTGGAGATACTACGACGTATACTTGAATGGACGAAAGCTCAGCATGCCAAATTTATTCTCAATCACTCCATGGGAAATTAAGCTTAAAAACTTAAAAAGTTCTTATCATTTGACGATTTATGAGAAAGAACGAGATTGGGAGTATTATGGATTAAACTATAAAGAACCAATCTATTTCTTTACGCCGGATGACCTGTTTAAAAAAGACTGGATTTCTGAGGCAGAAAAGAAACAATTGGTGGATAATATCGTAGAAGCTCAAAAGGATCCTCGTATCAATTTCTATCCAAATACGGATGAGGAACCGGAACAAGATTGGAAAGATGAGAGACGTTATGTCCTTATTATGGCGTTCTATTGGAATGAACTGATTCCAAAGACCTTCGTGAACCCGAATGTGTTACAGTTCAATAAGAGCATAATTTCAACCGAATACCCGATTATCTATGAGAATTATGTGCATCCAGGAAATAGTTATGCACGTACCGATTATGAAAAAGAGACGTTGAAAGACGAAAAAGAGGTTATGGCGTTAGACCCAGACCTAACCATACAAGGAGAAAACGAAGAAGATTTAACCTATGTCTATATGGTTGGGCATCCTCTTGATGATGCGGAAGAATTCTTAGATGAAGAGGTTATCATCAATGACTCGAAGTATAACATAGGAGGTGATTGATTATGCCAATACCGGTACTACCAGGACAAGTTCCGACCATAATCAGTAAACCGAATCAGCGTTTTGCGACTACGGCATTGAGCACAAAATATCGTGTCAAAGCTGTCAATGGCGAAATTTTAAAAGATGAGGTCACCGGTGAAATCTTCTATAAACGCAAAGAAGATGGAAAAGTTGTCAGCTTCTTCCAAAATAAGAAGCAGATACAGGATTTGGTTCTGGAACTACGAATCTTACTGAATACCAATATGGGATTTCGGTATCCAGCAGATACCGAATCATCTTTCTTTATTAGCACCAATTATGATTTAACTCTGTTAAATAAAGAAAAGTTGCTGGATATTTATACCAGCAATCTGAGCATTGATAATAGTAATAAGGACTCCATTTATACGTATCACTTTAAAATAAGCAATGTTTGTAACGGTTTCTTTATGGAAGTGGATTCCAGAGATTGTGACAAACCTGCGATTGAAGTAACGACGAATTACTACAATCAATTTATGAAGAATTACGTAGGAGACTCTGCGCTATTTCTGGCTGAGAAAGAAAAGTTCAACAAAACCAAATGGGAAGAATCAAACGCTACGATTCGTTACCGTGTCAAGTGTATCAAAGGTGGAATGACTAAGATTTACGAATGTGAAGATTATGTCCGTATGAATGAACACTGCTTCATCAGTCTTCCGGATTTGGATATCATGACCGATTTTGGAGGTCACCCGGAAAGCATGGAGATCTTTATTGATCAAATTACATTTGACAAGTTACAGTTCATGTTTAAAAATGCAGGATTGATTGGCGGAAATTATTCTACGTTGCTGAAGAAGTATATGTATGAAGACAGCCGTCTGGAAGTTCAGCTTGCAAATGTAATGTATTTTGTCGACAGACCAGAAGATTGGGAAGAGCTTGGAAATGAAATCGTGGTTGCCTTTATGGATACCCCATACTTCTTTGAGTATATGGGGAACGTTGCGACCTTAAACGACAATGGAGATTTTATTTTCTCCGTGCGTCGACCCTATTCCAATGAATGGAAAGTAAATGGTGTTTGGGCAGAAATGATCCGTACCATTGATATTAACGGTGATGTGAAAAACACGGGATCAGAAAATTCCGATCGTTGGCGTGAACTTGAGGAGATCTTTGGACCGAATCGAATTCACCATGGTAGATTCACATTTGATGAAACAAAACGGGATCATTTCCCACTTGCAGATCGTATTATGATTTCGTTTAACGAGTAAAGGAGGTTTGAACTATGGGAGAAACCTATGAATACCAACTGGTAAATCAAGCCGCTACTACTGCACAGGTCACCAAAGCATTTCGAGGTGGCATTCACAACTGTCAGTTAGTGAATACCGAACGAGAAGTTGCAGGTGTCAATAATAAACTTTACGCTGGAATTAAAGGAAAACAAACCACATATGATATTCCTGCAGATGAACCTATGACTGCAACTGTATATATCTATGATCCAGATGAAGACGATATTTCAGGGGAGGAATAAGATATGGCGAAAATTCCGAATTTACCTATGGCGGATATCCTGATTCATGGAAAACCAAATGATCGTGTCGAATACATCGGTTTTCCGGTTACGCGATATCAGAATATTGTAGGAGCACCAGCACTTGTGACAGCAGATACTGTAAAGAGTTCTGCTCCGTTTCAGTTATTACACACCGATGATGTGGAGCTCTCCGTAGCAGCCATTCGTCTGATGTGTGGAAATATACTTTAAAGGAGGACTTTATCATGGCTCAAAGAAAAGCAGTCATTACAACTTTTCAGTCACCGGTATTAGAAGATGGGGAGCGATTGGATTTGCTTCCTCGTACTGCGGCAGAAGCAGTTGTATATAAAGATAAAAGCGGCGTTCAGCATGATTTAAACCAGTTTATTCAGGACGAGGTGGAAACGAAGAACGCAGGTACTGCTTTGACAGACGATATTCCATACCTGTCTGAATCAAAGCCGGATCATGCTTGTTTATGGGCAAAAATTGATCCAAGCAAGACAACACGTAGTTAAAATCAAGTAGAGTTTAGGACCAAACATCCTAAACTCTACTTTTTATTTTCGGTAATGTATTATCTCCTCGAAGACATCTCAGTAAGAATAAAAAAGGAGATCATGTGAAAATGGCAAAAACACAACAATTCGCAGAATACCGAGTCCAGGACGAGTTAGTCAAAAATACAACACAATCAAAAGTATCATGGAAGAAGATGCTTAGTGTCTCTGGACTGATGGCAGCAAAATTTCCAGTAGCTCTTGACATACAGATGCTGGACATGATTATTGCATTCTTATTAAAAGACAGCACGTTACGTACAAGAAAATCAATTAGCAATATTGATAAATTAATGGGGATTATCGATCCCGATGTTTATGAGGGAAATCCAGAGCTAGAGTCCCGTATTCATATTATTCAAAATATTACAACTTGTTTATTGGAAGAACGGTTTGAAGAACCGTCATTTATTCAAGTATATTGTAGAGATCATGCAGAAGATGAATATAGCAAAGAATTAATTGATAAAATGAATACCTTAACGATCAAATATGCAGAAAGTAAATATATGATCAAAAAGGTAGATTCGATTTTAGAGTTTAGTTATGTCATTACTGCAAGATCGATTATGCAGCAAATCTTAGATTCCATCGATCCAACGGATTTTGCAAGTTATGAAAAGGTTGCAAATGACCTAAATACCATTGCACAGACCATCGTCAATATCAATCGAAAATGTCGAAGTTTGGATGCTGACCAGACATTTAGTTTGGATACGGATCGATTTGAATCTGTGATTGCCGATGCGGTTGCTAAATTAAAAGATCGAAACCGAATCTTTATTACCGGATCGACGTACTTAAATGCATTACTTTCTCCAGGGTATATGTCCAAACGACTCTATACATACCTCGCCTTTCCAGGAAAAGGAAAGTCTACGATTTTGTTAAAATCTGCTCTGGATATGCGTAAGTACAATCCAAACTTTAAACCAAAAGATCCAGAGAAACGTCCAGCAATTCTATTCCTTACATTAGAGAATGATATCCCTGAGACCATTGAGCGTATGTTTAATATGACCGTATCTGCAGAAGATATTCGAAACTATACACCAAATCAGGTTATTAAGTATATGCGAGATCGTGGTGGTTTAAAGTTAACCGGAGATTGCTCGATTGATATTATTATCAAAGAATACAAAAATAGAGAAATCAATACGGATGATATCTATTCCATTATCAACGATCTTGCGGATGAAGGAATTGAGGTTTGTGCACTTATCCTCGACTACATGAAGCGTATTCGTCCCACAGAATATGCAGAAAATGAAAAAGGGGAATTAAAGAATATTTCAAATGAATTAAAGGAGATTGCAAAATTCTTTGATATTCCGGTTATCACAGCACAACAGTTGAACCGAGAGGGAGCTGCGGTTGTAGATGCGGCGTTACAGCTAAACAAAGAAGATGTAACCCGATTGGTAGGTTCTCAAAATATTGCAGGCGCCTGGGAAATTCAAGAAAACTCTGACTGGACCTGTATCATCAATCCACAACGAAAGAAAGATACGGGTGAACTTTTCATGGTATTCAAACTTCTTAAACGTCGTTATCGTTCTTCTGAGACAACTGAGAAGATGAGACAGCTCGATTACTTTAACCAGCCGTTTGAAGAAGGAAATGAAATCAAGCTCAAAGATGATATTGATTTGGATGAGCCACTTGGACTTCTTTCCCTTAGCACGGAGTTTGGTCCAGAGAATCAACCAAATAAACGAGGTACTGCTAACGCAATCAAACGAGAGGTGGTAAAACGATATCCAACCCAGCAATTCAATGATGATAGTGAAGTCCGCGATACGTTCTTCGATATTGGAAAACACGACCATACCAAGAAAGACAAAGATAAGGAGAGAGAAACCGAAAAGGTATGAAAGAACGGAAGTATTATACACTTGAAAAATTTAAAGAAATCTATGGACCATCACTAAATTAGCATGTTACCAGTTTTGGATATTTGCAGGTATTAAAATCAAAAGGTTCTCCAAATAGTATGTATGACTACTATGTCCGATTACGCATTTTAGATATGCTCGTCTATGATGAGTCGGAACGAATCATCTCCTTTTGTTATCTTGGAGATCGGATGTTTGCAAGCATTGAACCTTATGAACGATTATTACTACTAAATGCTTACACCACTCTCAATCATAATACCAATCAAGTACCAAATATTGATTTATACTATGCGGAAAGTATCAATGGTGATCTGGAACTTCTAAATGAGGAAGCGTTTCGAGAAACGGAATATCCAAAAGCGGATAGGCTATACCAAGAGCTTTCTGGTCGATCACTTGAATCCGATGATGGAAAATGGTTAGAGTTTCCAGTGGATGACCAGAGCTTAGGATTTCCAATCGGATTTCCATCTTATTACTATTCCAATTAAAGAAGTTTAAAGTTGTAGTTCTTATACACTCCTTTAAGAAGAATATTTTCTCTTGTATTTACGACTTAATAACTTTTAAATAAGGTACGGAAAGCTCATACGAGTCTTCCGTACCTTATTATTCCCCTTAAAAACAGTCGATTAACGGAAATGAGGGCTCCCTCATTTTTTTTATTAATAAAGAAAGGGGGCTATAACCTTGGCAAAAATTAGATCTCGTATGGATTATGCAAGAGAAATGCAAGATGAGATTCAAGGTGTTGTATCTTATGCATTTGATCGTTTACAGAGTTTGCATGATATCCATCTAAAACTTCATCAGATGGGTGGTGAAGTTTGGTTTGGAGATACTTTAGAAGAACATCGATTAAAAGCCAAATTTAAAGAAAAAGAAGAAAAGGTGACGAATTTATATAAAGAGCTGGATTCCTATACAAAACAACAACGATACGCGGAAGTATATCGTGCCTTTATGGTAGATCTAAAAGATGAAGACGATGAAGGTGCCTGGGGACCGATCTTCAATAAATATCGTGAACAAATCTTGGACTTTAAAATTAAGATGAATCATACTCATCAGGATTTTTTATCTGAAATGAGCCAAGTTTTTCGAATTGTGGCGGATCAAAAAAGAAAGGAGAAAGAACACAAAATGATGAAAGACACTCCAATCGAAGAATATGTAAAAAACGGAGAGCGTATCCGTAAAGTATTATATGAGAAATGTGCAGCAGGAGAAATTACGTTAGAAGAAAGAGAGGCTGCAATCGCAAAGCTTTCTTCTTATACCGAGTCTGTAACTCGTTTTACCAGTGAAGTTGTAAACGCAATCGAAGAGTTCTGTGAAGGAACTTTAACCTGTGACGAGCTGGATACTATTTTAACAGGGTATTACAAAGAAAACCCGGAACAGTCACTGTATTTCAATGGTACTCATATCGACAATCGTTACAATGCCATGAAGAATGAGGTTGTGGGACTGTATGAAGCAGGCGCTATTGATCTTAATATGGCAGCGGAACAGGTAGATTATTTAAGCACCGTCTACGATATCTCTATTGGAGAGCATGTCGCTTCTTTAACAGAGGCAGTTGATCATCCTATGATTGACCTTATGGTTTCTGGAATGGATGATTATTTTGGAGCCATCCAAGAGTTTAAAGAATCTGCTGAAGAAGGAAGTGATCTTGACGTACGGTTAAATGCATTAGATCACTTTGTAGAAAAAACCTGGCAGTATTTTGAGAATAATGAAGAGAGGATTGTCAAAGAGGCGGGTGCTGATGAAATCATCTGCGACATTACAAATGCTACTTTGATTGCAAGCACTTTGGCTTGTATTGCTCTTATCCTATCCATTCCAATTGGAAAAGTAATTAATATGAAAAAAGGCAGCAATGTTATTAAAGCCTATGAAGACATTCATCCAGATGCTATTAAATATAGTGAATTGGATATTGCAAAAATGAGTGTTGCTGGTACTGCAGCGAAATATATACCGGAAGTTGCTAAATTACTTTCAAACGACCTGCGTGTTACAGGCAAATGTTATCTTGTAAAATATAAGAGAAAACCATTTGCAGTAATCGCTCGTCTTCAGCAGCAATCCTCATCCGTTAGTACCGGAGATAATGGATATACAGTTGAGTCTTCTCCATATAGATTCTATTACAAATCCCTTTGTCCAGAAGCAGAGAAACATCAGGATTTTTATGAAGCAGCTCTTATGTTAAAGAAGTTCAAAGTTTCTACTCCAGAAATTAAATCTTTCGCAAAAGATTTAAAGAAAGAGTATGAGGAACTGAAAAAAGAAGCTGAAAAAGCAGAAAAGAAAAAAGAACAGGAAGAGAAGCTGGCAAAATCTGTAAAAGAAGCCAAGATTGCGAAAGAATCTGCTGGCATCGAGTATGACAATGATCGAATCTATTCTGCGGTACGCAAACAGCTGATGGATAAATATGCAGCAGGGGAAATTACTCTGGAAATGAGAGAGGCTGCTCTTATTGAAGCACGAGATCGTCTTTTTGGAGATGACGTTGAAACTATGATGGAGGGTGTTCTCGGAAATCTTTTCAAAAAGAAAAACAATGCTGCTGCTGGAATGCAGAAATTAGCCAACGATGTTGCTCTTACCAATAAGCAAGTAAAAGCATTGTCTACACAGTACGTTGCAAATCAAAAGAAAATCAAACAGCTAGAGGAACAAATCCAGGGATTGGAAGTAAAGCTTGGTGCTACAGATGGTGTCAGCAACCGAGCAAAAATTTCAGATCAAGTGAAAAAACTTCGTGAAGAAATTCTTAGAATAAACGATTTGAATCGTGGAATCCAGAAGCAGATTGTAAAAGTGAACGTTGCTACAGAGAGTGTTGATGTTGACGCTTTAACTCAGGATGAGTTAGATACTATGGTAGAAAGCGTTTGTAGGAATATTGATAAGAAAAAGGAAACACAGACAGCTTGTACTGGTTCCGATCCTTGTGCAAACCTGCTTTCCATGTATCAGTCAAACCGGAAGAAAATTGAACAGGATACGGATAAAATTAAATCTCTTGAAAAAGAGATAGAATCTATGAAAAATGGAAAAGCTGGAAAAGTCTATGATACTGCAGTTAAAGAAGTAAAATGTCTTCAGGCTGAAGTTAAAAAACTCTCCGAGGCAAATACACAGATCCAGAAACAGATTGCAAAAGCGAAAGCTTGTGCAACCAATGAGAGTGCAAACGTTGATGAAATGACTCAGGAAGATCTGGATCTTATGATGGAAAGTATCTTCTCCGACATTGCCAAAAAAGCGGAGCAGTTAAAACCAAAGCCAAGTGCACAAAAGGCACAGGCGAAACTTGCAGCAAATGAAGCAGAGCTCAAACGTCTCAAATTGATGTTAAATGATATTACCTGTATGAAACGTCGAAAAGACATTGATCCGGCTACCATGAAGCAGCTACTTGACAAAGAGAAGAAGATCAGTATGAAGTTCGCAAAGCTGAAAAAAGAGAATCAGAAACTGGATCCACTGGCTCGCGAACAGGGTATTATCACAGAACCATATTGATAAGGAGTTGATACTATGTTAAACTTATCCAACATCGTATCCAGAATTAAATTCAAATTGGGGATTGCTACACTTGCAGTCCCCTTTGATGACATTGATCAGATGATCACTAAGATTATTCAGGATTTTACCGTTCCTGTATTTTCTTTGTATTGTCCGGATAGAAGATTATGTCGAGTTGAACTGAATAAAGCATTTAAAATGGTAAATCGTGTTACGTCTTCTACGGAATACTTGCTTCCGGATTTTGAAAATCCAAAGCTGTTATATGTGAATGATGTTTACTATAACGAAGATGCTTTAACCAACTTAGGATATTATGCCGGAACTGTCCCAATGGGTATGACGGATACGTCGTTTATTGGACAGATGATGCTCAATAACTTATCCGCTCAGCTCTTAAATCAAGCAGTTCCAAAAATGACGTTTCATTTTGAAGCGCCAAGAAAGTTAATTCTGTACAATTCATTTTGGTCGAACGTGGTTACCATGGATTGGAGTTTTGAACACTCCAAATCTTTAAACACGATCCCAGACGATGCGCTAACCTCATTCTTACAATTAGCTCTCTTGGATGTAAAGGAAAACCTATACCCAACGATGGCTCAGTTTGTAGAACAAAACACCGTTTACGGTACGTTACGTCTTCCAATTGATAGTTGGCAGAATGCAGAATCCGAACGATTGGAACTTCTTAGTAGATGGGACGATACCTATCATCTGGATGGAATCCCATTCTGGTGGGGATAAAAGAAAAATACCATACACAGTTTACCTGTGTATGGTATTTATTCATCTTTAAAATGATGCGAAAAATTCATCCACTTTCTTTTTTGTCTCAGGTCGAATCTTTGCATAAATCATGTTGTCGTCATCTTTGATGATTGCGTGCGTACGCTCTTTGTTAAATCCAACCAAATCTTCCATTCCAAGATCAAAGCTTTCCATTAGAATTTCCGTGTTAATGTCTTTATTCGCAACCAGGTCTAAAATTTCTCCCAGAGGAATGAAGGTATCTTCTGGAGTGATGATCGTATGAGTTTCCGGTTGAACGGATTCCAATACCGGTTTTTCAATATGTCCGATCAGTTCTGCCTCTGGATGAGAGGGATAAAAGACCCAATCATAGGTTACCAATAATCGAATCACAACGGTTGGTTTTCCATTGATCTGCTTTAAGGTAGCAATGGATCTGCAACTAAAACGCGGGACCATACCCTGAATAACGGATTTTGCAAATCCAGTTCCGGCATCGGTACCAGCATCCGTCTGAATCTTTGCTTTCAACAGATTTCCTTCGATTCTAGGATTCATAATTTTATGAGAACGGTTATCGGGCCAAACGTCTCGAATACGTTCGGGACTTAACTTCTTATCCTGGTATTCCTGAGTTGGATGATTCTGTTCTCCAAACCAAGAATCATGTGCCAGAAGATCCTGAATCTTCGGAGTGTTAATCGCAGACCAGACATTCTCTGCCGTATAATACCGGTGGTTTCGGTTCTGTACCCCGAAAGACTGTAACACGGATTCAAATTCAACAAAGAAGATATGGTTTTTATCATATATTTTAAGATCTCCGATATGACTGACGGATTCATCCGTACTTTCGCAAAGATATACAAACCCGAGGTCGTCTATTTGCTGATTGGTACGCAAAATTTACACCCCTTTTCGAGTTTTCTTATCCGATTGTTTTAAGCTGGAATCCTGAAGTTTTATTTTTATTTTCACACCTACTTAATGCCCTTATAGATTTTCATGATATATTATTTTTCTGCTTTAGACCAAAGTAGATTAAACGTCGGTAAATCTATAAGGGTATCGAAAGCTATTTCTAATTTTCGAAAATCAGAAATACTATATGGCAATGAGAAAGGGGACAACAAAAATGGGAAAGAAACGAACCGTACTCTATCGTATGGATTGGGATGCATGTTTTTATAGCGACATGGCGAGCGGGATTGGTTTTCAAATTACAGAACCAGCAGAAGTATCACTCGATGGTTCGAAGGAGAAAACCTTATACGGACCTCAATCTCCTCTGTATGGTACCACCTATGGGGATGAAAGAGAGTTCACCGAACGTTATCGTTGTAAATGTGGAAAACTTCGTTCCAGAGCTTACGAAGGAGAAACCTGCCCATTTTGTAAGGAAAAAGTAGAAGCCAGAGGATCCAACATCAACATCTGTGGATGGATTTCCTTAAATGGATCTGGAGCATTTGTCATCCAGCCTCTGTACTTTCGTATCCTTGCACAGGCAATTGGCAAAGAATTTTCCGAGATTGTCAATTGCAAAAAGAAAGTAGACACCAATGGTATTCAGACAGCTTTAAAACCAGGAGATTTGGATTTTGTTCCAACCCATCCATTTTATGGAATTGGAATCCAGGAATTTTATAATCGTTACGAGGAAGTTTTAGAGTATTATATGAAGCTTCCGAATAAGAAAAATAAAATCACAACCTTTCAGATCTTACTGGCGCAAAAAGATCAGGTCTTTACCCACCATATTCCGGTGTATTCTACTTATTTACGTCCACAGTCCATCACCCAGGATACATTCTACTTCCAGGGTGCTGATAAGATGATCAACGTCATCTTCAAACTGTCTGAGCAGTTAAAGAACTGCGACGACATCGAGTGGGATAACTTCCAAGCACGGTTACAGATCAAAGTCAATGCTCTTTGGGATTATGACTTTGCTTCCATGCATGGAAAGGAAGGTATCATTCGAGATATGTTACTCGGCGGGTCCCTTAACAAAATTGGGGGACGTTAAACCAATCTAATTGCGGGAACTTCTAGTAGAGGATCATAACTACCAACCTATTGTGGTGACAGAATAGGGGCAAAGGGTAACTCCGGAGATATGGTAATCAAGGTTATGATTGGAACAATCGACGCAACGAAGTATCTTAGTAGGATAAGATATGAGTTCAACGACTAGAGAAAGCTAAACTGCTTTTGCAGGGAAAATAAGGTAGATTGAAATATCTACACGAAGCGAGTATCGTAGGGTAAAACCGAAACGGTTGGGTGAATCTTTGATTCATATGATATAGTCTGAGTATTGTAAATATTTGCAATTATACCGCACGTAACGTAATCGTACCAGATCCGACACTCCGAGACAATGAAGTCGACCTGTCTTATCATACTTTCCGAGAATTATTTAAACCAAAAATCATCAATTATTTAAAGGTATATGAAGATATACCACTTAGCAAAGCAGAAGACATTTGGGAAGATTCATTTATCTTCAATCAGAAGGTATATGATATCATGATGATGATTGTTAAGAAAGAAGAAGTCACGCTTCTGATTAACAGGAATCCCACTTTAAATTATTATTCAATGTTGTTATTGAAGGTACGCCGGGTAAAGAGAAGTGGAACCGACTACTGTTTAAGTGTACCACTGTCGATCAACAAAGTTGCTTAGTCCAAACTGACAAGGTCGACATTAAACTATCCTAATTGCGGGAAATTCTAGTAGAGGACTTTAACTACCAACCAAGTGTGGTGACAGACTTGGGGCAAAGGGTAACTCCGGAGATATGGTAATCAAGGTTAAAGTTGGAACAATCGACGCAGCGAAGTATCTTATCAAATCATAAATAATATAATTTAAAAATATATTTTTAAATTGGAGGTGTTTGAAAATTTGAGAAAAGAGATTTATTGCCCAGGTCTAAAATTCAAGTATACCATCGATGAAAATGCCATTGTGTACAATGAGACCAAAGGTACTGTCATTAAGCCATCTATCAATAAACGCAGGCCAAACCAACCGTCTGCTATTTATCTTAAGAAAGACGATGGTGGACGAGTATACACATATTTAGAGAATCTGGTGGCTGAAAGATTTTGTAAAGGATATCAATCTGGTGATTATATTCATCATAAAGATAACGATATTCGGAATTGTGCTGCAAGTAATCTTGAGACATATGATATTACAGAATATATCAATCATTTTATGGATATTGATGTTACAAGGTGGAAACGTGTAAACATAGGCAAACCATTATTGTACGAGTATTATATATCGGACAATGGTGTATTGTTTAATGGGAGCACGTATAGCATAGTTCAACCGTTTAAAGATAATCGAAGTATGAACAACGACTATCTAAGATTTACGTTATATTTATCTGATGGAGACAGTATTCACTATTCAGCTTCCAGAATGGTTGCTATACATTTTATAGGAAAGCCATTTTTAGATAAGAAAGACAACGTGTATTTCAAAGATGGAAATACACAGAACTTAAATTATACAAATTTGGCTTGGGGTGATAGATATGATGTAATTAACAACGCCTTCCGATTAAATCCAGATCGTAAACCTATAAAATTATATTGCTATCAGGAAACCGAGGAATGGAAACCATTAGATTTCATTGACAATCTTGCATATGATTACGAGGTTAGCTCATTTGGACGAGTGTATAACAAGACGCTCGATAATATGCTCACTAATACAGCAGATCGAAAAGCGCAACGTACACAGAAGTATCGTTCTTCTGGAAATCTGAATAACCAGTCATGGTGTTCTGTATCACTTGTAACAAAAGATGGAACGATGACTCGCATACCAATACATGTGTTAGTTGCAACTGCATTTGTTGAAAATCCGGATCCGGAGCATTATAATGTGGTCAACCATATTAATGGGAATCCAGAGTATAATTGCGCTTGGAATCTTGAATGGTGTTCTACATTGAAAAATATGTATCACGCAATAAATACAAATTTGCAACATTCATCAGCATTTATTGGATACGTAACGGATACATATTGGAGATCTAGGACAATCCTGGCATGGTTGTGCTCAATGTATGATATGACAATTCCAGATGAATGTGAGAAGATATATAGTATATATCAAAATTATTCAACAACCTATCCAGATAGCATAGAACCGATAGAAACATATGATAGATTCTGCAATGTTATCAAGAAATACTTTTCGTCTGATCACGATTTTCAAAAATTGTATGCATTTTATACTAGTGAGTACGGTCAGGCATACAGTGTAGGTAAATATTATTAAGTACTATTATTTATGATTTGAATAAGATATAAGTTCAACGACTAGAGAAAGCTAAACTGCAACTGCAGGGAAAATAAGGTAGCTGAAATGCTACACGAAGCGAGTATCGTAGGAGAAATCCGAAACGGATAGCGTTTCAATATATTGAAACGAAGATATAGTCTACAAGGCAGGCTTGCCAGGACTTAACGCTTAGGATAAATTATTTGAATGGGTGTTATAAAACCTCTCTAATTTTGCGGGGAAGGTTTGATCATCTATTACTACGTACTTATCCCAGTGATGGAGATGAGGGCAATGGGTAACGCCAAAGGTATCGTAAAAAGGTAATAGTAGAACCAATCCGCAGCGAAGTATCTTACGAAGATAAGATATAGGCTCATCGACTAGAAAAAGCTAGACAACCATATTTGTAGAAATACATAAATGAATTTATTTCAGGTGGTTTGAAAATAAGGTAAGTTGAAATACTTACACGAAGCGAGTATTGTAGGAGAAATCCGAAACGGGAGGCTGATCGTTAGTTGGTAATAGACTAACTGTTTGAAGATATAGTCAGAAGTTATAAGAACTTTGGATTTCGATGGAGATATCCTAAATATGATTGCAATTGTAGATCCTGCAATCAAGTACATGTTTCGAAAGTTTAACCCGATCACTCGAATGATCATTGCGAGAGATACGGGACTTTTGAATTCTTATTTCTCAGTTACAAAGTCACAGAAGATTGACCTGTATTACTTTGCAACTTGTGGAGCACTGGAAAATGATACTCCAGAAACGTTCCCAGATGAACCACTTACGAAACAACCATGGGAAGAGAAAGTGGTAATTCAGGAACAGCCGACGCTGAAGTATCAGATGGAACCGGAGGAGCTGATTAAGATTCCAAGAATGGAATCGGTATCAGGAGTTCCATTTAAACCAAGTGCTAAGATTAAGAAACGTTTTAAAATCAAAGCATCAGCGTAATATATGAGGAGTTCTTTGATATGAAGAACTCCTCTCTTTTACTGATATATTATTTCCATGTAAGAATGTGACGTTTACAAAAGAAAAAGGATTTTAAACTTGCTTTAAAATCAAAAATTACAGTCATTTCAAAGGCTTCATTTCTAGGTTCCCCTCCTGGATCTTGGAAGTCTTACGTCGCATTCTTTACTGGTTTTGATCTAGCTTACTCCTTTGGGCTAGATTGTTTCTGCCAGCCAGGAAAGGAGTTCCCGTCTCCCAATACGGAGCTTCTTTCCTGGTAATATTAATTTTTTTAACAAAAGGAGAATATAAGGAGGTATTAAAAAAATGACTTCAAAAGAAGAAAGAAAAGAGCTAATGGAAGAAATGCAGTTTGGAATGTTGGTGATGAGTACCTTGGAAGATCCCATTACACATCAAAAAGCAATACCAGGAGATCTGTTAACAACAGATGCTGCGGCACAGGATGACTGGTTTCATGTGTATTCAATCAAAAATATCTTTGCAAGATATGGAGAGGGAGCCTTCTTTGCGTGTTGCGCTCCAGAAAAACCAGAAGATCTGGAAAAATGGAAATATTGGGCGGAGTTATTACTGGAAGAAACGGAGAAACACCATCAGGTGTTATTAATGACCAAAGTTCGTATTGGAACCGTGTTTAATGCAACCGAACCAAAGGTTGTGAAATTATTAATTGATGCTGGAGCTGATATTTCTACAGAGAATTATAAGGTAATCCGAATTGCAAAGCAGTATTATCCAGACGTATATAAAATGCTTCGTACCGAATATCCAAATATTGTGAGGAAAGCTGTTAAAAATGTAGAAGATCCGGAATATACGAAAACCGATGTAGAGGAGGTAGAAAGTCATGAGTAAGGAAAAATTAAACGTAACCGAATGGAATTTTAAAATCGCCAAAACTCCATCTATGGAATACTGCATTATGTGTGATGCAGCTGGTTTTCTAGGTCATGAAAAGATCGGTGCCGGTGAAATGAAATTAGGATCCAATGTAGTGCCGATTTATCCCATTAAAGAGATCTTCGCACATTTAAATGAAGGATCAATTGTAGCGGACATCTTTCCGGTATATGGGGATGTGGATGAAGAGGCCATTGAAGCGTATAATGAGTGTTCCTTCATGGGTTATCATCTTAGTGCATTTGATCACGTAGAAAATAACGAAACTCCAGATATCGTGAGTGTTGATGTCAAACAGAGCAAGAATAAAGGAACCGGTTCGGATGTAATCGTGACTTCCAATCCGTTAAAATGGGATACTGTAAAATCTGAGTATGAGGAGATGCAGAACCAGTATCTACACAAGGCACCAAATGGTACTTATTTATGTAATGCCTACTACGTCGTGCGTTCCTATGACATTACCAAACCATCCACGGTTGAAATTTTAATTGAAAATGGAGCAGATATTACAGCAGATGATTATGCTCTATTTCGTATCGCTAGAGAACGTTATCCAAAACTTTGGGTATGGCTTTCCGAGCGGTATAAAGAAGTAATTGCTAAGAATCTCAATGTAATTTATGGATACGACAAAGTGAATCAAACGAAAAAAGACTTCTTTAAAGCCTTTGATAACTTTGTAACTTCCATGATTGGAGAAACAGACATTGAGGAAACGAATGAGGATGAGGAGAAATCAAAGGAATCTGTAAAAGAAGGAGTGCTAGATAAGTTCATTGGTTTTAAGAAGGGATTCTGTGATTAATACGAAAGAAAGGGTGTGATACCATGTTTTATCAGGGACACGTGGAGCCTTACCGAGTTCTAATTAAAGGGGAAGAACGTAACTTATCCGATACGAAATTGATAAGAAAATTTAATAAACGTATCGTACTACCAAAAAAGAAGGTGGTTCCAGGATCGACCTTGACGCTAATTTGTATCGACGATACCACGTATGCGTCAGTGGTAAAGCTTGATAAATTATTTAGAGGCTCGGATTACCGAGCCTCAATTGAATCCAGTATCGTACTATCCGATGAGATTGATGATGATCAATTGCTAACGGATGAAAGTAAGAAACGGCTTATTGCATACATCCGTTTTTGTCATAGGTTTGGCCAACGCGCAAAGATTAAAATGATATACTTAACCAATAAAGAAACACAGATTGCCTGCTATCGACGAGAACGGATTACAAATATGATTACGGATACGATGCGCCTTAATGATTACGTGTATTATACATTGGAATCTCATATTGTGTTTAAACCATCCATCAAAGTGGAAGGGATTACCGAACCAATTGAGTTATAAAAATGACTGACAAAGGAGAACTAGAAATGAAAAATACCAAAGCATCCGCTTTTACAATTTTACACCAGCTTGGACTATGTTTGTATGATTTTGAAGAAGCTGGATTTGTACCTGATGAAAAAGGATTAAACCGCATTTATAGAGGGGATTTAAATGTGAAGTCTGTTTCTCCATCAGGGATGGCTGATTGTATACGAAATAACAAACGTTTTCGAAAAGCACTCTTTCGAATGAACGTCATTCAAGAAACAGGTCTTTTAGATATGGCAAAGAAAGTCCTGATCCAGGAAGGCGTGGCTGTGAAAAAAGGGCGTACCTTGGTTGTAAAGTTTCATATCTTGACAGTGTTGATGGTAGCACTGATTGATGTGATCATGTTGTTTGCGATGGGTATGGACGTGAGGACAGAGCCTTTTGAAGTTGGAATTTTTGTGATCATAAGCAGCATGGTATATGGCATGTCTTTGATGTTGTTAAATTATACCATCGGGGACAATACCGTGATTACCGAATATGGAGAAGCCACCGAGGAGTTTACCGATCAGTTAATGAATGAAACCTTATACGATCACGGAGAACCTTCCCTGGTAACATCTGTCTATAGCACTGATAACTGGGCTAAGGTATCTGAAGGAGCGGAATGGTTGGACGAACCATTACATACAATCCTTTTGATTGAGTACTATCTTCGCATTTTTAATTCTCCGATTATGCGAAGATGTTTTAAAGGAGAAACACCGGTCGACGTTTATAGTAGAGAATACTGCCAGATTGAGAGGGAACTGATTCATTACTATCGTCTGGATCCAAATGATATCACACGGAAACCAAAGAGAAAAACGACAACAGAAAGAAGAGATCGTAATAAGCATAAAGGCGATCGAAAACCGCAGATCTATAATATGTATTAAGTGGATGTGGATACGATCTTGAGATGAGGGATTAAACATGGATAATGTGATCGATAATATCATACTTGTATGTATGGTTGTAATTGTAATGTATATGTGTTTCATTACGTGGAGACAGGTACAACTGAAAAGAAAGAAACGGTATACGAAAAAAATACAAAAAGAGGATACCTTTAAGATGCAGATGATGTTCGTAATCATCGAAATACTCCTTATACTACATGTGGCATTATTGTATCACATTCATTTTGGGAGGTGGTAACGATGTATGGATGGGCGTGTAACTTACTTGGTAAACTCTTATCTCGAATAGGAAAATTCTTGAAACGATAAAGGATCGAACAAGAAGCATTTAAGAATGCTTCTTGTTCTTTTTTACCCATCCCTGTAGAATCTTAATATGATCCGGGTTTGTCTCTAAACGGATTAATGATTCCAATAAATACGTACTGTGACAATTCTTTGGAAGTTGGTTAGAGACAATTAACTTTGCGAGATACTCTGCAGTTTTGTAATTTTTTACATGTGTATGTCCAACATTGAATTTCTTCTTGGTATTATAGACCACATAGATCTCATTTCGATGTTTGCCGTTCTGATTTTCTGCATAGATATCAACAAATTTGATTTTACCCACTCGAACCATAAGACACCTTCTTTCTTAGAAAATTGTCTCCTGTGTAAATCCGTAAAATAGGTCTGAAAAGTGATATACTATTTCCGTGAATCAGAGAAATAAAATAAGAATAAGATAGCAATCTCTGATCAAAAAAGTTCATAGACGATGAAATAAATGGTCGTCGAAGGGTCAAATGATCATCCCTGTCTAAGACAAAAATGTATGATCCGGTGGAGGCAGAAAGCCAAGAGCCGTATGGAGATTACCATGGCACAGAATACAAATAATACAGCAGCAGCTCAGGGACAGTCAGAAGAGGCAGTTGTTAATAATACTGCCACCCAGCAGAATCATGAGCGCGCAGTGAAGACCCCAAAACAGAGAAATGAAGGGGTTGCCAATGCTAAGAAAAGAGCATTGGCAACTGCTGCTGGAACTAGAAAGGCTCTGAAATCTGGGGCCAAAGCGTTTGGCAATGGAACAAAATCCGTTGCCAGAGAGGTGGTTGCTGATGCCGCAGGTGGTGCTGTTGGTATCATTACCACCATGGTGGTTGGAAACATTGTCAATGGTTCACTGTGCGATGCAGTGAACATTGTTGACAGTGAACTCGGGAAACGCCACCCGAGAATGGTAACTGTAAAGAAATCTTTCGGCCGTCGAAAAACGATGACCGAAGGAGAATATTACAAAGCCCTGACTAAGGGGAAACATTTCAAGGAAGTGGAGACAAACCACTTCCTGATCGACCACAAGCAGGTCGTTGATACTGCTGTGGGAACAGTATCCTATGCAATGGGTGCCGGTGCCGGTGTTGCAGCCGGACTCACCACCCGTAGCATGGTAAAAAATCAGCTAGTTCTTAACAGCCAAATCAACAAGGCTGTGAGAACAGCTCTTGATGGCTCCGATTATGAGGAGGACGGACAGATTTGAATGTCCGTCCTCTAGGGACTAGGACATTCGTCTTGGTCCCTACCCTTATGGGTATAATTCTTTTTTTGTTTTTTCGACAATCTTCTAACGGATATAAAGGAGGATTAAGAGATGCAGTATTTTATTTTTCCATTAACCATCTCCGAAGCACATACACCTACAAAAGTAGGTTATAGCTATATCAAGAAAAACGAAGGACGACTGGTAAACTTTCCAGATTTGGTTGAAGTAAATACGTATGATCGTGGTACCACTCGTATCATCTATGACGATGTGGTATATCAGATTAAGAAAGATTACGTAGATCTTTCTGGTAAGAGACGTATTTATCTGATTTACCCATCTGAGGAAGGTCCGGAAGTGATCGGAGATTATGATGCGTTTGCTGAGAAATTTAAGTGAAAACAAATTAGTAAGGTCGATGAGGACATCTTCCATTGACCGGTTTAGCTTAAGAAAAAATAATTCGGTAGGGAACTTTTTGTGAGTTCCCTACCGTTTTAGTTGTTGTATGCCTGGATTGATAACACAAAGTAAAAGAAGATCGCTTTCTTGTAATTGACACGAGAAGCTTTTCTTTTAAACTTGGCATGTACACCAGAACTTTCTCCCCACTTGTCCAAAATTCCTTTAATGCGCCCAATATTGGCGTCGTTAGAATTTGTCTTTCGAAATAATTCAGCAGCCCATACAAGGAAGTAGGAGCTGTTAATGTCTACTGGTTCTTTTTGATCTGTGTATAAAAACAAGAACAAAATTGACTCAATAAATCCCTGAATATCACTTTCATTTTTTCCTGTGATAATCTTCGTTAAGTAAAACCGGGTATCGGTTATACTAATCTTAGCCAGCTTCGCACAAATCTCGGCACGTTTTAAATCAATCCCGTTGGTAATTAATGGAATGGTAACCTTAGACGTAATGGTACTTACCAAAGTCGTATTATTCTCATTTCCATCCATGACTGGGGAATCTCCAAACTGATCTTTGGTAGTTTTTACCACTCGACCCGCCGCATGGTTCTTTGTGTAATTGTCACAGATTTTTTTCACCAGAGAGTTCTGGTCATTACGAATTCGCTGAATAAATCGAACAACCTCTTTATCGGATCCATCTTTCATAAAATCCTTTAAAAAAGAATACGAAGACTGGATAGATGTTGTCAGCATTCCAAATACATGACCGGTTTTCTTTAAGATAAACTTCTCCGTTAAGTTATCAACCGTATAGAGCATTGCTCCAACATCACTCACTCCATATTTAAAATATTTGGAGAAGATAGAAGGATATACCGACAACGCATAAATAATGAGTGCGGTATTTAATCCTCGCATATCTTTGGTCTCGATGGTGTAGTATCGAATGCAACAATAAAAAACAAAGAAAATCGGGTTGTTTTTTAAGAGCTGGAAGTTTGTGGTTGCAGCAGAACCTTTTAAGATGGCAATGACCTGTTTTACATACCCATTGACTTCCTCTTCCGTAATATCAAACACCTTATAAAACATCCCTTTGTCAATGTCTCCAAAGGGTACCAGATACTGTGGACCTGGCGTATGCAGTTTCTGGGAGTTCTTATCCACATAACGACCTACGGTCTGTTTGAATCGCATGTCCCCAGCTGGCGTTTTTAATACCGCTTGAATCTTTGGATATAAGTTATCACGAATAATATAGGAAGTGGAAAGATCTGCAGCTTCAAATAAAGCTAACATATCTTCGTCTTTGTAATCTTCTAAGAATAACACATCCCCTATCTGATAGTACGGACCATAATAGGCTTCGTCTACATAAATCAGAGGATCTCTTCGATATTTCATAGAACGTTCCTCCTTTCCTGGTTATGGGTTTGTTTTCCAGGCGGTAAAAACAACCATGTAAGACTATAAAACTATGAAAGGATACAACTATATGAAAGATAAATATCGTATTTCAGAAGGATCGACCTGGTTACTTTCGATCTTTTTTGTACTTGGGGTGCTTCTTGCATCAAATGAATGTGACACCATTTTAAATCTTTGCCTAAATTCAAGAAAAAAGTCTGGGGTTTTCCTACTCTTAATTCTTGCGATTGTCACTGCATGTATTGGTGGATTAGTTAGCTGGATCTCTTTTTTATGCTACCAGGAATTTCTATTCCGACATGGATTAAAACTTCACGATTGTGTAAAAAATCGAGCAGAAGAGGCGAAGATATTAGCTAAAAATACAGAAACGTATGCAGGGTTTATATTTATCGATATCATGCTATTTTCTCTATTCTATCGTGTTATCCATGCATTCGATAGAGAAATTTTCTTAATTGCAAAGGCTCCATTTAAATCTCTTATTGGAGTACTTTTTACAATTGGATATGCTTTTTATATCGGATATATTTATCGAGGATATTTACCGAAAGACAAATAAATCTTTAAAAAGGAGAGTATTATGCTGCAGATTGAAAAAGGAAGTATTGAAGAAATTGGACAACACGTTTTGAAAAAAGCCGGAAGTTCTTTTTTTACGGCGATTATCGATGATGAGCATTATTATGATGAAAATTTACGGAAACAGACCTTTCGAGATGGGCAGCTGTATTATCCTAGTATTTTAACGGATGCTCTTCACATGGCAGATGATACGATTGGAGAAAGTATTTTGTATAAAAAAGAGGGACATCACTTTACGTTGTATAAAAACATGTCCTATGTCATGACAATGTTAAAAGAAGAACATGTCACCTTAGACAATCCGATCCAGTGTATCGCTGCGTACGATCACTATTATGATTTACCTGCTTGGATGCAGGTTGATAATTTGGCTAAGAAATTATATAAAACCAAAACCAATAAAGAATGTGAATTGTCAGATATTTTGGAAGATCGGTGGGAATGGGAAAAAAGAATTGTATTAAATGAAACCATTTTAACCACCATTATATTAACTGCCCAATATGTTTTATTTATTCCTTATGTGCTTAATCATCCATGGTATATGCGATTTATTTACTATGTCATTACGTTATTGGTATCGATTCGATTTATTGGACGTGCCATTCGTATTTACTTAGAAATTAAACGTTACCGGAAACATAAATACAATTAAACGATGATAGGGGTTTTCACAATCCCTATCATCGTTTAACCTGGTTCTATTCTCTTAATCGGATTAGTTGTTTTCGTCTTCTTTCGGATCTTCAACGGTAATAATCGTTGCATTCATAGCCTCTTTCTGATGAAAATACTCAGATGGTAAGACTTCGTTGCGTTCCTTCTCCTCGATCATACGAGGAGTTGTACAGTTTGTAGCAGCGGCACGACGCGGTAAATTATGTAATTCCTTTCTCATATCTGCTACAAACGTATTTCCTTTTTCTTTCGTATATTTTCGGAAGCGTTCATCTAAGACATTTAATGAATAAATGTCTATAAATCCCTGATTCATCCAATATTGATATTCTTTTGTAATGTAAGCTTTGATCGATTCTTTGTCAGAATCCAACAACATATCGACATTTTCTTTTAATGCAACCAAGACGTCATCTTTAATATGGTTGATTTCTTTTTCCAACTCATGGCCATATGCACATCCTGCATGCACATCGGTCATATTTTCGTTTAGTTTTTTAATTTCGTTGGAAAGTTGTGAGTTACTAGCATTCACGGTTTCCGTTAAACGAACCATAAGATCAGAGAGGTATTTCAGATCATCTTGGGTATCGGTTACTTTTTCCCGATACTCATTTTGCTCTCGTTCCTCTTCAAATTCAGTCTTAGAGTTTGCCCGAATTGAATTCACAGCTTTGTACAGATAAATTGCAACTCCGATTAAAATCGCAAAAGCCAAAACGAAAACAGCCAAGGCAATCAGAATAATACGAGAACTTTCCTCTGATACTAAGAGGTCTACCATTTTTCCAGCGGGTTCTCCCATTGTCTGTATCCCTTCCTTATAAGATAGGTTAATGAGTTACATAAAGTCCCAAAATTCACTTCACATTATGGGACCCTTTAATTAGTTGTTGTAAGACGGCTTGAGAGGACTACGACATACTAGCCGCAGTCCTCTCAAGAAATTAACGAAGGTACTATTCTAATGAAAAAATCCATCAGCATATGTATTATTATAAGGAGTTATGTCCATCCTAAAACCTCATCGTGGTTTCGTATTTATCTCCTAAGTAATTGTACACTTCCTGTTGATATATCATTTATAGGATACTAATCGAAAGGAGGTGAGAATATGCATACTTTCATATTAAAGCAATTGCCTTTAATATTACGAAACGTTGGGCCCACCAACGCTTCAAAAATATTGGTGAAGCTTAATTCTGAGTATGAAAAAGGTATTGATGAATATAATCGATTCATCGAGGCACACCGTTCTGGCGATGCCTACCCATCCTACTTAGGATAAGAATCTTGGGGAGTCATCGCGCTCCCCGGATTTTTTTATTCTCACCTCTAATTTTTTGTAGAGAAAAAAATAAAAGGTGAGAGGAAATTCCTCTCACCTTATGTATTTACTTCTCCTCTTCTATCATTCGAATTTTATGCTCTTTTTGTGTAGTTGGTTTTGAAGAGTCATCGTATAATTTTGCGGCCTGTGCTGTCATGTCTGGTGATATGGATGAGATGGCTGCCAGCGCCTCATTTTTTATATCCTCCAAAGCATCAATTGCTGAACCAGTAGTTGTTGGGTTAATTGCTGAAACAGTACACGTTGGGTTTGATGGTATATTTTGAGGAGTTATTGCCGGATATGATACCGGAATGGTTGGTATGGGTACTGGAGTCGGTGCATCTTTTTTCAGTCCTTTCACCACCTTTACATTTTTTAATGGACTCGTTAATTTCTGTACTTTCTTTAAATCACGATTCATATGTTTTACCTCTTTATGAAGAGTTTCAAACTTTTTTGAAAGATTAGCAATCGAATTGTCCTTCATTCCAGAAGTGATTAGATTTTGAGATACATCAACCACTTCTTTACAAAGTTTAAATTTTGGAGTGGTATAAACTTTTCCAAGAAGGGTCACGGTATCCACTCCTCCTAAAAATTCTTGGATAGGGAGCGTATGTGTCTCACGCTCGTCAAATAACGCTTGATATACCACAACATATAGGCCTTTGCTATCTTTGGCAATTCCACATACTTGATAACGATTCATAGTGGGATCTGTGCAGGATTCCTCTCTGGAACCATCTTCAATAATGGTTCCTGGAATTAACATTGCCTCTCGTTCATTGTTTAACTGATTCATTTTGTTTATCCTCCTTTTTTGTTTTTATAATTGGTATAAAAGTTGCATATTTATATGCTTCTTGATTATGCTCTCCAGATAAATCAATGATATCTACTGGATAACTGGAGAATGCATCATTATGTGTAATCATAAAATTTTGCTCAGATCCAATGCGTTCGATCTGACGTTCCATGATCAATATAAAGTTCCGACGATTATCCGTATCTAACGCACCATCGATTTCATCTAAAGACATGATGTTGTATCCATTTAAGGACTGGCTGACCAATGCAAAAGAGATTGCAACCGACGTTAAAGCAAGTTCTCCTTGGCTTAATAGTTTCACGTCCGGAAGCTGAGCTCCACGATTGTATACCGGCATCGTAAATTCATCCGCATCGATATTAAAATCTCCTAACATAATATTTCCATGGTAGGCGATATCTAAAAGATCATTGGTAATGTCCACCGTATCTCTTAAATAATGCTTTACGATAATGGTCGGAATTCCTTTACTTGCCGAAAGAGCTTGTCTAGTCAAAGACATATTGTCGTAATGCTTTTGATAATTTTTCAAATTCTTTTTGTTATCTAAGTATAACGTAAGACCTGTTTTTAACCGTCCAATCTCTTCTTGTTTTTTACGAAGTTCCATTCGCAATATCTGTACGGACCTTGTAAGTTCTGCTTCTTTTGTAGAAAGACCTTGATATCGTTCGTACGTTTCTCGAAGTTCTTCTAGTAACTTTTCCGTTTCTTCATAATGCTCACAGACATTCATCGCATCTTCCATGGATTCTGCCGTATATCCAAGATCTTGTACCTCCTGTGATAAATCTGCAATTTCATTTCGGTATTCTGCGATTTTACTTTTACTGGTATCTAACGCTAAAATCTCTTGTTGATATTCTTCTTTTAGATCCGCTGACTGTGAAAAGGAATTGTAAGTTTCAATTCGTTTCATTACATCATCTCGAACTTCGTATCGCTTCTTTAAATCATCTTGCTCTTTTAGTAAGGTATAAAATTGATCCATTTTTGGAACATCATATAGAGGTTTTCCTTCATCCAGTCGATTTAAAATGGTAACCAATTTAAATTCATTTCGAACTTTCTTTGGAAATTGCTTGATCGTTTCTGCATATGGTTGAAATCCTTCCAATACAGGATAAATCCCTTGATAAATGAGCTGCATGGACTGATAGTACTCCAGATTCTTTTCATGCTTTCGATTTGCTCGTTCCTCCAATAAGGTTTCTAAATGTCTTACCACTTTATAGCCGGCACAACTTCGTTTCTCACAAATGCTCGTGCCTTGATTCATAATGGATTTTAAAACTTGTAAGAATGCCTCATCTTCTTCTCCCACCTCACTTTCTTCTAAGATACAACTACTAATGTAATGCTCGACATCTTTCTTTTCTTGAATCAGTTTAACGACTTCCGAAAGGGGTTCTTGCCCAAATTCATAGCAGTGATTGATTGCCTGCTGGGAGGATTTTAAATAGACCAGAAACTTTTCAAAATCTCCAAGATCCATCTCGCATTCAAAATCATGTAAGATTTTTTCTCGTTCGATAATTTGCTTTTTTGTTTCGTCTAGTAACGTCGTGAGACGTTGCACCTCTTTGTCAATCGCAGATTCTTTTTCTAATCGTACGGATAATTTGTGAATGCGATCTTCCACATGATTTCGATTTTCCAATTCCTTATCTAAAAGAAGATTGGTAGTAACCAGAAGCGTTTCTTTTTGACTTCGCTCTTCACAAGCAATGCGATAGGCTTCTTGATAATAGGCAGCACCTTTTGCATCTTCTCCCAAACGAATCTTTGTCTTGGTCATTTTTCGATACGCTTTTTCCGTATCTGACAATTTGGTTCGAAGTTCCATGATATTGCCGATATCTGAAACTTTGGACGAAACGACCGCAAGTTCATCTTGTTGAAGCCGAAGATTCCCATCCAAACGATCGATGGTTTTTTGTGTTTCTACGATATCCTTTTCATAAGATTTGCGATCCGTATACATTAATTTTTTGGACTGGTCAATCGTATGAGAAATCATGTCTTTTAACGTCTTCAGATTTGTATTCACATGCTTGTAATAGTCTAGGTATACCCCAATATCATCAAGAAGTTTTCCCATAAACGTTTTTCGTTCTGTGGAAGACGACTCAATCAACGATTTGACGTTTGGACCAAGCCTGGTAAGCTTTAAGTACCCAAGTTCAATTCCAAGATGTGTTTTGACGACTTCCTTAAAGGAAGTCACATTTCCATTTGGATTCAATTCTTTTCCATTTAACTGAATAAACGATTTGGTACTATGGGTATCTTTTGCAGCGGTATAATAATGCTGAATCGTGTATAGATTTTCTCCACACTGATACCAAATCTCTTTTTTCCCATCTTTATGGGGAATGATTAAATGATATCCATCTCGTACATCCAAGTTTCCAAGCGTAGAAAATGGATTCAGTAAGGATAGTAACGTCGTTTTACCAGAACCATTTGGTCCGATTAATAAACAAATGCGATTTTCACATTTACTCAAATCCAGCTCCAAATAGTTGGTATTTAAGCAGTATTTCACTGCTTCAAAATTCTCTAAAACTAATTTGACAATTTTCATAGTTGCCTCCTATCTAGTATTAAACGTACGTTTTAGAAATTCTAAATTTAAACATACTATTAACTACGGTAAATAGAACTATATTTACCATTAAAAATTCCATATCAAAGATCAAACAATTGGATCTTGCCTGTCAAGAGGTCCAATTAATTAATATATAAATCATATCCAAAACGACAAAACTCGAGAACGCATTCAGTTTATTATGGGTAACTGTGCGCGAGGTGCTAAGTCGTAGTTTGAGTGATTTATCTTCTTAAGCTAACCGGTTTGATGGATGATATGTTTACATAGATCTTGGTGATTTACGTGGATTATCACCAATACATTTTTGGGAGTGAATTTGTAGATATGTAAATGACTTACACCTTAACTAAACTTTCTTTTCTTTTTCATATATTCCTCCTAATGGATTTGATAGAAATGAATATACGAGAATCGAGTTCTTTGCCATGCTCAGTGATTCTCAAAAATGCGGACAAGATATCTGGTCCTTACCTTGTCTTTACCGATACAACAACATCACTAGTTTCGGAATTCGTCATTGATTCTTGAAACTTATCAATCATACCTACGAGCGGAAAAGATTTACTCCAAAAGATGGACTACTTCTATGTTTTGCTTGTGTGGGCACAAGTAGAACGGCTCATGGTTTTTCATTTTTTTCATAATGAAAAAGAGATTTATGACCGTAAAGTGTGAAAATCTCATTTTTTTGTCTCCTTAATTTTTGTTACTATTTTATAAGACCCATGCGAATCGGAAATCGCATGGGTCGTTCACACCTTAAATTAGGTGATAGAGCTCTTTGATGAGTCCATTGATATATTCTACATTTAAATTGATTATGATCTTATACGTATAATAGGTGGAATCGTTATGAAAATAAACATCCATCTTATCATAATCAATATAATAGTCTTTTCCTTCTAGCAACAATTCTCCTTGTCTTCGAATCTTAATATCCAGGAACTCGATAATCGGGAGTCCATTCTTGTGATGATACTCCACTGCCTTTAAGATACTTGCATTTAGCATTTCTTGAATATTGATATGGTCATTGATTTCATCCAACCGACAGGATGCTTGGTTGTAAAAGTGCCAACCAGGTTTTAAGTTGTAATCTTCTCGATTGCTAATATCGGTAAAGACTGGTACCACTTCTTCTGTAGAATAGATTTCTTCATCATCCACGGTATGTAACCGAAACTTCTCCAGATCTTTTCCAAAGATATAGTAAAATCCGGTACTCTCAAATTCGGTTCGTACCGTAAATGTCATCTGATATTTATCATATACTTGACCAACTTTCTCGCCTTCATCCCCATTGATATCATTGATCCAATACTCTAATAATATTGGGTAATAGCGGTAGAATTCTCGGTTTCCAGTTGCCCCTGATAATTTATATGTGATAGGATATTTCGACTGTCCATTTAGGTATTCCATAAACGCTTTTGTACACCCATCGTGATCAACGACCGGAAGTTCAACAAGATCAGAAATCGTATTGATCATGGACATTGGGATATAGCTTTCCAAACAAGTCTCAATTTTCCCAGGACAATTGACCGGAATTTTATTTGGTAGATATGACATCATATTGATCATTTGGATATAGGTATTGAAAACACAGGTAACATCGATGTACATAACACTTCGATTCATCTGATATTTTATTTCAAATCCATGCTGAGGATCCTCTATAAAAGGCTGTAAATTACCAGTCCCCCACATTGGCATTGTATTTGTGTGACGTTCGATAAAATCAGTTCCTTTTAAAAATCGTTCCTCATCAAGACCCGTTACACGAGGACGAAAGATGATCTTCGGATTCATTTTCTTACTCTGAGCTCGTAAATCACTTTGTATCATTTGTCTATGTGCAATTTTGGAATTGACATGAATCGTTTTGAAAAAATCTTTTGGGAATAGGTTGATTAACCATTTCTCAACAAACGCTAAGACGTTTCCGTATGTATGGGCAGCACTTCCCATAATACTGGTGTATTCAATCTTCTCACTCAAATGAGCTTGTTCTTTTTCTCGTTCTAATTGATCCACATCGATCATTTGATAATAGGGATCGTTTTTCATCTGTAAATCTCTTTGCCATTTATACATGTTCTCACCTCTTAACTTCCTGTTTGATAGTAGTATTGAGAAGAGTCCTGTTTGAGCACAGAACTCTTCTCAAGATCGTGATATTGTTTGGTCTTCAATTAGACCGTATGGTAATAAAATTTGGTTTACATCTTTACTATAGGCAATCAAGGCGACAAACCATGTTTGTCCCTTAATAAGATGTTTTAAGCGCTGTAAAAAGTTATATATTATTTTTGTAGTTAAGGAGGTGATACCAATGAAGAAGTATGAGTTCGATGATATTAGAACTCAAGTAAATCGACTCGATGAAAAATATGGGTGTATCTTAACCGATTCGAAATATTTTAGCGATCCGGAATTTGAATTTCATAATGCTGCAAACGATATGCAGTTGTACTTAAATTCTGTGATCCGGGCGTTAAATGGGGTTCGGTTGGACACCGATATACGAGGAGTCATTCATATGTCAAAACTTGGTTGGATCGACCATAGATCATATGATATGGATACTAGCATTTATCGATGTCGATTCTTAACGTTACTGCTGACGGAACTTTCTGCAAATATTGAGAAAGTTTGTCAGAGGATGTTTCGTTATCAGTCTCCAGGAGTAGGAATCTACGAACATGGATATTTCTATCTATTAGAGATTCGAAATACCGTAAAAGAATTTATGAATAAATTCTTAACTGGAAATTCCTGGAGAGAGGAAATCTTAAAGATTTTGGAGATTAGTTATTTCCTTCGGATTAATAAAAAAGTACGAATGGAAAATCTAATCGATGGAAGTCGAACTTTGATTTCCGAATTACGGGACGGATGTTATCATACACCATTTGCAAAACCATTATTGGATACGGATATGCAAGTTGATTATGTGTTAAAGCTTGCAGTTCTTATCTGTACACAAACAGGAAGGTGTAGCAACGTTCCAGAAATGAAATCTTATAAGGATAAGGTTCCTGGAAGAGATACTTTTCGATATGAAGTGGCATATATCGGAAAATCAATTATGATGGAGCCTGGAGATTTCAGAAAAACAAATTTACTATTTCAGATTTTCTGGGATAGTATGCCACTTACCAAATATGGATTTGATGGACTTGAAGAAAACCCATATCTGCAGATGGGTTGTAAAGCCTTGGAGTTCGTTGGATTTATATTGGACGATGGGTGTTGTAGTGACCTCATCGATAAATTACTAGATCGAGAGGGATGGAGCTAGACTTCATCCCTACATACATGCAAGGAGAGTAGAACATGATCGAAATACTAAAGAGTTTGAGTGGAGTGGACTCTACCGATATTAATATGTATACATTTAACGAACTAATTACAAGTAAGTTTTATAAAACTTCTGATAATCGGTTCTATACCTCATCTCCAATCTTTTATAATATTGATAGTTTAGATAGCAATCTGGATCTGGGAGAAGAAGAAAAATTTATTATCAAAACGATCTATCGGTGTGTGGAATTATATGCAATTGCATTTGAACCTCGCACCGATAAAATTTATAGAGTTCCTGTGAGAAAACTCTATCACGTTCATCAAAATTATGCTTCCATTGTACGTCCAAGTGATAGGGAACTTGTTCAAGTTCGAATTGATGGAGTTTTAATTGAACTACGAAGTTTCGGAAAACCAAAAGCAGAAGAGTTTTCTGTAAGGAAATACGAAGAACTCGTAAATAGCAAACACTTCCGTTTATTAAAATGATAGAAGAGTTTCAAGCTGCATTAAATGATGACATCAACTACACAATCGAAAATATTATAAGGAGAGAAAACGACAATGAGAAGATTATTTAAAGACGATGATGTAAAATTTAAAAAAAATAACACAGTGGGATCAGGAAGCATTTTTCACAGATGCGATCATTGGTTTGGGTGATAATGATCTTCAGGAACCTGAGAATCTATTGAAAACGGCAGAGGATGTGTCGGAGGAGGATGATGAGACTCTGGATAGGCTGTTTCATATTATTGCATATATGACCGATGTTGTATATGTCATGCAAGATATGAGTAATAACACGTATTTCTATTGTACTCGAATGGGAATTTATATGGTGAAACTGAATTTTGACCGAACTCATGACCAGCATAAAGAACTTAACTTCCGACTTTTCGATACGGATACTGGAGAAACCACAATTGAATTTAATGGTGGATTCGGAGAACAAAGATACGTGTTACGTGGTACGTTGTTTGCTCAGCACATCCCGATTGATACGAATATAGAAGGAAATGGACGTGGCCTTGCATGCGGTGTTCAAATGGATGCAAGCGATATCCTGAATTTACACAATGGAAAACCCATCACAAAGTCTTATTTGATGGTTATTGGCGCGGCTTATGCTATGGTAAAGGCTAGTAAGTATAACGCGATCGAAGAAGCATTGATGGAAACGGCAACAGAAATTGGAAAGAAAGAGATGATTTCTAGTCCAGACGCATTTAACAACATGCTTCAGGATATCATTAAAACCCTAAATGAAGATAAGGAGGACAACTAATATGGGAAAATTACATTGTAAAGAAATCAGTTTGGAACAGTGTACCAAACGAGAACTTGAGTGGTTTGCTGCACAAGATCGTTCGGTACTCTATCATTCAATTACAATAGGATTTCAGATCGTCCGGGATATCACCGAACGTACGATTCCAAAGGCAGATCTGGATTTGATCCGAGAGATAACATCGATACCGAAACCAACGTTGGATGGTGTTATTTCGGAAGAAAGATATTCTCCATTTGAGCATGATATCATAGATAGAATCGATGCTCTTCTTAAATTTACAAGGGGAGTTGAAGTGAGGAACTACGCTCTTCTTCAGATGGTAGCATGTGACTGTATTTTAGAGTCATCTAAAATAACTGCAGACGGGTTCACATACAAAGGAAAGATTTACAGTTATAAAAATTACAAACCAGTGCAAGAAGTTGCAAAAAGGATGACGGAACTTGGCTACTATATTTTGAAAGTAGCGCAAGCATTAAGTAGTACCAACGAGTAATAAAAAAAGAACCAGTAGAAATTCATCTACTGGTTCTTTTTTTACTTATATGGATTATCCGCTGGCTTTTGCCCCTTAAATACTTCAGAGGAAGTATTATGTATGATCTCCATGAGCTCTCTTGGATAATGAAAGCGTTCCATATTTTTGTACATACCGGCATCAAATCCAGTATCAGAATTTAAAGAAGCTGCATAGCAATCCAAAATATGTTCGATAAAATCAATCAGATTCATATCTTCAATTCCATTTTTGAAATGCTCTGGATGATGGTTGTTAACGGCATAATGATGCTGCAATCCTTCTTTTGCCATTTTATCCTTGATCTCATAGTATTCCGGTGTTCCATATTTCGTTTCCTGGAGCATCGGAATATATTTGTCATAGCAAGCTTTTTCCGGATTCTCCAACTTTGACTGATCGTGCTTATCAAAGCGTTCATCAAGTTGTGGGCGGACAAGATTTGTCCAAACCCACTGAATGTTATAAATATGTGACATAGTGTCTTTTGTAGAATCGTACTCCATTTTTAATACTCCTTTGCGATCGTATCGAGTAAAAGTTCTCCATCATCGTTATACTTGATATTTGTAATGTAGAACTCATCATCGATACGTTTTTTAATTTCTTTTGTTAAATCAGACTGCATGATAGCTGGATGTTCTTTTAAGATTTCCTCACGAATACGATCTTCCTGCTGAAGTACAAAGAACTGATAATTTGTACACAAGATTTCCTTTCCTTTGAATAGATGTGTACAAATGGCATCGTCATCCAATACTCGTAAGTCTTCATCTTCATCTTCAAAGCGTACTCCAATACCGAGTGCTTTCATCTTAACCTTATAAATCTCTGCGACACGAGAAATATAAACGTCATCGAGAGAAGGTCCAAGTTTTTTATTCGTAACAACTGCTTTTAACAGATCTCCACGACCCTTGATAGAGGTACGATATAAAGCATGGAAGATTGCAATATCTTCTGGAAGCAAACCGATTGAGAAATTACGTGTATTCATATAGAGTCGTTGATATCATCTCTTTCTCTATACAGTTTTCTTGAAACGTCCCTATGTCACCATAGGATACTAGACTATATCTTCATCTTCTATATCCTATTACCAGATATAAAAGAGCTGTGCATTTCAAACTTACTTAAGTTCTACCTTTCGTCCTTAAAGGACCTACTCGCTTCGTGTACTATGTAGTACCTTATTTTCAAACCATCTGAATTATAATATTCATTTTGATATTTCTATCTACATGGTTGTCTAGCTTTCCCTAGTCGTTGAATTACTATGATAAGATTGATTGAAATTTCGATCAATAAGGTAATCTAATCCTATCATAACAACTGCGGATTGTCTCTACCGTTTATCTTTTTACTATACCTTTGGCGTTACCCATTGCCCTTATCCAAGTGGGATAAGTTAGTAATAAACGTATATCGAGTATATCTTTTTTTTGATATAGATGATATGAGTATCATCAGTTCCCCGCAAAAACACAGTTTCATTTGCATATCACTATGCAACGCCCCTAATTGCTCTAAGGGTTTCATATTCTCCAAATCGAATTGCTGTTGAAGAAGTCTGCTCTAAATGACTTCTGGATTTATATCGTCTTGTTGGAAGACCTGTAATATCAACTGCACCGGTATTACGTGAACTATATCCACGACGGTCTGATTGTTTCAGTTTGATCAAATACATTTGACCAATAAATTCTTTTCTTTGACAACGAATGAGGCGACCCCATTTGTTGATATAGATATCATCCTTTAAGATCCAATCATATTTGTCAATGATTTTCAGTAAACGATCAAAGAGGAAGCTATCTGCGTACATCGGTTTTTCATGTAAAAAGATTCCTTCTACAATTGCAGACTCCAACCATTCCTGACGCTCTGCATCATTATCCAATTTCTGATAGATTTGATACATCTTGTCATGATATGGTGGGTTGAAATCTTTTAATATGGAAAAGCATATGTATTCTTTTTGCTCCATTGTTTTCGCAATCGCCATCTGCTGACGTGCTTTCCATGCAATAGAGGTCATCAAAATCTCATTAATTGGACCTGCAGTCGTTCTGTTAATGATTGCCAACAGGTTCAATCTTAAATCAACCCTTCTTCCATCTGCAGTCATCGGCATAGCAGAATCTGGAACGATTACGGCAGCAACAGATTTGTTACCATATCGTCCTGTTACTTTCTGTCCTTTTCGAAGTCCACAGCGGTTCTTTACATTGATCTTAATCAGCATGTTGGAGAATGCAGAATCATTCTCTTTCCATCGCTTCTTTGTATCGATCATTTCCCCTGCACGTTTGTAAAGATAATCAATGTCTCTGGAATATTTTTGACCAGATTCTTTGATTTCTTCACAAATTTCTCGAATCTCTTCGTAATACTCATTTTGTGCACGCAGATATTTATTGATCTGCCCGTTGAATGCATTGTCCACGATCGTTTCATTATTCGAGAAGATCGTAATGTCCATAACCTGGTAATCCCCATCCACGTAATACCTGGTATCTCCAGACATCATACGACTTAGATTCTTTTTCTTAAAATCAAAGAAGATCTGGTTGTTGTAAAGACGTCTGGATGCAGCGATAACTTTTCCATTGACGTGTTCCCCAATATCTGGAATGACTTTGTAATTTTTGTCATCTCCGTAGATATTTAATAAGAAATCATTGTCATTTAACTTAATTTCAATGATTTCATTTTCAATGGAAACCATTCGTTTGGATAAGGATTCAGACACCTGCGCTGCATCTTCTGCAGTAAACGGATTTAACGTATATTGAACCACAGTATTCAATCCATACCGGTAATTCATATACTCGTCATAAGATCTGGACCGATAAAGAACCGTATCGTCCTTGACTTCATCCCCTTCGTTTAACTGATCAATCACATCGTTGTTGATCTCGTAACCGAAATTCTCAACCAGGTTTTCACAAGGATGACGTTCAATGATTTCATACTGCTCTTTCTTATGGTTGTACACAAAGAGTACATACACTTCTGGATGATCGAGGAGCTCCCCATATTTTACAACCTTTCGGTAAACCTCAATATCCCCTTTTGTTTTGTAATAGGAATTGCTGTGTTTACCTGCCACATTCTCCGCAGTCGTAAAGATATACGGAGGTTCCGGATCTACTAGATCCAAAAACTGATTCATGTGAGAGGTAAACATGTTACTACGCATGGAGTTGTTGGAAGACGGGAATGTCATTGCACTGGTTCCAAGACAAGATGCTCTTCCCTGTGCCGTTTGTGGCAATTCTCGGTCCAAACGAAGCAGTTCTTCGGTAATCGAATACTGCTCTACATGCTGTTTGTTTGGTTTTAATTTTTGGATGATCGGAGCTTCCTCGGGTTCGTCAATATCAACGTCCTCGTCTACGTCCTCCTCATAATCATCCAAGGAAGCTTCCACCTCCATGATTTTTGGTTTTGGGCTTTCTTCTGTTTTCTTTTTTCTTGGCATGATGTTAATCTCCTTTGTTTATGATTTTTTCATCAATCAAAAAAATAATATACAGCTATAACTTTAGAATGCTATTTTCGATAGGTTGGATGTCGATCCATCCAATCAGCTCTTACATACTGAACGGCTTCGTCCATGGTAGTGCATATATGAGCTCCCCATTGTTTCCAGCGTTCTACACATGCCTGTAGAGACCTTTTCATATCTGGAGTAAAGCCATCTCGGTAATCTAACACCGCAACACATACATTACGATATAAAAACGTTTTCCTCCGCATCACGGCTTCTGTAATTTCTTCTATACTAAAACAACCTCGCATGTCAGAGGTAATAATATAGAGCTGTACTTTCGCGTACGCCTTTGCCAGTTCCTCTGCTCGTCTTGCATCTTTATCCCAATCCATATCATCATCCGGACGAATATATGGATCATAGTAACTGATCGGCAAATCAATTTTGTCTAAAAACTCTTTTCGCCAATCATATCGTTCATCGCAAGTTCCACCAAGCCAAAGGTAAACATCATCGATATTGTCAGTACCATGAAGTAACGGGTAATCCATATTTTTACCACCTTTCTAAAAGTATTAGGAAAAGGTTGAAAAGAAAATAGAGAGTAAAAAAAGAAGAGGATGTAAAGTCCTCTTCTTTCTCTTTGTTACTTCTTCTCAGGAGCTGGAACCTCGTCGGTTTCCTTAAACTCCGTCTGTGCAACAGGTTCAGGAGTACAGATGTCTCTCCAGGAGCTTAAACTTCTTTCTTCCTCCTCCTCATCTTCATCCTGAAGACCCTCAGCAGCATCACGCTGTGCCAAGTCGTCATCATATTTACCAATAATATAACTGGTCACCTGTCCAGCTTTCACGCCGACATAGACGCCGGTAGCTGCAGATGCCATGAGGCTTACGGTCTTTGCTTTACCGGTCAGTCCCTCACCGGTAATTGCATAAGCAACCCCATCGATCGCTTTACTTGTTACATCCATGGCCATACCGGTAGCTGCACCGGAGACCATAGAGGTGATCATTAAGTTGCGTGCAGCATTTAAAACTCTGCTTGATAAACCTACAGTTGCATTAACTTTTTTCATATTAATTTTTTCCATGGTAATCTCCATGCGGCTCTTGGTTATTTTACCTCCACCGAATCATGCATTTTTGTCTATTGACGGGGATGATCATTTGACCCATTTGAGTCTATTTCAACTCTATTGACTTTTCTGATCGAAGATGAATTATGTATTTTATTTCTTCGATTCACTAAAATAATATATTACCAATAGATGGGTACCGTACGGATTGTGAAACCCTCCTGAAAACAATTGGTTAAAGGAAAATCCTAAGAAAGTAGGTGAATTGATATGTCAGTATTCGTTGAAACGACCACCGTGAGTGATTCGTATTTGATGAAGAAGATGGACCAGGGTGCTGGAATTACTTCTCGTATCCTGCAGGCAATTAAATCAGGAACCAGACTTTCGGAAAAAGATATCGAGGAGCAGCTCATTCAGATTCATAAAACACGTATCTCTCCACTTGCAGAGCACGTGGTTTCTGCGTTCCAAAGAGGAGATATCGTATTGATCTATTCAGAAACTGTAAAGGTAATTCAAGCCGTTCCGTTTATTGTTGCGGGAGCTGGTGGGAATAATAAAGCATACGTCTTTGTCAATTCCTATGGAACCTATGCTGTTCCAAGACGTGCAACAGATATGGAAAAAGTGTTTAACATCGGTATGAAAGACCTTTATGCCCTGATGGAAGGTGCGTATATTACTCTGGAATATTATAAAGCTCCACAACTTTTTTCCAAGAATCTGGGACTTATGAAGCTTTGTACATCCGTGTATACGAACATGTTTCTTCGTATTTTGAATAAAGAGTATGCACTCTCTTTAGCGCCTATGGAATATAATCAGGTTAGTTATTGTGTTGCAAGATTCTTCTTAGAGCATCTCTGGGAATTAAAGAGTAACGAGATGAGTCATGCCTATGCAATTGGTACGATCTTAAATCCAAACCGAATGGATTATATTACTTTACAGGATGAGTGGGAAGCTGCAGACATACAGGATTTGGACGGTCTTATGGAGTTCTTAAAAGAACGCTTTCCAAGACTTCGTACCTTATCCATTCGCTTCTTTACCGAATATTATATGAATATGTATAAGGCAACCGTGGTACTTGGTATGGATGTATTTCCATACTTTTTGTTTGCAATGACTTCCTCTATGCTTGGAAGTTTTATTGCAAATCAGCCTGTCATTTATGAAATTATGAAAAACACAAAAGGCATGAATTATTTTTATGCCGAGTTGTCAAAATTCTTATAAGGAGGTGAACCGATATGAAATGCCCAAGAGGATGGATCTTATGTCAAAATGAAGAAGGTTACACCGTTCCTTATTTTGTCAAAGTACGTGCAACGGACGTGTTGACTTCCAACTCCATTTCCGATAAATTTGGTCTGGCAAAAGTCTTACCACCTGATTTGGATACTGGGAACGTAACGATTTTACCAGCTGGTCAGACGTATTTCCTGGGACTAAAGGGATGGAAAATATGGTTGAATAACAACGAAACCGTAAAAATGATGAAACGTATCCCGATCGATAAAAGTACATCCAATATCCGAGAACACAATATCATTGATGTAAAAGTAGATCTTCCCTTTACCATGTTACGGAATGAACTCTTTAGCATCAATCCAATGAAGTATTTCTCAAGTTTTGATCTAATACAATCCTTTGTAAACATCCAAGAAGGTGGAGTCGTTGGTGAGAATACCGATCGAATGAGAGATTTCTATATTGAATTACACACCATTTCCATGCTTCCAGATAATTTTTTGGATCAAACGGATGTTCTAGGAAGCTATATGAACGTCGTGGTAGAAGGTATGATTGATCTCGGGAAATACTCTCACATGGATGAACTTGGACAGATTGGTGCTCCGTGGGATCCGTCTGCAAGCTCCAATATTATTACACCGAATAACGTATACTCAAAAGGTGAAGTGAATAATATGCTTCAGCAGATGCGTATGGATATTCAGAATGGTAATTTGATTGGACCACGAGACATCGTAGATGTTGTAGATAATGTAACGGATTCTGTTGTACTTCCAAAAGGTATTGTATTTGACGTTGAGACTAAGGAAGAAATTGCAGCGCAGCAGACCGTCAATCAGCAATCCGAAAATGAGGCCCCCAAAAAAGCAGTTGTTGCAAACTTAAGTGAAGGGGACGAACTTTCACAGAAACAAGATGAGGAAGAGATTCTTTCATTAGATATTTCAAATATTAATTTTGGAGGATCTAGTGATACGGAATAATATTTCATCTCTTTAAAACATACTAGTAACGGTGATTACCGTAAACTTTCATTTGTTTTATTTTTTCTTGTTTTACTACAATGCATAATTTTTGTTATTGTAAATCCGTAAACACGTTGCGTTTACAAGTTTCCTTTCGTATATGAATGAGGGAGTAGATTATTCTACTCCCTCATTCTAATACTTTACTAAAGCAGTTACAATTAATTAGATCGGGTTACGAAATGTATCATAAGTAGTATTCGTACTTTATTGTGAAGTATCTCCTGTTTCTGATTTTAACATGATTTAAACCTGTTGTGTGTGTGTGAAAAAGGTGCATATTGAGTATATATTTCCTTTCTGAAACCCGATCTATATACAATCAATAGTTTTAAATATTTTAGCCATTCCAAGCATGCGATGAATGCTTAAAGAGGAATCCCATTGTGATATGGGATTCCTCTTTTATGTGTTTTATCTCCACTCAATTTCATATTTCTGACCAAACTCATCGGTCATGATATTTGTGGAACGATTGATGGAACCAATACCAGATACTGGTAATGGATAATCTGGAACTTCGTTTCCATCAGGGTCTCTGGCAATATAATACCAGTTTGCCCTATCGTCTTCACTCATAGAAACGTATACCCGGATATTTGAATTTTCATACCGAAGATATGCTTCACTTTCTTCCGAACGATCTTTATCTGCATATAATTCCATGTCTTCCTCACTAATAGGAGCGTCGACACGTTCTTGTAATGCATTTGCGACTTCATCGTCACTCATATCGTATACTTCGTCGGATCCACCTTGCTCTAATACATGGCGTTCTTCGATCAGCTTCTTCAAGTAAGAAGAACCAAATTCACCAAGACCAGTTCCTTCCGCAGCACCAATACCAAGTTCTTTTCGCTCTTTCATAGAAAGCTCAGTTGCAAGTTTCTTCAAGTTCACTCGTTTATCGATTAATTGAGCCGATAAAGAACGAGCGGATGTGATATTGGCGATCAGATCCTGTTCGTTCTTAGTCATACCACGACCAGACGCTTTTCGACCAGTCATCGTGTCATATGCTTTTTGAAGGCTGTCTGTAAATTTCGTATTATCTCGAAGAAGATTGGTATACAACTGGTTCTCGGTTTCAAACTCTTTTTTGAAATCCGTTGGTTCGCCTTCTTTTTTCTTTTTCTTCTTCTTTTTCTTCTTACCAGTTAAAATTTCGTCAATGTCCTGCCCACGTCTAGGTCGTCGACACGCGGCACCAGCTTCTGCGTCATCCAAATCTTTCATGAAATCGGTAAACCAGTCTCCACTCTTCGTGTTTGTAGATGTTTCATCTTCTTCTAAGATTTTCTCTTTTTTATTTTTTTTCTTTTTCTTTCCTACCAGATTTAAATCCGTCAAAAAAGAAGGTGCTGAAGAACTACTTGCATAGTTATCTCCAGACATCACTTCTAGTTCTGCCAATAAATTTTCACGATCTTTTGGATCATGTTTGGTTACTTCATCGATATCAATATCAGGTTCTTGATTTCGATCTATTGCCATAGATATCGTCCTCCTTTTCTTGATGGTTACGAATTTGTTTTTTCGGCAGGCTTCCATAGGTAGATATTTCCTATTTGACATGACATTAATCATTCGATAATATACTATTTTCATGAGGTGATGAAAAATGGCCATTGATAAAAATAATGCAATGCTCCTGGATGTCCAATACGTACCAGAGAATCGAAAAGCAAATCTACCAGACTTCTGTTATATTATCTGGAAAGAATTGGACAGCGGAAAAAAACATCTGGAGAAAATCCCAAATCCTCCAGTCAATATTTATTTTGAAAAACCAGAGTATCGAAATCACAGATACTTTAAGACAGAGGAATCGTTAGATCATTTGGAAAAGGTAACGGTTCCTTACAGAAATATTATGAATGCAATTGCAAAAGAAGATCCAGAAGCCCGGGAATTTATGAACCAGTGTTTCTTAAACCAGAACTATCGGGACTTGGATCGTGTAAAATTATGTAAATATGCGTTTGGACATGATTATGATATTCGTACGATCTATCGAAATATGTGGATGGATCATTATGACAATGACAAAGCAAAGCATATTCATAAAGCATATGGAGATATCGAGGTTGATATTATGGAGGCATCTGGAGAAGCTGATCCAACAAAATGTCCCATTGACCTTGTTACCATTATCGACCGAGATCAAAAGCACTCGTTTACGTTTATTTTAACAGGGGTTACGTGTCCGGAAAAAGATACCTCTATGATGAGTATCCAAGAGTTAAAAGAAGATGAAATCCGGCATCAGATGTATGAACATCGATTAAAAGAACAGGCATACTGGCAAGATCACTATGAAGAACTGATTGAGGAATGCCATAAAACATTCGATGAAAACTACCCAGGATTTGAGTATTCTGCATATTGGTATACCGATGAGGTAGAGATGATTACCGACATATTCAGACTCATCCATCAATTAAGTCCGGACTTCTTACAGTTCTGGAATATCTCTTTCGATATTCCGTACATCATTCACAGGTTACAACATTTTGGAATTAATCCAGCAGATATTATTTGTCATCCCGATTTTCCAAATCGGGAATGCCGATTTAAGTATGACAATTTCCATTTTCAGATTAAGAATAAAACACATTTCTTTCGAGTATCTGACTATACGATCTACGTCGATCAAATGGTGAATTATGCGGCGATTCGAAAAGGACAATCCGAACTTCGAAACAACAAATTGACGTATATCGCGAAGAGAGAAATTGGGGATGAGAAGCTGAATTATTCCGAAGAAGGAACGATCAAAACGTTTTCCTATAGGAATTGGTTAAAGTACTTCCTTTACAATATCAAAGATGTTTTGTTGCAACATGGAATTGAGGACGCGACCAATGATTTGGAGACCTTCTACATTTATAGTTATGAAAATATTACCCAGTACGAAAACGTATTTAAACAAACGGTCAAACTTCGTAATTTCCAGTATCGTGATTGGTTGCAGCAAGGATTGGTACCTGGTGTCAACGTAAACGCATTTAAAAATGGGGACGGTGAAATTCAAGAAGAAGACGATGAAGATGATGAGGACGAAGAGGTATTTGAAATTGCTCCAAGTAAAAAGAAAAAAGATGTTGGATACGAAGGAGCGCTTGTAGGAAATCCGCTTCTTATCAATCATTTTGGAGATCTTCTGTATGGAAAACGAACCAATAATATTTTCCGTTTCTCTATCGATATGGATATGACTGCGTTCTATCCGTCAACCGTAGGTGCGATGAATATTTATCCGGCATGTCTAATCTTTAAAGTCATCTTACTGGTCGATCAGTACGACGTCCGTGGAGGAGAAATTCCATTTAATGGAATCACCGATGTCCAGATCGTAAAAGAAAATGACAATAGCTTCGTTGGAGATGTTGCAAAAGAAGCACTCGATAATTTTATTACGGGAAACCTATTAGCGTTTGCTCATAAATGGATGAATTTCCCAACCGTAGACGAAGTGTATCAAAAATTAAAGGAGAAATAATGAAATGGCAAAGAAAAAAGAATTACTGATGCGAGATATCTTAATGAAAATGGAGAAATTTTTAAAAGATGCTTACATTATTCATGGAAAGTGCTTTATTGATGGAGAGGATTCGAAGCGAACTGGCATTGGCTGGGTATGTGGGGTGCTAAATGATGATGCAACTACCGTTATGCGAAATGCATATCCAGTTGATGTCATCAATATCATCAACGTTCGAAATGCAAAAGATCGTCCAGAAGAATTCATTAAAGAAGTGGTATCTCCAGATGCTGAAAAAATCGAATCCGAATGTACCAACTTGTACGAGCATGTACGTGCTTGCTCTACTTGGACTCCATTCTCTTTAAGTGATGAGGATGTTAGCAATATTTTCGATAAGGCAGAACGAATTAACTATGAGTTTATACCAGGGCATCCAGTTCAAATCAGTAAAAGCTTATTTCCAACGATAACCGCAAAATCGGTAAATACCGTAGAATATACGGCAGAATTCATAGAGGATATTGATTTTCCAGAAAATACAATTGGTCGCGTTATCGTTAAACTTCCTGGAGATTTTTACACGGCATTCATCGAGTACATGTTTATGGTTTAAATATTATTAGAGGCACTACAATAAGATAGCAATGGAGGATCCATTGCTCAGGAATAATGACAATGTATTTCCATCCGAGTTTACGATGAGAACTCTTTCTGATCAAACGATTGTCTCTTTAATTGAATAGGTTGAAATAGGCCAAAGAGGTATAACCACCTCGTCTAAGACAAAACGGTTAATAGAGTAGGTATGAGGATCGTCCTCATACCTACTCATTTTTTTATCCGTAAATTAATGAATTCTAATTGATATAATATCTTCATGAATCTGAATAATAATAGGTAACCCTTACATACAGATTCACACAATTGAATAGCATTGAAAGAGATGCACACAGGTCGAATTGATCATCCTGCTCAGTGGAGAAAAATGTATGATCCGGGTAGAGGGGCTCGTTAAGAAAGGCTATATTATGGCTAAATTAAGTGTCAATAAAAAGAAACTCATCAACAACGCCAATACGGCATTAAATACTGGAGCCGTATTGGGAATCTCACTCATGTCTGGTACAGCAGGAGGTGTGACCGGCGCATTTGTTGGAGGAGTTCTGGAAGGTACCATTAATACTCTGATACCAAACGCACCCGCTCCAGTAAAAACAGTTGTAGCCGTAGGTAGCACCGCTTTAGGACTCTGTTCTGGAGTCGCTACGGCTTCAATTATTCAGGGAAAACTTCTGGAGGAGTACGCTGATGCTCTGGAAAGCAGAGACGCGTCTCTAGCAGTAATCAATTCTTATCAGGAATAGGAGGCGATCTAATTAAAAAAAAAATAAAAAAAGAAATCTTCTCCTAGAGAGGTAGAACTACTCACTACCTCTCTAGGAGATCTCTTGAAAGGGATTTCCCTTACATAGAGAAGGAAAAAGAACCGGTTGCTATAAAAGCAACCGGTTCTTTTTTTATTAATACGCATCATGTATTAGGATAGAGAAACAAAAATGGATATATACCATGTAACCTATATCACACATTTTGAGGATTTTTTCTTAATGAAAAGAAAAGACTTAAATGTAAGATGTACACACACTACACCTTACCTTATTGTTTGGTGAAAGTTCCCCCTAAAAACATTCGAATAACGTGACCTGGAAAGGGGGAAATTCGTTTTGGCTAGAAATTCCAAAAACGATTCCACGACGGACGATAAAAATACCCAGGGAAAAACCGGTTTTGGTGCTGGTCTAAGTCGAGGACTACTGGATGAACGTCGTGTAAAAAATGTCATTAAACAAATTGACAATTTAGTTGGGCAATCCAACTTAACCTTATATGGATCTGATCGTACTTCCGATATCGATCAGCTCGACTCTACGTTCCATGATATCATGAAGGTGGAAATCGACAAAATCACCAATAGCGATAACATGGATACGACTTCTTTTTTGTCCAAGTTGTATTCCAATGATCGTATTGAGAATGCACAAGTATCTCGTTTCGTAGATTCTATGAACGGGTTTAGTGGAGGCTTTTCATCGGATGGAACGGCCTCAGCCATGAATAGTTATCTGGAAGGGGTCTATCGAAACCGTCTGATGCAGCAATCTGATCTACATCAGGTATCCTCCCAGTTAATTGAGTTGCAGGAAGCCATTTTAATTACCCGAGATGCAATTATCTCTCCCGATACCGTCGAGGGACGTATGAATCGTGTCTTAACGTTTGAGGGGTGTGGAGAAGAAGATGACTGGGTTCCTGTAGTGGAGCAAATGGAAAAGAAGTTTAAGCTCTTAGAAAAGATCAAAAACTTCATTGTTCCATTTTCATTGGAATATGGGGAATTTTATGCGTATATTATCCCATATTCAAAATTATTCTCTGACTTTATGAGAAATAAGCAGAACATCATAAACGGAGCAGGTGGGGTAAAATCGTTTGGAGAAGCAACTACCTTATACGAATCCGTTCTTGGAGAAGAGCCTTCTGCGATTAAAACGAAAACACCAAAGAAAATTAAAAATGCCTGGATGGACAAAGTATTCCAACACTATATGGAAAGCACGAGTACTTCTACCAGAGACTTTAAGAAAAATAGCGATGGAAGCTTTGGTTCTACGGATAAAAAACTTCGGGAATCTTTTGAATCCGATATCTGTGACATCTTGGAGCGTATCGAGATCAATAACGATCCCGTTGCACTTCCATTCTTAGAAGAAGGTGTCGATTCGATTGGTGCTTTTGCGGATAAGTATTATGCAGAAAACGGAAAAGGATCATTCACAGAATCAGTCATGCAAGAAGCGGATAATGGGAAAAAATCCGGAAACAAGATTCGGGTCAATCAAAAAGGGGAACACCTTATCAAAGTGAACCTGAAAAATCCGAAAAACAAAGACAAAGGATTGGATCCCTTTAATGCAATCCAGCAAACTGGAAGCGTGGATGGTGCATACACCGCAAAAGAAGAAAAAGATGAGTTTGCAGATTTAAAAGATGTTTACATTCAACTTTTTGATCCGACAAAAATCATTCCAGTAGAGATTATGAACGAGACCATTGGATATTATGCTGTATATACAGAAGAGACGACTCAGTTAACCGGACTCGTTTCTTCCAATCTGGCATACCAGGGTCTTATGAGCTATAACTCCTCTGTGACTTTTGTAGATGATATCTGTGAACGAATTGTGCGGTCCTTTGATAAGCCGTTCTTAGAGAACAATTTGAAATTCAAACGAATGATCGTCAATGCGATCAATTATTTCAACATCACACAGAATCGTATCAAATTCCAGTATATTCCAGCGGAATATATTCAGGAATTTAAGATTGATGAGGATATTGATGGTCATGGTCAGTCCATGGTAAAGAAGTCTTTGTTCTATGCAAAGATGTATCAAATGCTTCTCATGTTTAAGATCTTATCGATCGTTATGAATAGTAACGATACAAAGGTGAACTATGTGAAGCAAAGTGGTTTACGTAAAGACGTTGCTAATAAGATTGAGGAAATCATTCGAAGAAAGCAGTCTCGTAACATCAACATGTATGACCTTTACAATTATTCTACCCTTATCAATAAAATTGGTGCTGGTAGTGAGGAATATATTCCAGCCGGACGCTCTGGAGAACGACCAATCGAGACCGAAATCTTAGCTGGTCAGGATGTGCAGTTAAACTCTGATCTTTTGGAGATGCTTAAAAACGCCTACATCTTAGGAACCGGTGTTCCGGCAGCTATTGTAAACTACTTAAACGAACCTGAGTTTGCTAAGATCGCGGAACAAAACAACAGCAAATGGATGGGTCGTGTAGTAAATTATCAGCTGGACTTCAATCCAAGTATCACGGATATGTATAAAAAGATTATGAGATGGGGAACGAATATCCCAGACGATATTATCGATAAGTTTAACTTTACGTTACAGACACCAAAGACATCCACACAAGCAGCGAAGAGTGACGCAATTCAAGCATTTGATTCCACGTTACAATTTATTCTTCGAATCTGTCTTGGTGATGCATTTGATCCACAAGATCCAGATACCAAAAATATCATCAAGAATTTTACCATTTCTCTTGCAGAGGAACAGTTACCACAGTTGAAAATACAGCATGTGTTAGAGTTGTATGAAGAAGCGAAATTAAAAGCAACGCAGGACAAACTGAAACCAAATCCTGCAAATGACGATAATGGAGAAGATTTCGACATTGGGGATCTGGAAAAAGAGATGCAATAAAAAAATCAAGGTACCAAGGAGAATATCCTTGGTACCTTGTATTGTGTATATCTTACAGATTTGAAAGATCGGTATCCGTCATTGGAGCCATTGTATCCTCTTCAGCACCAGGTTCTAATTTACCTGTGGAAATTTCATAGTGTGTGCTTTCTGTAAGAGTTGAACTCTTGATTCCACTGAAGAAGTTCAGGGAGTTTGCAAGCACTTTGTATTTATCCAGAAGAGTCTGACCAAGTTTATTGATCTGGATAGACTCATATTTTGTACAACGGAATTCAACATTGTACTCAACCAGTTCATGAGAACCGGATGTATAGTTGAACTGTTCGTTACGTACGTTAGATGGGAAGCAGTTTGCAAATAAGCAAGCATACTCTACCTGAGTACCAGTAACGTCAGTAGATACATATACAAACTCAGCGGTCTGATTGGACTGGAGTGCTTCCAGACCAGCTGTTTTATCTGTTTTTACTATTCCGTTATAATGTGTAAGACCTGTTAAAAGGTCAGTTGTACCATTTACCCATGTATGAACAACCTCTCGAATCGGAGATCCGGAGAATTCATAGCAGTTTACAGTAAATGTCTGAGTTCCATCTGTAGCTACAGATGGGATAGAGAAACTTTTACCAGCATAACCACCAGTATAGTCATTGAAGTTAACTTCAATGTCTCCAATACCCTGAACGGCTGTGTTTCCATATTCCAGGATATGTTTGAATTTCTTCATCTTAGTGGGGATATACCGATCTACCCATGTTGGTACACGAACCATAAACAGACGTCCATATCCAGTACGAAGTGGATCGTAATTCTGAAGGACCTCGTTGGTGACGTTCAGGCCACCAACGAACAATGCATAATTGATTAAATTATCATTGCTGTGATATTTGATATTACTCTGTATAGTTCTTCCATCATTTCCATCAGCCATCGTTCACACCTCCTTATCAGTCTGCATCAGAGTTGTAATCTCTGCGGTTGATATCAATTTCAACAGTTGCACGTTTGAAGAGGCCTCTAAATACGACAGATACATAGCAATGCAGAATGGAATGCTCATGCTCCCATTTATTGGATTTGAACTCAATCTCAATACGCTCTACGTATCGATTATTCCAATTACGGAAACGATCCTCTTCATACGTTTTGAAGCGGCGACGAACGTCTGCTTCATTGAAGTTGTAGAGTTTTGCGTTGATATCATACTCAATCATACGTTTTGCCTGATAGAGCAGATGAACGTTAGACTCTTCCAGAAGGTCAGAATTCTCCGACTGAGAAGTATTCTGAGTTGCTCTCTGGTATACATTATCTTCGATGGTCTCGAAGTAGTTAAAACGATTCTCGTTTAATTCCTGCTTCAGACCTACTTCAAAATCTTCTACGGTCGGTTCCAGAGTGTTTCTCATATGACCAGAAAGCTGGCAATAATCTTTAACAAACGGAATAGACACACCGTTATTGGTTACATGCTGCCAGAACTGATTAGCCAGGAAGTATGTAATGGTAACGGTAATACGTTTCTTTGTGATCGGATCTCTGGTTACATACTGATGTACATTCTTGGAGATCAGACGGCTAGAGAATCTAGCGTAGTCTTTGATCATCGATCCAATCTCATTTGATCCAAAGGAAGAACGGATTCCAGTATCCAGATACAGCAGACCATCTTTTCTTGCAAGAGCAAGCTCAGCCATCTTACATTTTGTAGCGAATGGATAGTTTGCATCAAACATTGCGTCTGCACCAATACGTTTTGCAGTCAGGATACGTTTGTCGTTGGTTCCATCCCATGCTTTGTTGTAAGCATCGGCAAACTCCTCTTCCTGTGTCCAAACGTGACTTTCTATCTGATTAGTGCTGTTCATTACCTGTGTTGTACGAGGTGCATCAAAATACCCTTCTGTACCACCGTACAGGCGAACACCACGAACATCGTCGAAAGAAACGATATCAGTCTGTGTGTAGTCATTTGCATCGTAATCAACAGCACCTGTATCTACATCGTCAGTTAATTTCTGAACGAACTTCAGGAACGGCTGTTTTGTAACGGTGCTACCAACAGCAAGACCAAAGATCGGATCAAATCCATCCAGTTCTGGAAGATACTCTTCACTACAAGCATCAACCAGTTCCTCGAGTTCACGAATTTCTGCAACAACTGGTAATTTCTCCTGCGGAATGGTTTCCTGACCAAGAAGCATACCAAAGGTAATACCATTCTCAGTCATCTTCTTTTCCATCTCTGCCTGGAGATCTTCATGCTGCTTCTTACAGAACTTGATATAAGCATCATATACCGTTTCAATACCGTCTTCATCAACATCAACATTAACCGGAGCAACACCTTCCTCAGTGTCTTCCAGAACGTCGTTGATGAGAGTTGCGGCATCGTATTTTACAGATGTTACAAGAGATCCCATATACTCAGCTTCTTTGATAAGTCCCTTATCAGAAGTTAAGATCTCAAACATCATAGTCTTGATTCCGTATTCTTTTTCATAGGATACAGAGTTGGCAATACGTACAGAGAAGGTGTTTCCGCCTTTTCCTCGTCCATTAGAAGAGAGAATGAAAACGCCAGGAACCTGGGTATATCCTTCACCATCTTTGTAAACGTTGCCAGTTACTTCTCCATCCAGTTTTCCACGAACTTTTTCCAGATCAGCTTTGCTGATGATCTGGTCTGCGAGTTTTGTATTCTTCGCCGGATCTACAAAACGAGAAGTATATTTGATACGGAATTTACGTTTTCCAACTGCTACATCTTCGCCATCGGCTTTGTAGTAGAGGGAAACAATTGCATGCGCGCGAGTAGCATTCTCGGGCATACATCTCATGCACCATACCTTAGTACCGCCATTTGCCAGAAGCATGTATGGAGTAAGATTGGGCTGGCCATATTTTTTGAAATTCGGAGTGCCGAACGTTTTCACAAACGCTTGCTGTGTTCTCTTTAATACCCAACGGTTATCGATTCCACGATCTGATGCAAACGCATAGATAAAACCGACACCTGGATCAGAGGCCACAGTACTTGGGGTATCCTCGGTTACTTCTGTATAGTCTGTAATATAAGATTCTACATACGGGAAGCTATATTCCGGGACAATCTGTGTAACTGCAGGCATAGTTAATCCTCCTTTACAGTTTATTCATAAATTTATTTTCTTTGCTATTGAAGTTTCCTTCTGACTTAATAACTTTATATATTTGTTTTACTCATTTCTGGCGCAGTGGGACGTATCGAAATGAGAAACTTACATCTTAATGAGCTGTTCCAAAGGAGATTCCGGTTCTGGAAGATGTTCTTTGGTTCGTTTTAACGAAGACGTTACCATGGAATCAAAATCCTCGAAGGTAAGAGCGGCAAATGTAGAACTGAACTGGCAGATCTGTCTCATGTTTACCATGGCAAAATCATATTCTGTCGCAGTTGGATCTTCGTTTAAACGCTGTGCAAATATACGAGTCGGTGCTTTTCCATCCCGGTACTGAATTGACAGCAGAAGTTCACGATTGGATGCAGGTACACCAAGACCTCCATTATTCATCTTTAAGTTCTTATTCCATACGGTATTCGCCGCAGAATAAGATAAGGTTGGAGGTAGTTTACCACCTAAAATCAGCTCAATGTAACCCTGAATACTAAGGGAATTTTGGACAATGTAATCGTTGAAGATTTCATGTCCTTTAAAGTACTTGAGAACTTTTACTGGAGCTTCTGGAAGACCCGGGAGACTCATATTTACGATATCGGAATCGTATACAAAGAAATTCATACGTTCTCCAAGTTTCAACGTACGGATCTCCTTTAATTTTCCATTTTCGAACAAGCCAATTGGTAAGCATGCAATGGAGTTAATGGTATCCCCATTATCCACTGCGATCTTTCCACCCTTGTCGAAATAAGACATTGGAATATAGATTTCCAAATAAGGAACGTTGCAAATGATATGACCTTTCTTATCATCTGCAAAGACGGTTTTATAATCCATGGGGTTCTCCTTTCTCTTTCTATAGACAAAGAAAGATGGTATAAGGCAGGGATTCTGCCTTATACCAATGTTTTTAAAGGGAAATTAGGATTTACTCTTTCCAGCGAGATAATCTTCTACATTCATAGTCCCCTCAGTATCCATCTTTTCTTTTAACAAGTCGATAGATTTTTCAGATTTTGTAGACTCATCTGTTTCAACCGGTGCCTCTTCAGATTGGGTATTCTCCTCCATCGCTTCTCGATATGTTGTATACGGTGGTTTGAAAGATGGATTACAAATCAGCTGGTCCGTCATACCGTCTTTCCTAAATAACGCGATCATATCCTCTGTTACACGTTTTAGATAAATTTCACGATATCTGGAAATTCCCTTACACTCGTAGAAAATAGTATCGTCTAAAATAGTTCCGTTGGGTTTGATCACCCAAAGATTATCTGGAGCAACTTCGATATAGTTGATTCGTTCTGGACTTATGATCGGCTTATCGTTTACAAGTAAATAGTCAAAGGTACGTCCATTGGAATCATTCACATCGTAGAGACGATAAATTTCATGATCATCCTGCTCTTTATATTCATGCAAATTATCACTGTATCGATCTAACCGTTCATTAAGGAATGGAACCTTATCTGGATTATTTGGTACAGAGTGCATATGAAGTTCCGTGAAGCTCAAAACACCAACATGTTCTTCTTTTGCGAAAAACTGATTGATTCCATCTACAAATTCCATATCGCAGATCTGTAGATAGAACTTTGGAATACGGTCTTCATATTTTATATAAAGCTTGTGGATGTATTCTCTAAGCTGATCAATGCGGCACCAATAGTGAATCTTAGTAGCTTTTTTAACCTCATCAACCCACATGAATTTTTTATCACGCATCCATGATGGAAGCTTGTCAAACAAAGATCCGATAACATCGTTATACTTGGCATCATCAGTTATAGATGGCGCGATAATAACAAATGAAAGGTACTGCTCCGGGTAAAACAGGAACTTCCAAAGAAGAAGTGCTGCTGAAGTCACGGTTTTTCCAGTATATCTTGAGGAGCATTCCCAAGTATTTGGATACTCTACGGTTTCCCCATCTGTAGATGTACGTCTGCTAGTTTCCGCATCAATCATTAAGAACTCACCCATATTAATACTCATTCCAAGGGCATACTTCCAGAAATACCAGAAGTTCTGTTTCATCTCTTCTAAAGCAGCCTCCTGTTCTTCTTGAGAAAGGTCTGCCCCGTAAAGATCAACCGTATGGACATCTGGATTGTAGAGTTCGAACATCTCATGCTTCTTAGCGGTTCCGCTCTCAATCAGTCGTTCATGCAACTTCTGATAAGATTGAGCAGCTGAAGTCTGAGAATATTTATAGTCAAAGAAATAATTATGCCCATCAATTACATCAATGGGATTACGGTACTTATCTTTTAAAAAAGTAGGAGCAATTTTTGTCACCCCTTCCTCTTCTGATACTTCCGCGTCACCATGAAGTTCTTTTTCCTTTGTATTCTTTGCTACCATTTCCTCCATGGCATGATTGAAATAGGTGTGAAGTTCTCGTAATGGCATTTCTGCTGCATTATCCGGAACTGGCAGGTCAAATTTCTGTAAAGAAGCAAGAATCTCATTTCTCTTATCCGCTTCTATTTTTTTACTATACTCCAAACGGATTGGATGGTTTGGATGTGTGGTATTTTCAGATTCAAACTTTTCCCGGTACTCCATAAAATAGGAGTCATAATGCTCAATCAGTTTGATGATCATCTCTTCCATACCATGATCTTCAAACTTGTGATAGATAAGACCGGTTAAAGAATTGATAATGGACTGCACCATACCACGCTCTTTTACACTGTATGGATCCTGATATCCAACGAAACGCATGACGTTAAATAAGAAGAGGTTATTAAACACATGGTATTCTTCCGGTAAGAAATTTTCTTCCAGATTGAAGAAATATTTATACCAATTTGCATCAAATCCAAATTTTGGAGATCTCTGGATGCATCTATTCTTAGCATATCCACCTTCTCGTTCGGAAAAGAACTGACGGATAATGGAAGCCTTCTCTGTATCTACATGCTGAATACGATCTACGATGAAATCCAAGGTAATCGTGGATTCCAGGAATTCAATCTTTCCACGAAGATCACGGATCGTTTTCGCATCTTTTACGGGATCGAGCTGCTTTAACTCTTCTTTCCAAGTATCCAGACGCTTTAAGGTCGTTTCTTTATATTCCTTGGAATTACGACGTTTCCACTCGGTATCGACGGATTCATCATAAATCTCCTGGATCTTATCATACTCTTCTTTTGTCTGGAACGCCGTGTTGGAAAGTCTCTTACAGTTTATGAGTGCGTCTCTCATTTTTGCAAGATCAGTTTCCTTATACGCTTCTTCTCCAGTATAATACAAATCATATAATTTCTGAATGGCTTCATCGTTATAGCCTTCCAGATCTTCCAGGGAAAATTTTACAGCGTCTTTTAAATACGCTGGATTAATTCCATAAGTTGCTTTCATAAGCCTAGTAGTCTCGTTTAGCGTATTATTATACGCTGTCTTAGCCATGTCCATAATTTCACGTACACTACTCGTCTTTGATTTCATAAGTCAAGGTCCTCCTTTTTTATTCTATGAAAGTCTTAGGAGTTTGTCCCACGACTAATAAATTCATAGAAACGCATACAGGACATCAATTTGTTATATATTATTTTATTGAATTCGAAAGAATTAATAAGTGATTAGATAGGAGGATAAAAAATGATTCTAAGTATTGGAGTGAAAATTCTAATAGGATTGGTATCCGTAAGTTACCTGGTGTACTGCGGATATGAAAGAGCAGTATCAGAATAAGAAAAAAAAATAAAAAAAAACAAAGGAGGAATTAAAAAAATGAAAGGTGTAAAAAGAAAATTAGTTATTTTGAATAAGGTTGATAATAGTGAGGCTCGAAAACTATTAAAAGCCGGAAAAATATATAAAGGAACAACCGTACATTGTTACGGGGGAGACGACGATGATTGGTTAGATGATACCGTCCTCGTCGAAGATTAATAGATAATAAAAAGAAGGTGACCAGATAATCGTCACCTTCTTTTTTTGTTAAAATAAACGTAAATCTACTTCTCCCATATCATCATAGTCATCGATCATGCTCGATGGTGTATTTGCATAAATATCTTCTTTCACAAGTCCTGCACTATGAAGACGATAACTTTCTTTCTGGGATTCACGTTCTGCTCTTGCAAGCTCTTCTTCAAATTTGAAAAGTTCAGCCTCCTGTTTCTCACGCTTCTTAGCAGCCGCAATAAGTGCTGGATCTACCAAAGAAGGATTAATTTCTTCTGGTCGTTTTAAGCCGGAATTGTTTAGATCTTCATCACGAGCACCTCTTGTAATACCAAAGAGTGCTAGATTGTCTCCATGATAGTATACATAAAGAGCAATTAAATAACTCATGATGGAGTCATCGTGAACTGTGTAGACTATATCACGCTGATTTTTTCAGCCCTCCCGTTTCGGATTTCTCCTACATTTCGCCCGCAAGGGGCCTACTTGCTTCGTGTAAGTATTTCAACTTACCTTATTTTCATTATCTATAAAGATAACTAGCTTTCCCTAGTCGTTGAACTCATATCTTATCTTCGTAAGATACTTCGTTGCGTCGATTGTCCTAATCATAACCTTGATTACCATATCTCCGGAGTTACCCTTTGCCCCAAGTCTGTCACCATCCTTGGTTGGTAGTTATGATCCTTTTAGGATTTCCCGCAATTAGAGAGGTTTACCGTACGCCTCACGATATTGTAACATATACTCTATTCAAATAGATCTTATTTTATTGACGTACCACCGGCTTCAATTTTACCATTCGGTTTACGTACTAAACGAGACAAGTCTCGAATAACGTTGTGTGAAATGAAGTCATCTTTATTTTCCGAAACACGTCGAGAAAGGATTGCGAACATAGATTCACGAGACTGACCTAGTGTATAAACACCATAATAGGATTTTACTCGTGCTTGTGTCTGCAAGATCGAAGTCATATCCTGTGCTTCTCGAAGTTTTTCTTCCAGTAAGTTTTTATCTCTATCGAAATAGAGATTATTTATAATTGGACTATTGGTATTTAAGAAGAAATCAATAATACCATCACCAATACTATTACGCTCTATACAAACACATGCTTTTGGAATGTGTTGTACGACAAGTTCTGTAATGATTTGCTCATAGATAGTCTCACCAACATAATTACATTCAAATTCTGCTGCTGGACGTAACGTATACGGATTAATAACCGTAATCGCATTGTTATCTCCTACTGTACCTGTGGAACAGTCGACTCCAACCAGATACGGAACTCTTCGATCCAATTTCTCATATAGATCGAATTTAAAATATTCTCTGATCCAGAGTTCATCGATCGGTTTATGCTCGGTTTCAACGATGTATTCGATATCTTCTTGTGGATATGGAGATAACGAAGAACCATGTAGTCTCTGTAAAAGAATTTCTCGTCGTACTACAAGAGGATCTCCAATACCAGCTGCGGTTTCTTTTAACCACTTCTGGGAAAGACCGATCTGATAGTATTGATATTCAATATAGAGAATATGATTGCATTTGTCTCCTTTACTCTCAATATACTCCAGTACCTGTTCATTCGTCCAATCATAACATTTTTCTGTCCATACTTGAGTATTGTCAAGTACAGTTTGTGCTGCCATACCTGCTGCAGTATCAAGGTCGCCGGGTGTACCACTGTTGTTACGAGATTAATCGCTACTTAATCCCTTCTATATGTCACCATATAAGTTCAGACTATATCTTCATCTCTATTATAATAATTATAATAAATATAATAGAGAGCCTCCCGTTTCGAACCGCTTGGTCCTACCTTTCGTCATAAAGACCTACTCCTGAATATACTATATTCAGTTTCCCTAGTCGTTGAGCATATACTTAACTAGTTATTTTTAATAACCGTACACAGCTAAATATCCTACCACTTATACTAAATAACTAATCAAATACTTCGCTGCGGATTGTCTTAATAACTCCGTTCCAATTATAAGGGATCCCCGCATTAGAGAAGACACTCTACATAATCACTTATGCAGCCACGCGTTTCCACGTAAATATACGACCATACATACCACCATTTATCTTAGAGTTTTTAGCAGCTGTTTCATAGGTTGAATATGAGTTGGATATAATGGTATCAATATGACTCGTAAACTCAGGCTCATCAAAATGTAGAATTGGGGCGGTCAAACCACGGGCAAGAGACAGAGCCGTTTCATAGGAAGTTGCTTTGGATTTGATACGAATGGAGTTCTTCGTGACAGGATGCTTCATGTAAGTTGCATTCATAGAATGCTTTACTTTCTTTCCATCCTCATCGATATAGTATTCGAACTTCATATATTCAGGCAAGAGTTCCATCTGGTTCTTTAGACGCTGTAAGTTTGCTTTCGCATTATCTCCATCCTTATTGATGAAAATAAACTCAGAGTTTGAAGTACCAAAAGAATATGCCCATAACTGAATTGCCAAAGCGGACTGTGTCTTTCCTTTCTCAATACGTTCACTCTATCTTTCGATAGATGTTCAGATCATATCTTCATCTTGATTTCTCAAGAGCCTCCCGTTTCGGTTTTACCCTACAATACTCGCTTCGTGTAAGTATTTCAACTTACCTTATTTTCATTACCTATAAAAGTAATTTAGCTTTCTCTGATCGTTGAACTCATATCTTATCCTACTAAGATACTTCGCTGCGTCGATTGTCTCTATTTTCAACCTTGATTACCTATATCTCCGGAGTTACCCTTTGCCCCAAATTTTTTTGGTTGGTAGCTGAAACTTAACAAGACGTCCCCGCAATTAGAGAGGTTTGATACACATGTCACCATGTGCAGAGGCAGAAATCCGCCTCGGTAAACAAAGCCATGAATCATATCCATGTATCAGGCACCAGGCCTGTGCAATATTACCACGGTTTGCTTTATAAGGAGTAGACGTACCACCCTGTGCTGGTATACGTGCGATTTCTCGTAAGTAATACCAAGGGTTTACTTTACATTCAGTCATTATAATTGACACTTGCTCTTTGGTAAGAGTAGAGTGTCCATCTGCATCCACAGCATAAGGATCAATCGTAACAACACGAGGATCCTTTACTTCCAACATAAAATAGCAATGCTCAATTCCCAATTTCTGCAAATCAAGTGCTACCTGAATGAAGGAACGATTTCTTGTTCCAAAGTCATATAACTTTGATCCAATACGATTAATTCTTGGAGCTGTGTTCGGCTTACGTCGAACAACAGGAACGGTTCCAAGATTCATCATAAGTATCACATCCTTTCCATTCATGATATTGGTTGGTTAATTAGATGTGCTAAATGAAGGATTTTAAGACGTAAATTGATTTGAGGTATTGATATATGATTTCTGTGAATCTTAGAAACTATAATCATTTTTAATAAAAAAAATAAAAGAAAGGAGGAAATGATTATGGGCTTAATAAGTAAGATTTTAAACAACCAGGGTGCTATTTATCAGGGCGTCCAGGTTGCTCAAAAATTAGGAGGGGTCTATCATAATGATAGGCCTTCCAGGGTCCGTCAAAATCCTGACGGATCTACAACAACAATTCCGGGTGATGCTATCACCCGGACCGGCAACAACGTGTTTGCCGGATGTAGGACTTGGGCCGAGGCAGAGCAGCTCGAGTGGAAGTTTAGATTTGAAGCTCTGCGGGAATTTCTGGAGATGTGCACATCTCCAGATGGAACTTATAACGAGCATAGGAGGAAAATCACTTGTGATTTTGCTTCTAAGCTCGGGTTTACCCTCTTCATCGGAGGGTATCAAGAAACTTTGAAAGAAAGTTATGCGGCGTGGGAGAATGGAACTTTCAACGCCGCAATGATTGAAGCACCGTACACGTTCGGTGCTTCAATCAAAGGGTCATCTGGTGACTGCCTGATGACATATACGTTTCATGTAGTAGCAGATGAATACGGACAACCGGTTGTCCGATACTATATGAAAAAAATCCTTGAAAGAGGGAAAGATGCTGATGGGAATCTCACCAGATTCATTCCCTCTATCAAGGATAAAGAATCCATCCTCTTTTAAGAGGATGGATTTCTTTTTTTGTATTCTCTAAGAATATTCATTAGTTTGTCAGTTCCTTGGATTAAATCCATTCCATGGTTTCCCTCATCATAACTCTCATCAACAATGCCAATGAGGTCAAATATTTCATGCTTTATGTCGTTTTGTTTTCGCTTAATAATTTCTGCTAAATTTAAACTCAAAAACTCTAATCGTCTCACCTGTTCAGCATCAATTCTACTCTGATCCAAGAACTCGAATAAATTAATTCCAATACGAAAAATCGTGTGAAGGTCGTCTAAGAATTTATTTATCTCTGGATTCATTATCATATTAAAATGTAAATACGGATAATTAACTATTCTCCTATGAAACTCTTTGTATGAAAGAAATCCACAATACTGTATAATCCCTGACTGTTTCGGAGCAATTGGTACTGCTCTATGAAATTCGTATCCTGGTCTACATATCCTAACATTCTCCTCGTCTACGGTACCAATCATATACTGTTTATTGATGAGTGTTTCTCCAAGATAGCCTGCTGACCATAGGCTCTTTCTTAATAATTTTAGACGTTCCAATACATCTAAACAAATATCTTGTAAATAGGAGTATCGCTCCATGATTCGTAGAATACAATCATTCATAAGAGTTACGATCTCAATTCGTTTAAATGTTATCTCTGACCAGTATTCTTCGGATGCCGAAATTGTTTCAATCTTGCTAGTCTGATAACTATCCAACTGATATCGAATATATTTGATACTGTCGTAAAATAAATCGTATAAATACATCGCAGCAAGAAAAACTTCTACATGCATACCCGGTACTAGATTGCAATATACTGGAATCCGGTGTTCCCATGCCCAAATAGCTTTCACCATCCAAGCAGACAATGGAAATGAATCGTCGGTACATAAATCTACTAAAAATGGACTATCAGAACTGGTGTGAATATTTTCTGGTACGGCCATAATTTCTCTTAAAAAATACCAACGGTTAAACGTTATTTCGGATGCGATTAGAGCACAACGATCCTGACACGCATTCCACCGATCTACTATTTTCGCCTCTCTGTCATTCAGGGAAGTTCCGGCGGTATGCTTTGCACTTACATCCGTGTATTCCTGTTTCAATTTTGTATATTCTTCACTCATTGTAATCGGATCGACTGCTTCCACTCTTGCATCCTTTGTTCGATAAATAAGAGGTCCGATATCAACCCCTTCCTGATCAAATACTTGTTTTGCAACGAAATCAAATGATTTGTTTCGACTCATCTTAATCCTCCTTATAATTTGATTTTATATAGTTGTGGCCTAAATAATAGGGTTTAAAAGGGAGAGTCAAATCGACTCTCCCTTATTTTTATCCTTCGTATCCAGCTGGATATGTGACGTAGATATCTGGTAATTTCGGCGGTACTGATTTTTTCATCGCTTTATCTCTCAAAAGCTCCAGTTGTTTTTTAACGCTCATCAAATAATTGGCACCATGCGGCACATTGTATTTTTTAGAAGCGGTTGGATCTTCTAAGATGTCCAGATAGAAGTTTACCATATCCATTTTATTGTGAATATAGGAAACGATCATCATCTTATCTACATCAGAAGAAATCTGATCGATCTTCAGATCGATGTAATCCAGATCATATGGATTAATCTTTTCCAGTTTCTTCTTTCCAAATAATCCGAACTCTCTCATATATATCCCAGTAGGAGTTGCGCGAGAAAGCAAATCGTTCAAATGTCGTTCTTTCATTCCCTCTCGAATATAAAATTCCTGTCGGGAGGAATTTTCATAAGTAGATTCATCCACAAACCATAATCCATAGATATCTACTAAGGTAGATTCCAGATACGGAGAATCTACGTACTCTCGTAACGTTGTTAACTGATCTTTTACCAGATTGGTTTTTCGATCCTGTAAGTTCTGTAAGGTTTGTAAAGAAAACTGGGTTGTCTGTCTCATAGCCTCGTCTGGAGTTTTCTTCATGGAAAATTTTGGATTTTTGGTAAGCTTACTAAGTCCAGAGATAAGATCTTTCGCATAGCCAAGTTTTTTTGCATACTTGTCAGCTTTAATCTCCTCTCTTAAATTTGGTCCCTTCTGATCCACAATACAGGAATTTATAATTGGAAGAGACATAACGGAACGAAATACTTTATCCTTTAACATGAGTTTTGTCTGCATAGAAGACTGTGCATATTCATACTGTAGGATGGTAATAATTCGACTTGCAATTGTCCTAGATTCTACCAAGTGTCCTACTTCATGTAACAGCATAGCAGTTAATTCTCGTGTTGTAAAATTCATTTCAGGTTGCAGAATGGACGCATCTAATTCGATGGTCCAAGATGTATTTTTCTCCCATAAACTTTGAATCGTTGCAAAATTACTATTTCCATTTGCAACCGCAGCGATGATTTTATCGGTGGTTGAGCGCTCTGGGAATATACTCATAACAAACATGGGAGCGTCTGGTTTATGAGGTACTACATAGCCGGAAAACGTATCACCAAAGCATTCATGAAGTGTATCTGTAATCAAAGACATTCCAGAACGAGAGGTGGGGGTTTCCGTCAGTACCTTAAAAGCGTTTTCCAGAGTTCTTAAATGCTCAGGTTTAATATTACGATCTCTCATTGCTTCCGGGGTCCCCTTTCTAATATTTATACATTAATGAATTGTATTTTATCTTTTAAACAAAGCAAAATATCGACTAGTAGAATTGATTCTACTAGTCGATAATGTTTCCCATGCAATCCGTTTCATGTTCTTCTAATTTATCGGATCTTCCATTCATTTCATATTCTGCTAATGTATGGGCAAGTTCTGTCATCTTTGCATACACCGCATTGAACTTTGTACGAAAGTCCTGATAGGCTTCTTCTTTCGAGGATCCATACCCCTCGATTGTAGAGAGATCAATAAAAGTCTCTTCCGTATCTAAAAGACCAGATAAACTTACTTCATGAGATTGCCATTTCTCTTTCCCATCGTTATAGTGTGCTAAATACATAATATTTTCTCCTTTTAATGATAAGGCGAGATGACATGATAGAGTCGTTACTGCTTCTGTATAGCACAGCCAATTTATATACACATCTAGGAGTTTTTAAACATGCCTATCTTTGGGAATGCAATAAATTCCCGTATGCGTATCACGTCATCTCTAGTAAATTGTATTCTTTCTATTGATATATCATTTTCTTGAATTTATAAGAAAAGGAGGTGAGAATATGTCGTCATTATCTCATAAAATTTTGATGAATGGTATACGTTCAAGCGTTACCTCATCGAATCCGTATGAGAGTATGAAAATCGCTCAGCGATTAATACACTCATGCAAACATCGAGGTGTTGATAGAACCACCCAAGATTTGGGTGAATATTTATCAACACATACAAACGATGCAACTCTAACATACTAAATGTATGCAAAAATAACGGGAAATACCAGTTCCCGTTATTTTTTGAGAATCATTGTTTCTCAGTAATCAGTTCCTGGATAAGTGCCGTCACATCAATGATGATGTGTATCCATCATACTTAGAATAATCAGTATGGGGAGTCATCATACTCCCCGTATTTTTTTGGTATTCTCACCTCTAAGTCATTGTCGTAGGTTGAATAAAACTTTAAAGTACCAGGGTGCCTTGAAAACGCCCTGGTACTAGTGATGTGGTTATTTAGGATAAAATTTTATACAAAAAAAGGAGAACCCATCCATTCCTTTCACGCGCGGAATGGTTATGGTAAAAGTATGAAAAAAAATGCCAGTGTGGTATTCCCTGCAATACCCCGGCGAAGCCGAGACGCCATTTCTCGGCTTACTAGAATGTTTTAATTTGATCAGGGGTATGAATAGGAGGTATCGACGTCTGCCGATACCTCCAAAAACTCACACTGTAAATTAGTGAGCGTATGTCATATTGATATACTGCTCTGCATTTACAATGCCCAGCTGCGCCTGAATACCCTGGATACATGCGTTTGTATAACGGGATACACCCATCAGGTTTGTCATAGATCCGCCTGGTTTGTTTGGATCTCTGTACGCGGAGTTCTGAGCTGTTAAAATGTGGGTAGTATATTTGTAATGCTTGAATGTGAACTGCTCATTAGATGTTGGGAATGGAATGATTCTCAGTCCTTTGTGCATCTTATGAGTACCATCATATTTAGCAAGTACTTTCTTTGTGGAAACAACCTGCACCTTAACATCGCCGGATGTCATGATACCATAGCTGTAGTCCAGTTTAACACCGTTGATTGTATTTCCTGGTCTTGTAACCCAGTTTACCTTCGGGTTCAGGAAGGAAATGTATCTCGGGTTGCCGTAGATTACAAATGTAAAGCCGTCCAGCTTAGCGGAATCAGCAATATCTGTAATGATACGATCAATCTTGAATTTCAGCATTTCGCTGATGTACTCATTCGGCAGAGCAGTTGTGATGGATGTAGAATCACAATCAAACTGGTCTTCCAGAATGAACGGGTCGAAGCCAAGGATGTCGAGTTCAACACCTTTGTACTCTTCGAATTTCCGATCCAGCCATGCAAGGATATCAGAATCCTCCTGCTGTACCAGATACTCTGTCAGGTTGTTGTAGGATTTTCTGTAAAGGTCGATATCCATCAGTGCCTTTGTATCTTCCAGCTCCTCAAGAGAGTAGGAGATATTTGCACGGGAACCATCCTCAATCTTCCACTCAACTTCTTTACGCTCGTAATCAAATGTTACGGAACGCTCGTTGAGCTCATTGGAGATGTATCCTTCAAAGATAACACCTTTAACTTTGTCCTGCATACATTTCAGAGAAATTGTATTCAGAGCGGTATCTGCCATACCAACGATCTGGTCGGTTACATGGAAGGTTGTACCGTCTTTTCTCTTAACGTCCTGATTAATCTCTCCACCCAGAACCATCTGGTCGGAAAGGTTGATACGAAGTGGTGTACGAAGTGTCAGTTCCACATCATCACCGCCGCCCGGATCAGCTACCATAACCTTAGATACAGAAAGAGCAATTGTGATGTGCTCTCTGTAGGATTCTGGATTCTGAACGTCTGTCAGTTTTTCAATAATATTGTAATTGATGATATCGTCAATCGGAACGACATCATTTTTGATCGGGAATCCTTTTCCAGCTTCCCAAGCTTCACGATAGGTTCCATCGAAGAAGCACTGCGGGAATTTCCAGCGTTTGGAAGGATCATTGTTGTCAACGATGTAAGTCTGCTCCATATGTTTTTTGATGATAGGAGTTCTTACAGTCTCGGTCTGCATGATGTCCTTGGTAGCCAGTTTCAGCTGCTGCTTAACCAGAATCGGAAGATCGACTGCTTTAATTGGAAGAAGCTGTCCTACACGGGTAGACTCGCTAATAAGATCATTTACACAGTTATCAAACATGTCAGAAACCTGCTCATACAGTTTAACATGTGTACCATGACAGCTATGCTCCGGATCCTCAGCATCCTGCGCTTCCCAGTTTGCACACTCTGTCTTCAGAGTACCAAGAAGGGAATCCTTATAAACCTCCATCAGTGCCTGATTTTTAATCATCGCATTAATATCAACCATCGGATCAATATTCTGCGCTCTCATATCGTCAACTGCTTCAGTGAAGATATCGTCGAAAGTAGTGCCGGCCTTTGCGTTCATAAATCCACCAACGGACTCAGTAACCTCAAAGTTATTGCCGTTCTCTAAGAAACTAAGATTATGCACACTATTCACTCTCCTTTACTTAGTTTTTCTCAATAATAAAGCTTATTAATTTGTTTTACGCAGGAAAACCTGCTTAAGACAGATTACTTTTAATCGAATGTTTTAATATTCGTCTACCGCTTGTTCTTTTCCTTCTCGGATTTTTGACCTTTGTTCGCTTCTTGAAGAAGCGTGAAGACCAAATGTACGGTTGCAATCTGACGCTGATAAAAAAGTAAGTTCTGTATATACGTACAGAGCTCAAACTTCATCATCATATAATCCGTAATTAAGTCGTACATTTCACGAAACTTCGTGGTACAGATCTTAATTATATGATTGGACTCAGGGTCATCTGAGATACAAGACTCCAATTTGGAAATATACGAATCAATTGCAGTTCGAAGTCTTGCAAATTCCTTATATAAATTGTATTTACGAACAGAATCGTATTCCAATCCAGGACCACGCTTCTGATTGTCATCATTAACCTGGTTCGTATCACCTTCAGTTGGAGATTGAGCGTTACTGCCAGTATCGTCACCAGTTTGAGTAAAGTCGACATCATCGCCGCCCTCATCTGATGCAGGAGTTGCATCTACGGTACCCGTATTGGTACCACCATCTCCTTGCTGAGTATAATCCGCATTGTCGGCATTGTTATCTGTATTTGTAGCAGGGTCAGTTCCAGGATCAGTACCATCTGTTGGTGGAAGATCTAACGTATTTGGATCTGCTGCAAAATCAGTACCATCTCCAGAATCATCTGGATTGACTTGAATATTTGTACTTTGGACTTCATCATTTGTGTCCGTATAATCGGTGTTATCTCCATCATTATCTCCTGGATTTACCTGTATATTGGTTGATTGCACGTCATCATCAATATGTGGTAATTCAATATCGGTATTTGGGATATCGTCTCCTCCAGGGACATCGGGTAAATCTAATTCCATATCAGGTTCGTCATTATCCAGTTCTGGTAAATCCAAATTTGTATCTGGAACATCTGGAACTGGATCGTCAATTTCAGGAAGATCTAAGTCGTCAACAGAAGAACCAGAAGGATTCTCCGGTAAGTCTAATTCGGGTGGATCTGGTAACTCCATATCCTGAGCCGGATCGTTCTGAGTTTGGGTGTCATTTACGTCCGGTAGATTCAGATCTGGTAAATCCAGATCTGACACATTATCATCATCAATTTCAGGAAGATCCCCAACACTAGTATCTCCATCATCGATGTCAGGTAGGTCCAAATCCAACGAATCATCCATCTCCGGAAGTTCCGGTTCTGGCTCATCTGGAACAACTAAGTCGCTCGTGAAATCGAGTCTTGCACGACGACTTGGATTTACCGTGATCACTTTCATGTTACGACGAAGAGGAAGAGTATCACCAGGTGCCTCACTAGCTAAGAAATACTTCCCATAGCCTGGATGTTTTGGCTCTTTTCGTATCACTGGCGTATCCTCCTTTCTAAATATATCGGCTGTTCAGTTTCACACGGTCGCGCTGCGCTTCCAATTCGGATTTGATACGCATCAGTTTATATTTTTCTTTGCGGTCGCTCTCAGAATTGGCATCGTTGATTTTCTCTTGACAGATCTGAATCTCTGTGTCTAATTCTCGAGCAAGCTGATTACGAATACGACGATCTTTGATCTTTGAATAGTGCCGACAAAGCATTGTAACCGGAACCATCAGAAGAGATACCTGTGCACTTGTTGCATATAGTAATCCCAACTTTAAATTTCGGAAGAGTTTTTTCCGAAATCCCGGTTTTGTCATATACCTTTTTCGGCGTTCATCATCAAGTTCATCCCATTCATGCAAAGTTCCATCGATGGAATTTGCAATATTTTTTGGGATTGCAGCCACCGCATTTGCAGCTCCTTTTACTTCATCCCCCACTTCTTTTGCTTTCGCCATACGTTTATATGACTTGGCTTCTTTATCCATATACTTATACTGGATTTTTTGAGCTGCAGAGTTAGAACTTGGGGGAGTTACTTTTTTTTCCGTTGGTTCCTCACCATAAGACCCAGCGGCTTTTCTTACCGTAGGAGAAGCTTCTCCAAGTTCAGATTCAGTTACATACTTAGAGGTCTCTCCATTCAGCCATGACATGGCTTCTTCAACGGTTGTGGTTTCCTGAAATAATCCTTGAAACCCTTTGATTGGGGTATCTGGATTGTCACAGGTTGTATACTCAAAAGTAGCGATGCTACTTAAGAGATCATATGCATATCCAGTCAGATCATTATAATAGGATCGTTCCTTCTCGAATACGCACGCATATTCCTCCTGATCTCGCTGCATCTCAAACAGAGATAATACAGAATCTTCTGGAGACACGTATTCTCGATAAAACATATCATTCGGTCTTTCCTGGACTTCGTTAATAGATCGAATCTGCTCCTGTAAAGAAGATGAAGAAAGATGCTGTATAACGGTTCGAAAATCTCGTGGCATCTGATTTACGGCTTCCACATAAACGGAATCGTTCATTAAAAGACCGCTTGCTGTCATCGCTTCAAATACCATTTTCCAATTATCCGCATTTTTACTTCCTCTTATAAGAAGAGATCCGATTTCATGTATCCGTTCCAAAATTTCTGGATCGGCATTTTCCTGCATCATTTCAAATGGTGCTAAGGACAAATAAACCATCGGATGGATGGTGATAGAAGCATCCATCTCCTCATTTCCAAACCGATTGGTAGAATATTCTAATAGCATTCTAAGATGGTTGGTTCCTTCAGATAAATCTTTTAATTTAGACTCTAAGGACTCAAACATCTCAAGCTGATCAGGTTCCATTTCATTTCGATAAGTCTCCACATAGTCGTGAAGTTTCTCATACTCTTCTGGATACGCGTGTACGCATTCCAGGATATGCTCTTTTCCAGTCACCTGATCCATGTAGTACTGATATCCATAGGTAGGTTCCGAAAAAATATATCTGGAGTTTTCCAGAAGGAAGGAAAGTGGTTGACCTTTATAAAGCTCGGAGTATTCTTTTGCACTCGCTTCTGAAAAATTCTTTTTCAACTCCTCATGCTGAATCCGAAGCTTCTTTGAAGGATTTGAATAAAGGATTTTCTCGTAATCCAAGGACATTTTATCCCTCCTTTTCTACTTAGATTAACTATTTGTTTTCATGGGAAAAGCTAGAAAGAGAGGTAGATTCACCTCTCTCAGAAAAATCACAAACTGTCTTTTAAATGAATATGGGATAGGATTAATAACTATCCTATTATTTATGCAACTTAAATAATTTTTATGAAAGGTGGTATAAGTTATGGCAGCATTAGCAGCAGGACTTACCTTTTTAATGAACCAGAAATCTGGTGAAAGTATTACAGCTCTTTACCCAATTACCAAGACAGCAAACGTTCGTAACGACGACGGCGCAACCCTCGTTGAGCTTCTTGCAGGTAAAGCAGCAGCAGAGCATGGAAACCATGTTCCGGAAGTTGAGACAGCAAATGACCTCAAATTCCTTCGTTGTGACAATAAGTGGGCTACTATTCAGGCAGCTTCCACAACCGTAGCCGGTGTTGTTCAGCTTTCTAACTCTGTAACACTGGATGACTCTACAAAAGCAGCTACACTTGCAGCTGTTAAGACAGCTTACGATAAAGCTAATCATGAGCATCCGTACATCCCGCTTTCCAAGATGGGTGCAGCGAAAGGTGTTGCAACTCTGGATGATACAGGTCTTATCCCGGCAGCACAGCTTCCGTCCTTCGTTGATGATGTTCTTGAGGGCTATATCAGCGCAGACAATAAGAAATTCACAAATGAAAAAGACGGCGGCGAAGAGATCAAAGCTGAGTCTGGTAAAATCTATGTAGATGCTGAGTCAGGCAAGACTTACAGATGGTCTGGTACAGCTTATGTTGTAATTTCCGACTCTCTTGCACTTGGTATTACTGCATCTACAGCATTCCGTGGTGACTACGGTCAGATCGCTTATGATCACTCTCAGGCAACTCATGCACGTGTGGATGCTACACTGACAGAGAAATCTGATCAGAATGGTTATGTAAAGATTAACGGTACAGAGACTCTGGTTTATGCTCATCCAGGAACCGGCACAAACCCACATGGTACAACTAAGGCAGACCTTGGTCTGGACAAAGTTGAGAACCTGACTCCTCGTGAAATCATCGAGAAGACTCTTACCAAAGAGGATGTTGAGAAGGTTATCGGTGGACCAATTGCTACAACAGCAATTGCTACAGAAGCCAACAACGGTCTGATGAGCATGGATCATGTTAAGAAACTTAACGCATGTATGCGTATCTACGTACAGGCAAATACTCCGGCAGAGAATTGCCTGTGGTATAAAACTGAGGGAGAGGCTTAATTAAAGTTTAACGCCATCCTCACAATATAGTAAGTAACTCGTTGTTAGTATATTTAGAAATTGTGTTTAAAAGTTAATACAAGGACTAGATGTTGTGCAAACTGACAATTGAATACTGAAACCAAAAAAAGAACCAAGAGATTCAATCTCTTGGTTCTTTTTAACACTACGCCTGGAATAACTTAAATCCAACAATCACATCTGATCGAAGGGTCTTTACAATCCGTTCTCCTTTTGAAACTCTCGAACGAACCGGAATCTCATTTACCCCCACAGGATCATAGTTATCTCCCCCTTTTTTACCGTATAACTTAATTTGATCGTTTTTCTTTGCAGAAATAACACCAATCAGCTGTTCGGTCGTATCCAAGGAAATAAGAGAAATGGATTTGCTACCTTTCTCTGCTCTTGGGAAGTATTTCAATTCGGTCAACTTCATTTTACCAGAAGATGTAATGTATAGCAG